TGGTGGTGATATTAGTGAATTAAATTTAAATGGTAAAACTTATTTAAATGGTAAAACTACATTAATTACAACTACAAGTCAAGAAAACTATGACAAAATGGCATTTAAGGAGGCTATGATAGCCCGAATACCAGTAGAAAAAATTAAAGTTACAACACAATAAACATAATCTAAATTTTAAAATATTATTTTAGTAATAATTTAAATTTATATATATTAATATTAATATTAATATATATAAATGAGTGAAAATTACGATAAATTTCAAGGAACTTTTTTAAATAATAAATTAGATATTATAAATGATGATGGTAGTATTGAAGAAAATGAAGTAATAGATTTTAATAATACAGATGTAGACGCTTTAGAAGCATATACAGAAAGTCAAGAATTTCAATTATTTAAAAATTGGGTTAATTCTGTAACAAATACTGAAACACAACAATTCTATGAAAAGCCACCAGATCTTAGGGAAATATTAGATGAACATGGATCAGTAGAAGAATATAAAAGTTCTCTTCTCAAGAAACCCATTGAAAATTACGATAAATTTCAAGGAACTTTTTTAAATAATAAATTAGCTATTATAAATGATGATGGTAGTATTGAAGAAAATGAAGTAATAGATTTTAATAATACAGATGTAGACGCTTTAGAAGCATATACAGAAAGTCAAGAATTTCAATTATTTAAAAATTGGGTTAATTCTGTAACAAATCCTAAAACACTACAATTTTATGAAAAGCCACCCGATCCTTCATCTTTTGTAAAAGAACCAGAATTAGAAAAACAAGTAGAAGCAGCACCTGAAGCAGTAGTAGGAGGACCAGTAGAAGCAGGAGCAGAAGTACTAAAAGGAGATAAAGAAACACCAAAATCAACTTCAAAACTTAAAGGTTTAGTAGATAGAGCTGTTCCTTTAGAAAAAAAAAAATTAAAGATGTTCACAGAACTCGAAACACTTTTAAAAATAGAATTTACAAAAATGGAAGATTTAGTAACTATGTTGAATGATTTTTTACAAAAATATAAAGGTGAATTTTCAGAAACTCATCCAGAAGATGCATTATTAGAATTAATTAAAGAAGAACTAAAACGAGACACATCTAAATATTTAACCAGTCTTGCTGGAATATTAGAAAAATCACTAGAAGAAACACTGGAACTAGTTATGAAAATACTTAGAAAAGAAGAAATAGAAGGTATTGAAGGACTACTAGATAAACTTCCACAAACTCCCTCAGTAGATACCCCACTAGATGCCCTAGTTGCTTCAGGTGCTTCAGGTGGTCCAAGTTCTTCAAGTGCTTTAAGTGCTGACACGGTTGATGATGCAGAAGTAGTAGATGCTGATGACGGTGATAAATCAGCTAAACCTAAACTTGTATCAGCACTTGAAGCAGAAGGATCAGAAGTTCAACCACTAGTAAAAACACCTAGTGTAGGAACACCTGGAGCAGGACAAGTAGAAGTTTCTTTAGAGACAGATAGTTCTGACTCTGTTTCAGTTCAAGATAAAAACGGGTCAACTTCAAAAAAAGTAGATATTAAATTAACAGGTTTGGGGCCTGGACAACAACCTTCCATAGAAGGAGAAGAAGATGCTGATTCATCTGAAAATTTGTCTGTAATTCAACATTTTAGTGACAGATATGAAGCAGGTTCGAAGATACGAGAACTTGAACTACAAATTGCAGAGTTAGAAGATAAGTCAACAGGAGAAGGAGTTGACGCTTTTGAAGCGAATTTAAAAATTAGACAGTTAACAGAACAAGTGGAAATTCTTAAAGCGAATCGTGATGAAAGAAGATCGGCTCTTAGAGAAGCACAACTTTTAGTACTTAAGGAGAAATCAAGACTAGATAAAGGGGTAGACGCAGAAGCAGCATTTTTAACTACCTTAGTTTCACAAACAGGAAAAGCAATGAATGAAATAGATGCAGAAACTAAAGGGGTAGATGCTGAAGTCTCAGAGGCGCGACAACAATTACATGATATAATAAATAAACAAGATGAAATGGCGACAGCATCTGCTATACTTGAAAGTGGAAAAGCTCAAAAAACTGAGAAACGACAAGAAGAAATAGAATCAGAACTATTCAAAACAGAATTAGAAACAGAATTTTTTCTTGGTGATGAATTTATTAAGGAATTAAAAGATGTTGAAAATGGAATAAATACTGAATATAAAACTAAAATTCCTGGAAAAGAAACATCAATGCCTTATGAGGATATTAAAGAAAAACTTGGATATACATTAAAAGATCCAGAATTATATACTCTTACTCGTGAAGAGGTAGGAAAAGAATTAGCACCTGAAATTGCATCAACTTCAATAGAAACAGGAGTGGGAAAAGCAATGCAACAAGGTGGAGCAGGCGGAGGAATATTGAATGAAATTGAAACAAAATTTAATACTCAAAAACAATACGCAGATCAATTATCAGGAAAAATTGAACTCATAAAAAGTAAATTAAAAGAAATAAGTAAAAAACACGAACCTGGAGAAGATGGTACTGGTACTTTAATTCCTACTGAAGAACATGCTATTGGTAGGCAAAAATTAACGGATTATTATTCAAATTCTAGAGACTATCATAGTAGCTATGCACTTCCTCTAGTTTATACAAAATTTATAAATGTATTTATTTTTTATATTAGTTATTTTAATAAATTTAAAAATTCATTTTTGGTTAAAAAGTTGGAAAATTTAAAAAATTCTGAAATCTATAAAGGCCCTCGTAGAGGTGATATTTTAGCAGATTTTAAACCAATTATTAAACAAATAGCAGCAGTAGAATTCGCAGATATTGAACATTTTTTTTCATATCATTTTAATCTTAAATCTACTAATTTTTCTTATTTTCCTGGTTTAATTACCAAAATATTAATTGAAAAAAGTGATACTGGTGATGAAAGTAGTTATCATAATTTTAAAATGACTAACGAAGAGTTCAAAAAAGGTTTAGAAGAACTTCTTGAAAAAATATCAGATTTAACTACAGGAGAGCAAATGAAAGATTTAAGAATTGATAATTTAAATGATATATTATTTTATTATACAAGTACTAGATTTACTAAAATAAATTCTGCTTTAAGAACACAAGGTAATAGTGATAAATTTTTTTACGTACCTGATAGAAAAATTTTAGGATTTATGTATTTCAGTATTTTACGATTATCTCAATATTACAAAACTCAATATGAAAAAAATATTGAAAAACTATTAAATGACTCTGCACTTTATGAAAAATTAAGTAATTTTTTCAATAAATATAATGAATCGAGTGTCATATCATATATTAAAATTAGAGATGGTGCTAATGAAGAGGAGAAAAAATATCAATTATTTAATCCTAGATATGTTTATTATTCAGATATAGATTATAAAACTGCTGAAGATATTAGGGGAGGATTAAGCTTAGGACTAAAAGATGATTCACCATCAGCCACTTTATCACTTTTCTATTGTAATGATCCATCTACTCCATTAAAAATACCTGACTATCAAGATGAGTGGGAAAAAAAAAGACCTACTCCAAATGATACTGTAATAACGGCATTAGATTATGATGAGCTAGATAATCCTATTACTAATTTATTTCCAAGATATGATCATCTTTTTCATTATGGACATTTTAACAAAGTTTTATATAATGAAAATAATGAAAAATTTGGAAATAAAATGACTGAAGTTATCACTAAATTAGAAAAACTACAAGACGTTTTTATAATTGGATATGGTGCATCAGGTGCAGGTAAAACAACTACTTTAATTTATGATAAAAATGAATTAAAAGAAGGTAGAAGTGGAAATCCAGATGGAGCAGTTGTGTTTATGTTAAATCAATTAGCAAAAAAATCTATGGAAGAACCCAAAGAAGGCAGAGACTTTACAGAAATTAAATTAACTATTTGTGAATTATTTATGGCTAAACCTGAAGTTGGAGTAGAAGAAATTGACCCAAATACAATTTATCCTACTGTAATAAGAAAAATATCTGATGCTGATTTTAAATTTGAAAAAGATTCTTTTATTAGTCAAAATTTAACATTTGAAAAATATACAAGTAAAAATATAACGGCTAATAATAATAATAATTATCAAGTTCATGAAGAATATGGTGAACTTTTTATGAAACAAGCTTCAGACGCGGAAGAATATGCAAGAATAAATAATGAGAATAAAGAAGATTTTCCTCCAGGAGAAGAAGCGGCAGCACAGTTTACTTTATCTAAAATATTACAATTATTAATTGATAAAAAACGTAAAGTATCAGGTACAACTAATAATCCTCAATCTTCAAGAAGTCATGTACTATCAATTATTTCATTTCCTAAAGTTATAAAAGATGGAGGAAGCGAAACTGTAAAATTATATATTGGTGATTTTGCAGGGGTTGAAAACAAATTTGATTATTCATCATTTGATTATGGATTATCTAGTCAGTTAGAACAATTTAGCGAAAAAATATTAAAATATATATATCAAATAGCTTCAGATGCAACTTTAGTAACTTTACCAAGAGCAGAAGATAGAGAAAAATTCAATCCTGCACATCAATTAATTAAAGATTTATTAAATAAAGATAAAATTGCCGAACTTCCTGATAAAATGACCAATTTAGGAAATATTAATGTCTTAATAACTGCAATTGATATGTTAAGTTTGGGCGTCTTATTTGGTAAAACAATTATGGATTATGCATTTTTGAAACATCCAAAAGAAAAATATGAAGAAGTTTATGATAAAGATAAAGGTGTTGTTGGTGCTTGGAAGGCATTAGAAGACGATGATAAAAATGAATTTGATAAAAGTAATGATTTAGTTTATTTCTATCAATTATTAAGTGGAAAAGAAAATACGGATGAAGGACTACTTCAGAAAGTTAATGAAATGGTTCCTATGATTAAGTTCTTAGGCGATAAAAAATTTGGTTATGGAGATAAATATCAAGTTACCTCAAAAATTAAAACTTTCTTAAAATCACAACCTAATAATGGATTTAAATTTAGACCACCACCATCAGGAGAACCATCAAAAAATCAAGAAGAGTATAAAAAAGAACTAGGAGAAAATAAAGAAGAACAAAAACAATTAAACAAAAAAATAGATAATGTAGAAAAAGAGTATGGATTAATTGATGTATATCAAAATTCGAGCGGCACAACCACTATCCCATTAGAATATAAAACTAATAAATTGACAGTACCACATCCAGGTAAAAATTTAACTAGAGCACGAACTAATATTGAAAAATTAGTTCAAGGTTTGGAAATAGCTAATAACCATGAACTGGGTTATACTTTTTTAGATGTATTTAAAGAAAATGGTTCTCATTATTTTAATAGAAGTGGATCTGAAAAAATGATGAACAAAAATAAACTTTTTGATTTAATTTGTATAGATACACTTAAAGATTGGTTTAAAGGTAAAGAAATGCCGGGGGGACGAGCAATACCACGAAAAGAAATGACACATGGTGGAAAAACGGGCAAGGGTGACGCGGGTGGTGATGATGAGCCATATTTAACATTAACTGCTTCAAATGGACGAGGAGAGGAAATTATATTTAATGAAGCACCTTTAAATCGTGATAAAATTAATGGTGGAATAATTGCTGGAAATTTTATACAAAGTGTAGAATTTTATGTAGATGTAGAAGATAATTTTAAACTCAAAATTGTAGAAAATTCACTTGTACCATCTGATTATTTACTTAGTAAAGACAATCCGAATAATTTGGGATTACCTACTGCTATTTATAATAATCCGAAATTTTATAATGACCAAGACGGTAGAAACTTTATTATAAATTCGAGAGACAAAGGAGCAGACTATTGGCTTAGTTTTGCTGGAACTAGAGTTAAAGAGGCTATGACTCATCTTGAAAAAAAAAAATTTGATGTTGCAAGATTAATTGAACGAAACTTTAATGCTAGTTATTACCCAAAAGCAAGAAGTACACAATTTGCTCATTTAGGGACTAATCCTGGAGGGGTTAATAATTATGGAACATCAGGAAAAGAATATAGTTTAGACGAACTTCAGAATTTAATAAAAACACAACATGTTGAAATGGAAAAAATAAAAACAGAGATAAGAAAAATGACAGGTCAACAAACTAATAAATTACAATCAGAAGTAACAGCATTAGAAAGTAGATACACAGAACTTCAAGGTTTAATAAGTAAAGAAGAAGGAGATAAATCTCATTATGCAGAAATTGCAGAAGCAGTTACAAAAAGAATATTTCATGTTCATTATGAAGTTATAAAAAGAACTTATGAAGGCTTATTTATAAATAAATCATTAGAACAAATGAGGTTTACAATGACTGATGTATTAAAAGCTACAAATCAAAAACGTGGAGAATCTACAAGTCTTGTTCCAAATTTTAATTCAAAATGTACTAATTATTATAGTAATGTTTTACTAGAAGATTTATTTGAAGAAGATATAAAACTTACTGAAGATAGTTCAGATGAAACTAATAGAAATAGATTTAATGTTATTCATCAAATAATGGTTCAAAATAAAGGAATTCAACCAAATGATCAACTTAAACAAATAAATCAACAAGCAATAACAAGCAACCTTTCTTCAGGATTAGCTTATTGTGTTTGTTTATTATTGAATAATACATATAGAGAAACACAAAATTTTTCATTAGTTAATAATCCACCAAAAATTCCATATATAGATTTAACTGAGGCTTATACAGAATTAAGTAGATATATTGCTAGAAATATTAATGTAGAAGATGAAGAATATAAAGTAAAAAATTTAGTATTTAAAAAATACTACACTAGCAAGGAAAAAACTGCGGGTACAAAAAATGATTATTTGTTATGTGAATCTTTAAGAAAAAAAATAGAAGAAATAACTGGGTTTGCATATGAAGAATTTACAAATAAAAAATTTAATATTCATATATTTGAAAATTTAAATACATACATGAATTATTGTTATTCAGCTGCAATTGAAAATAAAACAATAGCAAAGCGAAAAAAAGAAGAAATATTTGAAAAATATCATGATCTTAATCTTGTCGTTAGACAAGCTAATACTAACACTGTATCTTTAGATAAAAGAGGAGTGCTAGCTGTTGTAAAGGCAGCTAAAGCTTATTTATTATTAATTGAAATAATGAATGGCACTTCAGTTATTGGAACTATTGATTTTGCTGATGAAATTTCTAAGTATAATTTAAAATATAATAAATGCTCTGTTACTCAATTTAATATTAATTATAAAAGTTATAATCAATTATATTCAAGTAATTATGACTATCTAGAAAAATTTAGATATAAAATAGATACTGCTGAACAATTATCCTTAAGAGCTACAGGAGTTCATGCTTTTATTCCTAGTACAAATTCTGTTGTAAGTCAAGTATGGTTTAATTTTATTTTACCGTCATTATTAAAATTATCTGAATCATTTAGTGTCTATAATGGTTTAATTAAAAATAAAATGCTACCTCTTTTATTAGCAAATGAGAGCGGAGATGCAACTAATAATTATGGATCTATAAATAAACAAATTGTGGAAGATTCTGGAAATTTAAAAATACTACCTGTTGGGTCAGCCGAATTACAAATACCTTTAATTCATGAAGAAGATGATTTGAAATTAAAACTTACACTTAGTAACAGTAGTGCTGATAGTGTTGAATTAGATTTAACTCAACTATCACTAGGTACATTTCAAGAAGATACTATTGAAGATGAATTTATGAGTAAATTAAAAACAGTTACTTCTATAGATAAGAATGAAGAAATTCAGGAAAGAATTAAAATTATCAAAAAACAACGTTTATTTATAAAAAAACAATTAATTGCACTACAAACTGGAGATGATACTGTAGCAGGTATAAAACAAAAAATAGCTACATTAAAAATAGAGGAAAAAGAAGAAATAAGAAGAGTGTTAGAAATTAAAGAAAAATTTGCACAAATGAAAGATACTCATCCAGGGATACCAGAACTAGAACAATTTGGTAAATTTAAAGTTATAGGAAAAATTACGAATGAAGATGGAGTAACTATTCCTGAAGGAACAGAAGGAACTCTTATAGATCTTAATTTACAGGCCGAACAAGGAGAATTTTTAATTATAGATTTTAATGGTAAAAAATTAAAAAAACCTATTGCACATCAGTTTTTAAAAGGTTATGATAGTGATGGTAAGCCTATTTTTATACCAAGTCATCCCGACGCAGATCCTAAGGTAATTATATCTGATGATTTTGATAAATTTATAGATGATAGAGAACTTAAAAACAAGACTGAACAAGAAGCAGTAGCAAGACAAGCAAAATTTTCAAAAGCTTCTGCTCCTCAACCCCTTGTAGGTGTAGGACCAATTCCAGTACCACAACAATCGTTTGCCTCAGGTTCAGGAATAAGTGGAGCAAGACAACAAAAATCAGACGTACAAACACCAAGAAGACCAACAACTAACCTACCTAGACAAACTGCTGGGCCTGGCGTGGTGAGGCAACCACTTCCACGCGGCGCGCGAGGGCGCTTCGACGGGACCTTTGTCCCACCGCCACAACCTGCCGTTCGCCATCGTGCTGTACGCGTAAATCAACCATTTCATGGTAATAAAGGTGGTTCAAAAACAAGAAAAAATTTAAAATTAAAATTAATGCCTGCTAAAAAAATAGAGAGAAAATATAAACAATCATTAAAAAATAAAGTAAAAGTAAATCATAGTCAAGTTAATCGTGAAAATTTGTTAAATGAATATTTAAATAATAAAACAAAAAGACATTTAAGATTAAAATTGAAAGAAAAGAAAAAACCTGTAAAAAAATATAAAAAGTCTTTTAAAAAATGATAAAACTATTAAATAATTTATTAAAAATTTAATAAAATATTTAACCTAATTGTGGTCTTTGATTATTATCCATTACTAATGGATAAGGCATAATTACTGCTTTTGGTCTATCAAAAAATGGTTTAAAAGGAAGAGTTCTTAAACTAGGTGCAGGTGGTTCACATGGTTTAACCATATTTGAAGAACCAATACCGCGTAATGTACTTTCTATATCTACTGGATTATTTGCTAATGCATCTCTCGATAATTTGCTTGGATTATATAATTCAGGAAAACATTCACTATTAGGTCTTCCTGATGCAGAATGTAAATATAAATTATTTTCTATATGATTTGTATTTTGAAGTTGTTCTAATTTGTAATCACTAGTAGTGTTACGATTTCTTGTAGATGCCATTTAATATATATAAAATATATTTTTATTTTATATTAATTTTGAGAGATAAATTGTTTTAATTCAGAAAAACTGGATTTGTTGAGAGATTTATTAGTTTTATAGTGTATAAATGAGTTATGAAATAAATAAAAATAGTCATATGAAAAAAGCATTTGAAAAATAAATGAATTATCTAATTTTTGATTATTTTGTTTTAAAAATTGAAATATAGTTAATTTGTTTGAGAGAATGTCTATTATTTCAAGGATTTCTTCATCATCTCTCAAAATGTTAAATAATTTGATAATATTATTATCTATTTTTTGAGAATCATAATTATTTAATTTAAAAACTTGTAATAATTGATTTTGATAACATAATGAAGAGAGATTTTCATCATTTTCTATTAAATGGTAGGTGCATAATAAATCATAATCATAAGTTAATGAATCCATAATATAATATTAAAATTAAATAACATTATATTATTTTTTTGAAAATTATTGTAAGTAGTTAGAGAGATTTCTATTTTTTTGCTTGGTCTCTCGCAAAATTGCGAGCAGAAATACCAGCACGATTCCATCCACTCATAGCATCTTCTTCAATTTTATAAGCAGAATTATTAATCGAATTTTGTAATGGTTCAATTAGTGGATAATTTTTATGTTCGCTAAAATCATTTTCCATTAATGGATTAACTGTCTTTTTATTTAAAGCATTCTCTCCAGCTCTTAACATAAATTCTGTATCTGTATCTCCTACACCTCTTCCTAAATAAGGAACTGTTAAAAAAGGTCTGCTCATTAAAGTTAATTTACAAGCAGGTTTAGTAATATGAGTGTATTTTAATTCATTATTAGCATCAATTTCACATCCTTTAACTCCACCTTCATGAGAACCTTTATAGAAAACTTGAGGTTGTTTAGTAGCGAAATCAATAGCGGTGCTCATGGGACAATGAGGATAATAATTTTCTAATCTATAATTAGCATTATTCATATTTTGAATGTTTCTTTGATCAATAGCAACATTATCATTACCTATTCTTGAAATAGAATCAAATGTATATGGATAAGTTGTTGTAGCTGACATATATAATAATTTAATATAATATTATTTTTAATAAAAAATTAAATTATTTAATTACATATTAATATGTCTATAATTTCCTTTTAAACATTGTTCAACATCACCATCTTTACATGAAGCCATATTTCCATAACAAAATTGTGCAAATTCTTTTTGATTATTAGCAACTCTAGTATTAGCAGTACTATAAAATTGTCTCATAGATTGTTCAAATTGAAATTTATCTCCTAAATCATTAAATAATTTATCTTCAACTGATTGATCATTAAAATTTTGTTTTATTATTTCTTTTGCTGAATTATTTATTTCTTCTTCAACTGCCTTATTGTATGAAGGAGCTGCAGCTAATCTCTCGGGTTTATCTTGTATTTCTGGTAATAATACATTCATAATTGGATTTTTTGGAGTAGGATTTGTATAATTATCTTTAAATTTTTCATACAATTTTTCATCACTAAATGCTTCTTTTAATTTACTATTTTCTTTATTATTTAAAATAAAATAAGTAGCAACTAAAACTACTAAAGTTATAATTCCAGTTAAAAAAAGTTTAAAATTTCTAAATAAAAAAACACCTAAAATTGTAGCATATATTACAAATTTACTAATAGCATTTAATTTCTCTTCTCTAGTCATTGATTCAAGTGGCCACAAATCAAAAACTTTACTTTTATCTAATAAAACATAAGGATCATAAATCCAAAATTTAGTTTTATGTTCTTCTTTTGTATTATCTTTATTCATTTATATATATATTCATAATTATTTTTATTAATTAATTCCACTTTAAATTAATTTTTCAATCATCTCCATATAATTACTCAAATCAGGCTTCACCAATAACTCATAATCAATTAGTTTAGAATCATCACCATAAGTTTGCGGCTGCAAACCATTTACTTTTAAAGGACAAGGCCAATGCGAAGTAGTTCGCAACTCTTCAAAATACTTTTTACGTTTTTCAATTTGACTTTTAGTATTCTTTATATGCGATTTAGGTAAATAACACAAATACTGCACTATTCTCTCTTCAGAATTTGGTTCCCCATAACGATTTTGATGAAAAGTTCGAGAATCCCAAATAACTAAATCACCAGGATTTACACTCAATACTCTTTTTGCATCTTTAATTTTTTCTAAATATGCTTCATCAATAAGATTCCAATTTTTAGACCCAGTTATGTTTTTCTCTTTAAAATAATCCTCATGAAACAAATGACTAGTCTCATATAAAATAATAGTTCTCTCACAATTTTTAGTTAAACTTACAAAACTCTGATAACACTGCAAACCTTTAGAATCAGCGGCCTGATCGGTATGCGTCCAAAGTTTATCTTTTTTAGTAAATTCCTTCGGAATATAACAACAACCATCAAAAGATACAATTAAATCCTCAGTATTCCACAATTTCTTAAAAACACTAATAATCTTTTTTCTAGTTCTCAAATACCAAGCATGCTCCTGATGCCCGACCTGATGAAATTTATAAATGCCATGCGGATCAATTTGCGAATGAAATTTATCATGATTTGGAATACTATTTTTCCACTTATAAAATAAATCCTTAGCAATTTGTATCTCTTCATCACTAATAACATTTGGAATTATTACATAGCCATTTTTCTTCAAATCTAAAATATACTTATCAAGCAAGAAGTCAAAAATCTGAGCCTCCAAGTTCTCAACTTTCCTCAGCAATTCGTCCATTTTTTTTAAGTTTATAATTGTTAAAAAAAATGTAAATGAAATCAATTTTTTTTTCTATTTCGTTTTTTCTTCTTATTATTTGTTTTAGCAGTAGCCGGTTTTGCTTCTTGATTTAAATTTTGTTTTTTTAATAGTTCATCTATAAATTCACCTTGACTTTTCATTTGTTCCATTAAAGATGCCAAATTATTATTTATTGAATCTAAATTTTCTGCTTCTTTTGTTTCTCCAGATGGATAATTTTGAGAATAATTAGTTTCTTTTGCTCTATTTTGTTCTGCTTTTTTACGCATTCTCTCTTTTGTTTTAGACATTTTAATATTTTGATCCATCATATTTTGAAAAGCATTATTATTAAATTTACCACCTTTAGGCATTAATCCATCTAAATTCATTGATTTAAATATATCTTTAAAATTACCCATTCCTGGCATGTCCTGCATATTTTTAAATATTTCTGATGCTTCTTCTAATATTTCACTTTCTTTTAATGAACCATCTTTCATTTTTTCATCTAATTTACCACTAATTTTATTAACAATTCCCATTAATTTTCCTGGATTCTTAAATAAATTTTTGAATACATCATTTACATCACTAACATTTTCTAGATCTATATCTAAATCTTTAGTGGTTTCTTCTGCTAATTCTTTCGCCAAATTACCTAATTTACCATTTATTAATTTATTTATATGATCATGTATTGTATCTGTATCAGGTAAGTTATCAATATTTGAAGGGTCAATATTCATAGAACCAAATATATTTTCAAATGGACTATTATCTGATGAATCTACAAATTCATTTTGGGAAAATAAATTTTCCATTGATTTAACAGTTTCTTGTAATTTATTTTTAAATTCATCACTATTTATTGCTTCGAATAATTTTTCATTATTTCCAAATGATTCTTTATCTTGAATATTTGTTATAATTGTAAATAAAATTAGTTGTAAATATTTCCATAATGTTTCTTTTGTTTGATTACTTGTTGTATCAAAATATAATTCTACAAAATTTATATTTGGTAATAAAAATAATTCAGTTTCATTTGAAAAAATCTCTTCATTTTGATATAAAATATCAAAAAATTTTAATGGAAAAACATTCTTGCAAAAGTTATATAAAATAGTTGCAGATGTTATAAATTCTTCTCCTACCTCTGTATTTTCTTTATTAAATTCATACTTCATTATTCTAACCATATTTTCATCTTTTAATATAATATTCTCGGTTTTATCTGGAAATGTATTAATTAAATCATTTAATAAATCTTTTACAATTTTAGAAAATTCTATTAAATTTGATATTTCTACTTTTCCTTCATCTTCCATTTTCTATGAAATAAATTTATAGATTATATTTAAATATATATTACAAATTATATTTAAATATTTAATTAATGTTATTTCTTGAATCTTGATAATTTTTTAAACTATTTTCATCTACCTTATCTGGAATATAATTCTCTTCTGGAGTCTCTATTTTTTCCTGAAAATTAATTGTCGCATAATTATATAATTGTCTCATTCCACCTTCTCCTTTAGCAGAAAGTTCATCATTCCCTTGATCCAAAAAACTAAAATTATCTGAATGAACACCTGCTAAACCATCATTCATAGAAAATGCCGAAGGTTCTCCATTAAAATTTGTAGCTTGTTGCACTTTTACTTGTTCAACTGGTTTTAAATAATTTAATATATTATCTCCAAATAATACCTTATATTCACCATTTAATATCATTAATGCTGGAACTGCATTAACTGTATTTGGTAATAATAATTCTTGATTATTTTCTAATACAACATATGTAGCATTATTTTTTTGAACTCTTTTATCAATACAAACATAATGTAAATTATTTTTAACAGATGATTTTGATAAATAACCTAATAATTTTTTTGAATTATCACAATAATTACTATAATATAATACTGAACCCATATATTAATATATTTTTACAAATTTATTTATATTTATATTTAAACTAAATATTTATTATATTTTAATTAAAATTGAAAAATATAATAAATAAATTTCATATTATAAATATAATGGCTTCATTACCAAAAATTAGCAACGTTGATGAATATAATAATACCTTAAAATTTACATTAAGTAATATTAATGTTAGTTATGCTAATGCTATTAGAAGAATATTACTTTCTGATATACCATGTATTGTTTTTAAAACTAATCCTTATCATGAAAATAATGTTAACATCAAAATTAATAAATCTCGCTTAAATAATGAACTCATCAAACAACGAATTAGCTCTATTCCTATTCATATTGATAATATTTATGATTTTCCTTATCAAAATTACATCGTTGAATTAGACAAAACTAACGATACTAATACTATCATTTACGCTACAACCGAAGATTTTAAAATTAAAAATATTGATTCTGAAAAATATCTTGAAACTAGTGAAGTTAGACAACTATTTCCACCAGATACTATTACTGGCGATTTCATCGATATTGTTAGATTACGTCCAAAATTAACAGATACTAGCGAACCTGAACAACTCAAATTTGAAGCTAAATTAACAATTAGTAGTGCTAAAGAAGATGGAACATTTAATGTTGTTAGCACTTGTGCTTATGGTAATACTTTAGACCCTGTTAAAATTCAAGATGCTTGGAGTGCTAAAGAAGCTACACTTAAAGATATTGTATCAAAAGAAGAACTAGAATTTGTAAAAAAAGATTGGATGTTATTAGATGCTAAACGACTATTTATTGAAGACAGTTTTGATTTTACAATTGAAACAATTGGTATTTATAGTAATTATAAATTACTTGAATTAGGAATTAGTTTAATTATTAAAAAACTATATGTTACATTAGAATCTCTAAAAAATGAAAATGATCTTATTTATGATGCTACTGATACATTAGATAATTGTTATATTATTACTTTATTAAATGAAGATTATACTATTGGAAAAATTATTGAATATTACTTATTTAATAAATACTTTAAAGAAGACAAGCTTGTTAATTATGTTGGTTTCCTTAAAAAACATCCTCACGACAATGATAGTTTCATTAAAATTAGTTTTAAAAATTTAGTTTCAAAAGATGAATTATTAATTATGATTGAAGATTCAGTTAATAACAGTATTTTACTACTAAATTCTGTTAAAGAATATTTTACAGACAAATAAATAAATTATAAATATTATATATATTATGGGAAATATTTGTAATAATTTTTCTAATGAAAACTTTCACCAAAAACACGTAAAAAATTTAAATATTTCTACACCTCAATTTATTACTGAAGGAATACCTATTCAAAATAGTTATACTGATTTATCTAATTCACAACCTATTCAAATTCCTACCGCTTTTTCTTCTAATTATCAAGATGATAGTCCAATTTACGTAAATTCATTTTCTGATTATTCATCTAATTATTCATTACCTAACTCTTATCAAACACCACAACCAACTATTGTTCATCATTATAATTATAATAATAATAATGATAATGATAATATGACTAATTTTTTATTAGCTGGTGTTTTATTTTCAGAATTAGAATTAGCTGATGAATTAAATTGTGATTAAAATTATTCATTACATTCCATATTTTCATTATTTTCTACACTATTTTCTACACTATTTTCACTCGTTGGATTATATTTATAATTAATAACAAACATCTGTTGAGCTGGATGTAAATCATTTACATAATCAATTACAACTTTTTTATCTACCACTTTAGAATTTGGTTTTAAATCACTAATATATTTTTGATGAATATGATACATATGATTTTTATATTGAAAAGGATATTCCTTTAAATGTTTATGTTTTTTAATAAAACAACTAATATAATTTGAAAATAATTCATTTGTATATTCAAACATTAATAATTTAAATTTATTAAATAATAACACATGTTCTGGATAATAATGTAAAAATTCTTTAATTTTATTCTCTTTTTTTAACGATAAATAATTATATTGTAATTTTGGTTGATTTCCCCTCAGTTTTCGAACCTCCTCATAATTTACATTTCTAATTTTTGTTCTTGTACCATCTTTATTATAAACAATTGTTCCTACACAGTGAAATGGTGCCAGTTTATTTTCATAATGTGTCTGTAATTCATTTAGTGATGTCGCAAGCGAATATTTGTTTACTAATTGGACATTAGTATTTGCAAAAATATATGGTGGCTGACTCACCAATTCTGAAATATTTTTCTCTTTTACATATACAATCGGAAAACTTGTATTATCAATTTCATATACTTTTACTAGATAGATAAATGGTGTTTGAACTGGTGTTACTATTCTATTAAATGGATGCTGCATTACAAAAGAATAACAATAATTAGTATTTAAACTATTTAAATCAAAATTATTAGCATTACAACTCTCAAAAAACATACTTCTAAATGTAATATTATTATAATGCTCAAATTGATTATCACAATTAAAAAAACTATAATTTTTAATATCATTAAAAAATACAATATTTCCACCTACAGTTGACCTTGTCGCTATTTCCCATGTATTATTAATATTATCAAAAAATACATTTATCATCGTACCATCTATAAAATCTTCCGTCCAACATTCATCTACATTTTCATATTTTTTATTAAAAGCTTCAAAATTTAATGACTTTTCTGGACTAAATACAATCAATTTATTATTTCTTACAACTAATGATCTGAATTTAGATAAAACATTAAAATATGGTTCTCCACTATTTTCCATTATTTTTAATTTTTCTTTATCATATTTAATTATTGTATATTCATTATTATTAAAAACATACTTTTTTGTATGAAAATATTCATCATAACCATTTAGTGCTGCTGATAAATTTACCTCTTTTACAATTTCTTCTGACGACATAATGTATACTATTTAATATTTGTAAAATATCTTTAACTTGTTTAAAAATAAATTTAAATTAAACTTTTACATAAATTTTCTATTATAAATATAATATAGTATATTTATAATGGAAAGCGAAAAATATAATTTACAATATGGAGATATTATTCAAATTGATTCACCTACTAATCTAGAACTTCATGAAAAAATATTTTTTATTAATTTCATTAATTCAAATAAAATCACACTTTTAAATGAAGATACTACCACAACATTAGATATTTCAGAAGAAGGAAAACTTTTAGAAGAATCTATTGATAACATTATGTTACTCCATAGAGCCGAAAGTCCTAGTTTTGTTATTCAAAATAAAATTAGTGTTAACAAAAGTATATCAATCACTTTTGGTGGACCTTTACCCAAAATACTAAATGGTATTGTTACTAATATTGAAGAAGATATGATTGAAATCACTTTAATTCCTAATAGTCAAGTTATCTATATTGATTTTGCTTATAGTGGAATTCCTGAAAATTTAAATATTGAAAAAATTATTATTAAAGATTCAAAAGAATTATTACCAACTGAATTAGCTGAAGATGAAGAAATCTCTCAAGAAGTCTCTCCTGAATTTCTTAATTTAGAAAATACTGATGATTTAGATTATGACCTTATTAAACACGTCGACGATGAAAAACTTAATGAAATTTTATTAGATGACTTTGAATTAGAAGATGATTATCAAGAATTTTATCATAGCGTTAATGTGCCTGAAAGTGAAAAAAGATATACTTTAGAAACACAACTTAATGATTATATGGACCATGTATTAAATCTTTATAAACCTGAAGAACGTAATGAACTATTAATTTCTAATATTAATTTAGAATTAAATAGATATAAAGAACTTAGAACACTTTTCTCAAATTTTGATGAAAATAATAATCCTGTTATGGTTACTGAAAAAGGAGAATTTTATAAACCACTCAAAGAAGCTTTACTTAACTTAAATAAAAAATTATATTGGTTAATACCTGTTGTTTACAATTCTAAAAATTTAATTCATAATGAAGATACCGATGATTATGATGAAGATTTTATTAATAAAATAAAAATGGGAGAATTTATTGAAAATTTAAATTCTGTCATTAACAAATGGTCTAATAATAGTTCCAAAGATAAAATTAATGACTACATCTCCTATATCAATAATTTATTAAATATATTTGATAATACTACAAATAAATATACATCTGATTTTAATAGTATCAATTTTAACTCTTTAGATGTTAACACTCAAATATTAGCAATCAATGATATATATAATGACTTCTATAGTTATTGTATTAATGATAATACTATTGATACATTTAGATTTTCAACAGAAGTTTATAATCAAGGATTTAAAATGTTACAAACAGACTATATTAATAACAAACGTGTATATAATCTAAAAAATTTAACTCCTAATGAAAAAATTATTATTACATCTTTCATAACCTTACCTTTACCTATATTTAATTTCTCTAAAATTAATCAAAAATATACAACTATTTATGAAAGATCTAATCTTAATATTGATTTTTTTAATTATTTTCAATTACTTAATAACGAAACTAATATCAATAAATTTATATTAGAACAATCTAATTTTGATAAATTCATTAATACACATGATACCATTCACGATAATAAATTATTAGATAATATTTCTAATTTCTCTATTGAAGATAATCCATCCACTCCTATTGATGAAAAATTTAATTTATTACTAGAATCTTTTATACCAACAAATAGTTCTGCTATAGAATATTTATCACAAACTTATAAATATATAAATCATAAATCATTAATTCAAGATATCCAAAGTTTAAATATTGATATGCATAATTTAAATAAAAAAGAATATTCTATAATTTCCAAATTATTTAATGAAAATATTGATAACTATAAAAAAGAATATAATATTAGCAAAGATCTATTAAATAAATTAATCGCATTAATAAATAGAGAATCTCTCAAATTAAAAGAAAATTATAAATTAAATTTTGATATTATTACCACAGAACTCAAACAAGAACTTTATGATAATTATAATCTTGATCCTGAAAATTTTAATAATACTTCCGAACTTATTAACTCTTTTATTACAATAGATGGTGGAAAATTCTTTATTACTAGTTTAAACAAAACTATTATGGATTTAATAGTTTCTAATTTACTTGATAATTTTATTAAACAAGCAAAAAAACCTAAAACTGAAGAAATCTCTCCCGAAGAAGAAGAAAATTGTGAAAAATATTATTTATCAAAAAAATATACATCATTAGAAACTATGGAAAATGATAATTCTAAACAAATATTTTTTGACGCAATATATGATAATACTATATATAGTCTAGCTAATGAATATGCTAAAGAAAAAACTACTATGGATACTAAACAATTTTTTGAATTTTTAACTGAGAAAATTATGGATGTTATGAACTTAACTAAAAAAAATGCACTTAGAGAAGCTAGAGCTGTAATTGAAGAAAAGAGAGAAGTAATTGATGGTGATTATTGTTTATTCATTGATAAAGAAACCAAAAAAAATTATATTTATGTTAGACAAGATTCTACATGGGTTGTTGATGAAAAATTCAAAAATGATTTTTATATTGATTCTAACAAAATATTATGTGATATAAATAAAGATTGTATTTCTATTAATGATGAATGTATGGATGGATCCAAATTAGAAAAGAAAAATTTAAAAGAAGATGTTGATAAAATTTTAGATAGTTTCCAAGCTAAATATAATTTAAGTGTTGAAGAAATTAAAGGAAAACTCAATGATAATTATGAAAATGCTAAAAAATATCTTAAAAATATAATTCTAATTAAGGAAGAAAAAAATCTACAAGTTAATACATTAATATTAAGTAACTACATTGATATATCTGAAGATATACAAACTTCTCCCTACGAAAATATAAGAGATAAAGTATTATCTATACCTGATTTTGTTAAAAGACAAGAATATATTAAGAAATTTTGTTTAAAATTCACACGAGAAGCTGTATATGAAGAAGATAAATATTGGTTACATTGTAATAAAACCGCCGTTAAATTAATGCCTAGATTTTTATTAAAATTAGCAAATGCTTTTTCAAGTAAACAAGATTATATAAAAGAATTAGATACTATTTGTGCCGAACAAGGAACAATAAGTGATGACAATAACTATTGGGTAGATAAACATAGTGGATATATTATCAAAAATATAGATTTTTCTAGTGATGAAGGTTATGATGAACAAGGATTTAAATTAAATACTAAAGAAATTTTAGATTCTGAATATTCTATTAATCTCTCCAAAACTAATGCATCTACTAATCCAGATGTTAAAACAATTAATAATATTATAAAATCTATGTCACAAATGATTGGTATAAACTTAGAAGGACAAAATCAATTTATTGTTAACAATGTTATTACAACTCAAAATGCTAATATTCCATCCAAAGAACAATATGAAAAAATATTAGCTAAAACAGCAAAAAAAGAAGGAAAAGTTAAAGGATTACCATCTTATGAAGATACATACAACCAATTATTATTATTATTAACTTTATCATATTTAATAGTTGCTATTCAAATTAATATTCCTAGTTTTAAAACCAAAAAAACATTCCCTAGTTGTATTAAATCATTTTCGGGTTATCCTTTAGATGGAGACCAAGATAAAACTACAGTAATTTATATTTCTTGTATTGCTAGTAAAATTAAAAGTTCAATTAAACCTTGGAATACATTATTAAAAGTTTCTGAAGCAAATATTGCTAAAAAAATAGAAGCATTAATTGAAAAATATATTGTAAGTGATAAAACTATTATTGAACTCTCTCAAAAAAAGAGAGAATATTTAATATTAAATAAGGAAGAATTTATTCCTGATGAATTATCAATTGCTAATTGGCAGAATTTTATGCCTCCATTATACTCTATTAAAATTGCAAAAGATAACACTGTACCTTTATCGGATACATTTAAAGATGAATTATTAGATACATTTAGAAAAGGTAAAAAAAATGAAATTTTAGAAACATTAACATCAAAAAGTATATATTTAAGTAATACTATTATTGAAAGTATTGAGAAAATAGTAGAAACTAATAGTATTTTATTAGAAAATTCTGCTGGTGATCCTTTCTTAGAAAATGCTTGTTGTAATTCTACAATAAATACAATAAATTATTTTATTAATAGTGATAAAAGTATTTTAGATAATAACAATTTAGTTGAATATTATACTAAAATTTTAGAAAGTATTAATTCTTTAAATAAATCATCAATTTTATATCACGCTGAAAATACTAAAGTTTTATTACCTATTGTCCAATCTGACTTTAATGAAGAAACTATATACAAAACGTTTATTTATTTTTGTAATTTTAATAATAATTTACCAATTGATGATGAATTAAGAAGTATTTGTATGGATAAACCAAGTAGTTTTGATTCTACAAAAGATATTTCTGAAATTATTGAATCATTAAAATCTCAAGGAAAAATATACAATAAATCTACATTTGATGAACTAATTAATATTATTAATAAACGAAATATTTTACAATCAAATTCTAATTATCCTATCATAAATAATATAGAATCTTTAAGAAATATTTTAAATGATTACTTAGAATCACCAATTGAAATTAAAAGTGATGAAAAATTATTTGAAAAATTAAATTCACTTTTTGATACATTTGATATAAATAGTAGCGATGAAAAAGAATTAGATAGCGTTAAAAATTATTTAGCCAAAACAAATAATCAAATGAAAAATTCATTATTAGATTTTGTAAAAAAAATACCAAATATGAGTAAATCATTAATAGGAACAATGGAAAAATTATTAGACTTTGAAATAAATATTGAAAATTGTAAGTTTTATGATAACTATTTAAATAATCTAATCAACATATTTCCAAATATTATTTTAAATAAACAAATTGAATTGAAAAAAATTCCTAATCACTGGCAGCTATCTGATACACACAATAAAGATATAATAAATATTTTAGAAAATTATTATAAAAAACTAAATAATTTTTCACTTATACCTGGATTAGATGTAGTTTTCAAATTTATTAAAAATAGATCTACTATATTTATTACATTAATGAAATTTTCAAAATATATAACACCAATTAAAATTAGTAATTCAAAAGAAGATACATATATTCCAAGTATATTTGATAAAGAATTTATTACATTTTTTTACACTTACATTTTTTATAGTATTTTTAATGAATATATAAAAGTTACAAAATATGAAGAATTTATACTAGAAATAGGTGAAGTAGATGATTATAATGAAGAAGAAATGAATAAATCAATAATAAATTACATTTTTGAATTTTTAACTATTATAAATAGTCATTTAGATTTAATTAATAATACATACAAAAAGGTTAAAGAAAAAATTTCATATGCAAAAGAAAAAGAAAAAGATTTAATTACACAATATTTAAAAGATTTAACAGATGAAGAGAGAGAAGTAGAAAATATATTCAAAAATAATAAATTAGAAAGCTGGAGTGCAGGATTACAAAAAGGATTAACACAATATGTTGCCTCAAATTATGATGAAGAAAGAGAAAAAATGGAAAAACAAGCATTAAAAGAATACAAATTAAGACAAAATAATAATGTAACTGAAATGAACAAACAAATTTATCAAATAGATGAAGAAGAACTCGAGAGAAGAGAACAAGAAATAGACGATGAAGAATATAATATGGGTAATATTCCTGATGATGATGATGTAGATAGTGATTATGAATATGATTAAAATATATTTTAAAATATATTTAAAGACATTTTATGGTAATAATATATTATAAAATGGCTTGTGCAATCGTTATGCTAATGGCTTCAAATAATGCCGCGCTACTAAATGTAGTACCATCCATTAAAACCTGGAGGTATGTAGGTTCTACACAGCCACTTCCTAATTTTGATCCACTTAATATTCTAGATAAGAAAAGCGAAAATAAAATTAAATTTACACGTGAAGCAGAACTTCAACATGGCCGTACTGCTATGGCTGCAATTCCTACTATTGCTTTTCTTGAACAAATGGATACAGATGGTTCCATGTTAGGTATTAATTATCTAAGCTCACTTGATGCTTATCACCAGGCTCCATTTTGGCTTGGTATGGCTTCATTTGAACTACTCCGTATGGGACGAGGTTGGGTAAATCCCTTTACTGAAAATAAAACATTTAATTTAAAACAAAATTATCAGCCAGGAAATCTAGGAAACTATAACATGTCTACTATTAGTGATGAACTTCTTAATAAAGAACTTAATAATGGAAGACTTGCTATGATTGCATTTATGGGAATTCTTGCACAAGAACTTGTCACAGGTCAGAATGTATTTTAAAAAAATTATAGTTAATTTATAATTAATATTATATTTATTTTATATAATATTAATATGTTTTCAAAATTTGTAAGAAATAATATACCATTAGTATCAATTATTATATTTGTTTTATTATTTATTTTAATTATACTTACTAAACCATCTCTCGTTTTTGATAAAAATGGTAAACCTAGAGAATTTGGACTTGGTTACAGAAATAAAACAGTTTGCCCTATTTGGTTAGTCATTATTATATGTGGAATATTTTCATATTTAGCAGTTTTATATTATGTTAATTTTAGAAAATTCTCATTTTAATTTAATTACATCAAATTATATTTCTTTTTTATTTCGTCTGTTATTTTTAAATCTTCTGGTAAAGCAACATACGTTCTACCATTCATAACATCTGCATAACCAGTTGCATGTAATTTATATTTTGTATTATTCCTATTTTCTTCATTTTTATTAGTTTCACCCATATATAAACTATTTCTCCATACATCTGTTTTTGAAATTGCAGACAATTCATATTTAGAAAATGATTTTAAATCACTCATAAATATATATTAATTATAATAAATATATATTTATATTATTTTATTTACTCAATTGGTCTAAAATAACTATTATCAATTTGAATATAACTATTACTTGGTAATTCATCAAATGATAACTGAATACTTCTTAATTGATGAGGAGTTAATTTAACTTCTTTATTACTATCTTGTTTTGTTAATAAATCATTACCATATTTAGTAATAAATTGTGATAAGCGACCTGTATAATCTTGATGGTCTAATTCTGCAGGTTGTTCTGGTAATTTTTGCCATTTTTTACCATATATTGGTGTATATGATTTATCATACAAATCTGAATATTCTTTCTTGGCTTGATCTAATGTTTTCTCACAACTCATATTTATTATAAAATTATAACTAATTGATGCTATTAAAGTTCCCGCTAATACATACCAAAATAATCTACCAATTACATCTTTTACATTTATTAATGCAAATAATTGAACCACATTATCATCCCCATATAATCTTTCTGGATTATCAGTATGATCACCTAGAATTTTTGTAAAACTCTCTTGACTTAATTGTTTTATAAATTTTTTATATTTATCTTCTTCAACATCTATTTCATTTATAAATCTTGAATAATTTTTTTCTATATTGTCTAATGCTTTTTTTAATGTTGAATTACTATGCTCATCAGAACTTTTTAATACTTTTTTTAATACTGTAGTTGCACCTAATGCATTTACTATAATATATCCAACAGTATTTGAAAATGGCTTTATCCATCCCGGAAATAATTCTAAAAGAAAATATAATATTCCAAATATTATTATCCACGGCCCCATCGTTATTGTAAATACTTTACCCCATTGTATCGTATTTTCATTACAAATACTCTTTGATATATTTACATTTATAAAATATGTTCCACTTATTAAAAATATTATATATATTAATGTATAAATTTGATTTTTAGAATTTGTTGTTACCTGCGTAAGAGTACCTGAACTAATTGTAGTATATATCATAATAAAACCATAAATAACAGTCATTGTTAAAAAAAAAACTACTGATGTAGTAGCACTTGGAAGTTTTTTTAATTCATTTGTACTTTCTCTTAATACTGATTCCATTTCTAATTATATCTATATGTATAAATTATTTTTATAAAATAACTATAATTATTAATATTAAATGGATTTTAAAAATATTAATAATTATTTAAATTTTAATAATTCTAGTGATTCTATTGATAATATAAACAAACCAAAACTTATAGAACCAGGAGTTAAATATTTTTTTAAAGGAATTTTAAAAGAATGTCATAACTATAAGCAAAAAAATTATAGTTTAGTTTATAATATATCCTTGTTTATTTTATTTTTTTCAATTTTAGGAATAATATTATTTTATAGATACAAAGGAAACAAAACATCACAAGAAAAATATCAAAAAAATCTTCAAGATAAACAATATATAATGTCTAAATTAGTTTATTATAATCGTGCCAATTTAGAAAATCAACAGCGAGTTCAAAATAATATGATCACTAATTTACCAGACTTTAGTAATCACCCAGAAGCGTCTTTATTACACAGAAAAATATATTTTTAATTTATAATATGGAACAATCACTTCAAAAAGAACTACTCCAAGAAACCGATTACTCTAAATATTTAGAAGAATTAAAAACTTATTACAATCTTAAAAAAATATACACAAAAACAAAAGAAACTATGATTAACAAACTTATTAATAGTAAGGATTCTATTGAAGCTAAGAAAAAATTATTTTCTAAACAAAAATTTAAATGTATTAATTGTGGTCAATTTGGCGGCACCATTTTTTTTGAAAATAACAAAATATTACGTGCAACTTGCGGAAACACTATAAAACCCTGTGATCTTAATTTAGAAATAATTAAAATGAATCCCGTTTTAATAACTAATGAACTAAAAGATACTAATAATTCATTAATTAATAAAAAAAAACAAATCATAACAACAAAACTCGATTTCTTATTTAATTATATCGAAGAAGACAAAGCCGTAGAATCATTTGAAAACTTTAAATCTGAATTAACTACTCTTCAAGAAAAATATAATGATTTATTTTCATTATACACATCCATCACCACTAATCCAGATACCGAAGAACTACTAAATCAAAAAATTATAGAAATTGACTCTTTAGTTAATGATTTTAAAGAATTTATTAAACTATTTAAAGAAACTGAAGAAACTAGTTATTTAAAAGATGCACTATTTTTATATACAAGCAAAATTAAATCATTAGATGAATACATAACAACTCTAAAATATAAATATAATTCTATTGAAAGTGACGACACATACAAATATTTAATTCAAAATAAATATAATATTAAACATTTAGAACTTATCAAAAAACCACAATAAATTTTTTTATTACACTATATTAAATGATTAAAAATTTACTTAAAATAATTAATCTTAAAGTATTTTTAATTAGTTTATTTGTTGGATTAATTTTTATGTATTTTGATAACGAAAAAAAGAAAATATCTGTTTATCCTACTCCATCTAATATCGAATCAGTACAATATCAAGATAAAGCCGATAATTGTTTCCAATATTCTATGGAAAAAGTAAAATGTCCATCTAATAAATCTAAAATTAATCATATTCCTGTTCAATAAATATATTTATAATATATAATGATTGGTAAGGGATTAAGCACTGCTGTTAATAATATATTATATACCGAAAGAGGCCGTTTTATTCTAGCTATTATATTAGGTTTAGGATTAGCTACTTTATTTAGAAAATTTTGTGATGGAAAAAATTGTTACAACTTTATTGGACCTGAACAAAATGCTATTCGAGATCAAGTTTTCTCTTTTGACTCTAACGATGATGAATGTTTTGTTATGAGAGAAAAAGCCACAAAATGTAATAGTAAAGCTAAAACTGTTAAATTTGCGTAATTTACTCTATAAATATTTACTAAGCTATAATAAATATTTATTATGGAAACTTCTGGAACTACATCTATTTCACAATTACCTGGTAATAATTTACCTAATTCATATGATCAGCCATTACAAACTCAAACTAATACTAATAATGTTGTTTTAACCAAAAATGAAGTTGTTGCCGAAACTACCGCGCAATTAGCAAACCCTATGATGCAACAAATTCCTACCAAAGCACCCGAACAAAATCAACTTGAAAATCAAAATAATTATAATGAAATGATTAATCAACTACAAAAAGCCACTATGGCTGGTGCTACTGGTTTACCTAGCCGAGATATTCCTATTAATCCTACTGCTGTAAATAATGACACACAAATTAAACCTAACTTTATACCAGAACCTCAAAATACCGATTATATTACTAACTCTCAAACACCCGAAGACCTTATTTCCCAAAATAATAAAAAACAATATTCTTTAGATAGTCTTGATGTATTTTATAATGAATTTCAATTACCCTTATTAGTTTCTGTTTTATATTTCCTTTTTCAATTACCTATTTTTAGAAAAACCCTTAAAAAAACTTTACCTTCACTATTTGGTAATGACGCTAACCCTAACTTTTATGGTTACCTATTTAATAGTGCATTATTTGCTTCTTTGTTCTATATATTAGTTAAACTTGTTAATCAATTAACATTAAATATATCTTAAATTTTTAATATTTCTATATTTTTCTCATTTGCTAATTTACACACTAATTCATCATTTTTATAATCATTTATATATTTTATTGAATTTATACCACACGAAACCATCAATTTCATACAATTATAACAAGGATAATGCGTTATATATGCCATACATCCATCTGAACTTACTCCTCTTTTTGCACAATCTGTTATTGTATTTTGTTCCGCATGAATTGTTGCTATATTATGATTATCTCTCATCACCATCTTATGCTCACAACCTGCTATATATCCATTATATCCTTGAGCTATAATTCTATTTTCTTTTACAAAAATACAACCCACATTTAATCTCTCACAAGATGAACGTGTCGCTGTTAAATTTACTAAATCTTTAAAATATTCCTCCCAAGATGGACGCTGTCTTTTCATTTATTTTATTATTTATTTATATTTAAATGATTTAAAAATATCATCTATAACATATTATATGCAATTACTTGACCTATTTGAGAAAATTAAAAACAAAAAATCATTTAATAGTCCCAGCGGAACAGTATTCAGAGTTTTTGAAATTTATGAACGCGATGGAAAACAAATGGATGGAACACCATATGTATTTATTAAACCCGAAGTTGAACAAAAAAAAATTAAAAAATCACTTAACTAAATAAATAATATGTTATTAGTTTTAATAATATATTATTATACTGTTTTACACTTTTTATCCTAATTGACTATGTTTAAATTATTAAAAAATTGATTTAAAAACATGATTTAAATATTAACTATAATGACTGAAGAAATTTGGAAAATTATAAATGGATTTCCTAAGTATAAAATTTCAAATGAAGGAAATATTTGGAGCAATAAATATAAAAAAAATCTAAAAGTAATAAAAGGAGATATTAAATTATATGATGAAAATAATTTACCATTTACAAAAAGTGTAGATAAAATGCGGAGAGAACATTTTACAGATATCAATGAAAAAGAATTTTGGAAAACTATTGAAGATTATCCTGATTATCAAATATCTAATTTGGGAAATATTTGGAGTAATAATACTAATATGATTTTAAAATTATACAATGGACGAGCAAAAATATACAATGTTGATAATAAACAGAAAGATGTTGGAGCTGAAAAACTTAGAAAACAATATTTTGAAGGCGAATTTCCCAAAGGTGAAATTTTTGAAAAAATACCAGATTGGGATAGATATTCAATTAGTAAAAAGGGAAAAGTTAAAGATGATAAAGAAGGAATATTTCTTGAACCTTATTTATCAAACAAAGGATATTTAAGTTTAACATTAATGGGAAAAAAAGAAAAAGGTTCATGTTATCATTTAAGTCATTTGTTAGGATTAGCATTTATTCCTAACCCCAATAATTTGCCTCAAATTCATCATATTGATTGTAATAAATTAAATAATGATTTATCAAATTTAGCGTGGGTTACAAATATGGAAAATACACAACCTAAAAATCAAACAAGACCAATTGGTAGTGTTTTTGAAAAGAAAGATAGTTGGAAGACAGAAGTTACAGCATATGGAAAAAAATATCAATTTGAATGTATCAAAAAAGAATTATGTGAAGAATGGTTAGAAAGAAGACGTTTTGAAATTAAAAATAACTTAGAAGTAGAATCAACTGGATTCATTTTCCCATGTAGAAAAAGTTTTAAAGCAAGAATTAGAATTAATAAAGAAATGAAATATTTTCTACATAGGGAAAAAAATGTTTGTGAAGAATGGTTGAATAAACAAATACAAGGAAATAGAATGTTAGCATAAATGTATTTAAACAGTTGGAATATAATCCCATCCTAAATCTGCACATATTAATTTCCATATAGCATCTTGTTCCACTCTTTTCTCTCTGTCTTTTAACATCGGGAAATATGGTAAAAATTTCTTCTCTCCTAATAATTCACATAATTTATATAATGTATAATAATAATTCAAAAAATTTACCCTATCTCGCGGACAATATTTTGAATATGGTTTTTGAATTTCCATAAATAAATTACATAATGTTTCTTCTAATTCTTGAGACATTACCGGAGGTTTTATACCTAACTTATCTTTTATAAAAGGTATATGTTCATAATATTTATTATATCCTAAATTTTTCAATATTTCTTTTGTTTTCTTATTTGTTAAATCTTTTATTTCTAATCTCTCTTTTTTTATTTGATTTTTTATATTTTCAAATACTTCACTTGGTATATGTGTACTTTCTTTCGCCTGAAATTGTGCTAATATTTCTCTTAAATGATTTATTCTTTTATATGCATAAAAACATACCTCTTTTGGTGGTTCTTTATACGATGGTTTCTCGTTTTCAATTAAATATTTCATGGATCGTGAACAATTATTACAAACACATATACCATCTGTTTCTGCATACACCATCTCACCTTTGTTACAAAATTTACATATATCTGATTCATAACAATAGTTATCATAATTTAAAAATGAATTATTTATATTATAAAAATATTTATCAATTGTACTTGATTTTTCTTCTGTAACTTGAACATTTTCTTCTTCCGGCTCATCTATATAAAAAAATTGATTTATTTTACTACTATTTACACTAACTTTTGAATCCACATTACTAGTTATATTTTTTTTCTCTTCAAAATAATCAAAAATATATTTTGAATTATTTAAAAAATACTCCTTTCTATCTTTCTCTAATTTATATATCGCATTTTTTAATTCTTTTATTTTATTTTCTGTTATTTCTAACTTATCCGTTTTTTTTTTATTTTTCGTATTATTTAGGAATTTTTCTAATCTTTCAATCTCTGTATTATATTTAGGAATTAATACTTCCTTATTATATTTAAATTCATCTAACATTTCTGTATGTTTTTTATCCAAAGTCACATTTTTTCCTGATACTTTATTCATTTATACTATATTTATGTAGTGCAATTTAAATTTATATATATTTTAATAAAAAAACATTAATTTTTATTAATTAAATTAAATATTCAAAATTTTTTTTCTTTAGTCATATTATAAAAAATGGCTGGAGGTCTTATGCAATTAGTTGCCTACGGGGCTCAAGATGTTTACCTTACTGGTAATCCACAGATTACCTTCTGGAAAGTCACATACCGTCGTCACACCAACTTCGCGATGGAATCCATTGAACAAACTTTCAACGGTCAAGCTGATTTCGGTCGCCGTGTTACTTGCACCATCTCGCGCAATGGTGATTTAGCCTACCGCACATATTTACAGATTACACTTCCTGAAATTGGTCAGTCACTCAACTCGTCCGGCGATGTTTTCGCTAGATGGTTAGACTTCCCCGGTGAGCAGCTCGTCTCACAGGTTGAAGTTGAAATTGGTGGCCAGCGCATCGATCGTCAATATGGTGACTGGATGCACATCTGGAATCAGCTAACTCTATCAAAAGAACAGGAGCGTGGCTACCACAAAATGGTTGGTAACACCACACAGCTAACATACGTCTGTGACCCAGCTTTCGCTGCGGTTGATGGACCTTGCTCTGCTAATGGTGTCCGCCAGGTCTGCGCGCCACGCAATGCTCTACCTGAAACCACTCTATACGTTCCACTTCAGTTCTGGTACTGCCGCAATCCCGGTCTTGCGCTACCCTTAATCGCGCTCCAGTACCACGAAGTCAAAATTAATCTCGACATCCGCAATATTGAAGAGTGCCTATGGGCTGTCAACGGACTTACCGGCGCGGGAACCAAAGTCACAGATGCCTACAAACAGTCGCTCGCCGCGGCCTCGCTTTTCGTTGACTACATCTTCTTAGATACCGACGAACGCAGACGTATGGCGCAGAATCCCCACGAATACCTCATCGAACAGCTCCAGTTCACTGGTGATGAATCGGTTGGTTCCTCGTCCAATAAAATTAAACTCAATTTAAATCACCCTTGCAAAGAATTAATCTGGGTCGTCCAGCCCGATGCCAATGTTGACTACTGCGCGTCGCTAACTGCTAACACACACCTCAATAACTTACTTGGTGCGCAGCCTTTCAATTACACCGATGCCTTCGATGCGCTACCCAACGCGGTACACGCCTTCGGTGGTACAACAGCTTTAACTTCGGGTGGTGAAAATGCCTTCATTAACTCATCTGGATACTTTGAAGACCCCTTCGCCAATGATGTTTCTACTTCTGGCACTGGCCTTAATTCCGCCGGATCAAGTGCTGAATCTGGTGTCTCCGACGCGGGAACATTCGTCCTCGCTGAAACTGCGCTAGACATGCACTGCTGGGGTGAAAATCCAGTCGTTGTTGCTAAATTACAGCTCAACGGCCAGGACCGCTTCTCGGAGCGTGAAGGTACATACTTCGACCTTGTCCAGCCATTCCAGCACCACACACGTGCTCCCGACACTGGTATTAACGTTTACTCGTTCGCCCTTCGCCCAGAAGAGCACCAGCCATCGGGCACATGCAATTTCTCGCGCATCGATAACGCGACACTCCAGCTTGTCCTATCTAACGCGACAGTCCAGGGTGTTAACACCGCCAAAGTCCGTGTCTACGCGGTTAACTACAATGTCCTCCGTATCATGAGTGGTATGGGTGGGTTAGCATACAGTAATTAATTTCAACTAATAAAAAAATAATATAATTAAAAATTGATTTAAAGACATATTCATATTATAAACTATAATAATATGAATAACATGGAGCAAATAAAACCTATATATGATATAGATGATACACTTAAAGAATGTAAGATTATATATGGAGATAGAATATATATATTAAATAGTGAATTATTTTGTAAAATATTAAATTTTGACAGATATTTTAGAATTCATAATATTAATGATGATTATCCATCTTATAAAATAAATAATAAATATATTGATTTTTTAGAATTTGCATATGGATTAAAAACAGAAAATTATAATTTGAATTTTCTTAATGGAAATAAATATGATATTAGAGATAATAATATTATAATTGAAAATAAATCTTTTAAAGAATTAGTAAAAAAATTTAATGTAATTGAACATATTTATAATGGAACAAGAGTAAAAGAAGGAAGATATTCTGGACAATATAAAAATCCAGTATGTAAAATTTTAAATGAAAAAAAAGAGGAAAAATATTTAATGCTTTGTAATAGAAATATTATGTGTATATTATGTCATCATTCTTATAAAATGATTAGAGAATTTGAAAAAAAAAATAATTATGAAATACCTATTATTTGGTCTTATCTAGAAAATGGTTATATTCAAGGAAATAATAAATTATATATACATCAAGTAATAACAGATTGTTATGGTAATGGAAGAGGAACAAAAGAAATTAGTGTAGACCATATTGACCAAAATCCTTTAAATAATTGTTTTAATAATTTAAGAATTGCAACAAGAAAGGAACAAGAACAAAATTGTAATGGAACTAAAGAAGGAACAAAGAGAGAACGCAAACATAATGCAAGAGATTTACCCGAAGATATTACCCAAGATATGCTTAAAAAATATGTAGTTTATTACAAAGAATGTTATAATAAAGAGAAAGATTTATGGAGAGAATTCTTTAAAGTAGAAAAACACCCAAAATTAGATAAACCTTGGATAGGTTCAAAATCAGAAAAAATTTCAATAAAAGACAAGTTAAATGAAGCAAATAAAATTGTAGAAGATTTAGATAATGATACTTATGAAAAAAAAGAGAGAGAATTACCAACTTATTACAATTTTAATAAAGCAAAAACTCACCTTATTTATGATAGAAAATTAGATGATGGAAAAAGAGAAAATCTTAAAATGAAATTACCCGAAAATTATAATTTAGAAGAACAATTAACATTAATTCAAACAAAAGTTAGAGAGAAATACGGAATTTAAGAGAAAATATAATATTATTATAATTCATAAATAGAAACCCAAGACTACTTCTATTTATCAATGCGTATTTATTCCGCAATTAAGCACATTAATGCTCTCCTTTTTTTTGGCGAATGATTAATTAAAATTTATATTTATTAATTTAATATAAATATAAATTAAAAATATTAGACTATATTAAATGCAAATTAGTTTAGTAAAAAATAGTTTCTACTTTACTTACATATTTTTAATTACTACTGGAACTATATGTTTTATTGAAGCCATCAGAAATCCTGACCCTAAAGTTCGTCATATTATGAATTTAGAAACCTGTATTTCAGTTGTTGCCGGTTATTTTTATGGACTTTTTGTCGCCAAAATTGATAAAGTTGAAGCCAAAAAAGAAAAAGACGAAGAATTTCCTTTAGAAGAAATTAACGATAATAGATATACTGATTGGGCTATTAGCACTCCTCTTATGTTATTAGTATTATGTCTTATTTTAGGAATGGAAAATAAACACGTCGTCAATTTCTGGGTCTTTATGTTAATTTTATTATTTAACTTCTTAATGTTAGGTGCCGGATATATTGGAGAAGTTGGAACTTTAACTAAAACCTCTGCAAATATGCTTGGATTTGTATTTTTCACATTAATGTATGGAACTATTTGGAGTGTTTATATGAGAAATAAAAAAACTATTAATTCTCAAGTCATCTTTTGGTTATTTGTTGTTTTATGGGCTTTTTATGGAGTTTTCTATCAAACTGATACTTTAACTAAAATATTTGGTTATAATATATTAGATTTACTATCTAAAGCATTTGTCGGTATATTCTTTTGGTTATATTTAACTAAATCTGTTAAATTCTAAATAATTATATTAAACTTTTAAAAATATAATTATTTAACCTGCTGATAATAAAACTCCTAATCCTACTAATCCCACCAACACAGGTAAAGGTTCAAATACAGGTAAAATTCTACCAGCATTATTTATATTATTAGCGATACCTGCACTTGGAAGACCTATACCTGACTGTTGTGGTTTAGAATGTCCCGATTCTTTTCCTGCTTTTTCTTTTGCTGCTTTTTCTGCTGCTTCTTTTTCTGCTGCTTTTGCTTCTGCTGTTTGTTCTGTTGTTTGTTCTGTTGTTTCTTCTTTACTTTTATCACCATCACCTTTATCACCTTCTTTACTTTCTATTTCTACTTTCTTTAAAATTTTACTTGCTTCTTCCTTAGCAGCTTTTTCCTCAGCAGCTTTTTTCACAGCAGCTTCTTTATTAGCTTTTTTCTCAGCAGCTTTTTCCTCAGCAGCAAATTTTTTTGGTGTAGAACCTTTATCATAATATCCTAGTAATGCTATTATTTTATCATCTTTTTTTAATTTTGGAACTTCTATTCCTATTTGTTTAAATCTTTCATCTAATTCTTTAACTGTAATTTTCTTATGATCAAAATCTTTTAAATCTTTTAAATATTCTAAATCGTCTTCTTCATCTTCTTCTTCACCTTCTTCTTCATCTTCTTTTTGTTGAACTTTTGGTTCTTCATCTTTTTTTTGTTGAACTTGTGCTTCACCATTGAATAGTTTATCCAAAACTTCTTTATTCACATCACCTCTTAGTTTTTGAACTTCTTTTGGATTTCCTTCATAATCATATACTTTACCATCCTTTTTTAAAAATCCATAATCACTTGTTTCATCTTTTTCTAATCTAGATTCAAAAATTTTATATCTCTTTTCTTTTCCTAATTTATTAAAATCAACTTCACTTGTATATAAAATCCATTGTTTTTCATGATCTATGTATATTAATTTCATTCCTTTAGCTATTTGATTATTAAGTCCCCTTATAATTGGATCTTTTTCAGTTTTCAGTTCATTTGTTGTAAAAAAATAACCTGATTCTTCTCTTAATTCTCTTATTGCTCCATAATAATCACTTGCATCTTTATCTTTTTCTCGTGGTGGTTTATCTACTTCACCTCCAGGTAACATCCATTCTTTAGTTTCTGTATTTTGAACGAGTAAATATTGTAATTCATTTGTATCTTTTAATGCTACAAATGCCGATTGTTTTTTAAATAATTTTTTTAATTTTTCTTCAATTTCATTTTTTTGTTCTCCTAATTCTCTATTTAAATCAATTTGAAAATGTAAACCTTTTTTTTGTGTATTAGCTTCATAAATATCAGGAACTACAAAAAATAATTCTTTTAAAGTTGGAAGATTTCCAGTTTTTGATTGTTTATAAATATTTTCTATATTATCCCAGCCATCATCAAAATATTTTTCAATACTTAATTCTTTACATTTTTCTGCTTTGTTTTTTATATTAAAATGAACATTATCTTCTTCTGTATTTAATATTTTTTTTATAAATTTTATTAAGTTTACAGCAGCTGAACCTTTTTTTGGACTATATCCACTAATTAAAAATAATTCACTTCCCTTTTTTATCTCTTCTTCTATATCTTCACATGTTTTTTGAAATTTAATTAATTCAAAATTATTATAAAGATAGTAATTCATATCATTATGAGGACCTCTTGTTAGTTCAATCAAACTTTTTCCCTTTCCAATTGCTTTAGCTAAACAAGTATGTATAGTTCCATCAAAATCATAACCTACTCTTTTTCCTTTTTTTATTGGTTGTGATGGTTGTGATACTTTTGATTTTTCTTCTGGTTCTTGAATACGTGGTGATTTTCTTGTTCCTGTTTTAGCTTGTTGACCTGATTTAGTTGGAATACTAGTTGCTCTTGCAGGAGGACTTTTTATTTGCGAACTAGTTTTTGGTTGGGGTGCTTGTGGTTGTGAAGTTGAATCCCCTTCATCATAATCAGTACCTAAAAAATGTTTAGTCTTTTTTATTTCCTCAGGAGAAATTTTTCTTCCTTTTACTTGTTCTGCATATTTTTTATATATTTCTTCATTTTTTGGAATTAAAGCTGTATAATGATTATTAGTTCTATTTGACATAAAAATAATAGAAGGTTCTTCACCTTTATCAAAATCTCTAGGTTCAAACACTGTAAAATGTTTTTTATCCCTTTGATATGGACTAGTCCATTCATGAATTAATATTATTGTATTTTGTGTATTAGCTAAAGCCCTTACATGGTTATCTGTTTGAAATTCTTCAGAATTTGGATCAGCTATTCTTATATCTTCTTCTGAAAATCTATCTGAATTCTCTAATACATAATTATAAACTGCTTCGTTTATTTCTTTTATATTATATCTCGTTTCTTTACTCAAAGATTCATTTGTTTTATTTAAATCTCCAAATTTACATCTAAAAAATGCATAATATAAACATTTATTATCTTTTCCTTCTGTATTCTGAGGTATAAAATCATCCTCATCATATTCAATTTCTTTTTCTTCACCTCCTCCTCCTATAAATTTTCTTTTAGATTTTTTAATTGTTTTATTTTTTCTATATACCATAATTAATATAAATATATATTATATATAATGAAATTTGTTAAAAATTTAAATAAAAATCTAGATAATTTAATTAAAGTTAAATTTAACAAAATTACAATATTAGTATTTGTTATGTTCTTGTTTTCATTTATATATATGTTATTAGATGATTCACACTTTTCAGGAGTAAATAAATTTAAAGAAATTGTAAAAGAAGAAGTAATTAAAGATAAAGCAAAAAAAGAAATACAGGAAAATTTTATGGGATTCAACTATTTAAATAAAGAAGAAGTTATTGATAACGTTGCTAAAGAAACTGAAAAAGCTGCTGTAGAAGAAGAATTAAATCCAGAAAAAGTAGAACCTTCATTTATCAATAGATATTTTAATAGATTATATTTCGCTATTGTTACTGGTTGTTTATTAGGTTATGGTGATATATATCCCGTTAGTAATTTATCTAAATTTATTTGTGGAGTTCAGGGATTATTTACTGTTGCATTAATTATCTATTAAATAAATAATACATAATAATATTATGGATAGATGTTTTATTTGTATGGATGATTTAGATGATACTGTATTTTTACCACTAGATGATGAATATTTTGGTCAAAATATTAGTATATTTAAAAATACTTTTATTGTAAAAGATGTAGATAATTATAAATTTCTATATCTTTTAATATGTAATACTTGTATTGATGCTTATTTAAAAAAACATGGAAGAATACATAAATATTTAAGAAATAGAGAGATTGGTTTAAAGTAAATTAATATATAATTTACATATATACAATAATGGACATATCACAAAATAATTTATTAATAGTTAAAGATGATTCTAAAAGAGTTAGAAAATCTAATGCAGTCAAATTACCACCTCTAATTAATGAATCAATGATACCAAAATATGTTGTATATTATAAAGAATGTTATAATCGTGAAAAAATGTTATTTAGAGAATTTTTTAAGATTGAAAAACATCCTAAAGTTACAACTAATAGAGTATATACTTCCAGTAAATCTAATAAAATTAATATTTTAGATAAATTAGAACAAATTAAAAATATATTAGAAAATATTGAAAATGATTTTAATGAAGAAAATATTGATGAAGAAGAAGTTGAAAAAATTACATTACCAAAATATATTTCTTTAAAAAAACATGAAAAAGATAATGAAAGATATTATCTAATTTTTGATAAAAAAATTGGAGAAAACAGACAAACTTATAAAGCACTTTGTAATAACAAATTAACAATCTCTCAAAATTTAGATGAATTTTTAAAAAAAATTAACGAAAAATATTGTTTAAATTAAAATTTTTTAAATCACAAAACCTACTATTTTTTTTAACTTCATTATTATCTTGTATCCTATTTCTCCTTAAAAAATCAATCTCACTTATTAAATTATCTATTTCTCTCGTCAAAGTATAAAATTTTTCACGAAATAAATTTTTTTTTGTATTTTCTATTTCTTTTAATTCATTTAATAAACATTCATTTGTTATTATTAATTCTTCATTTGCACATTCTAATGATTTTATAGTATTTTTATAAGCCTCTAACTCCTCTTTAATAAAATTACCTCCACTAAAATCTGTTATAATTGAATTTTCTACTACTATCTCTCCTATTTCATCATCTATTTTTTCTACATTATATGGTAAAAAAATTTCTATATATTTTATATTTTCTTTACATATTACACACTTTCTTTTATCTACTAAATTACCTAGACATTCTTTACATAATCCAACATGACCACAATTCGGTATAAAATTTACATACTCATCCATACAAATTACACATTTAAAATTATTTTTTAATGAATCATATTTATTCTTATATATTTCCAATTCTTCTTCTAATAATGTTAAATCACTACATAGTGTATGTAACTTTTTCCTCTTTACTAATACATTCATAATATATAATTTTTTTTATTTTTTATTTTAAAAAAATTATATCATCGTTACATCCAAAATATATTGTCCTTTTAATTGTAATAAATTTTTTGCTTTCCAATAAGCATAATATAAATCTTCTTCCCATAAAGGATATCCCACTTTTAATAAACTATTTTCAAATATTACAATTCTTAACAAAAAATCATAATATGAATAAATTATTGGTAAAGCATCTTCAGCAAATTTATTTGAAAATTTCTTTATTACATAATACCTATATATATAATCATGATTATAATCATTACTATAATAATATTTTCTATTTGTTAACAATAAATTAATATAATCATTATAAGGCAAATAATTATAATAATTTAACTGAATTATACTATCCATTATATTATTTGTTTATAAAATTAAAATTGAAAAAATTTTAAATCAATTTTTTAATTATAAATATGTTTATATTAGACATCTTAAATGAAGATGTTTTAAATATTATACTTAATAATTCTCATATTGAATGTCATACTTGCAAAGTACAATTTAATTTTAAAAAAAATTTCTACAAAAAACAAGCCAATTTTTACTATTGTAGTAAAATATGTTATGAATTTAATTAATACTTAAAAAAAGTTCAATATTACTATTTAAAATGATTCTTAATATTTTTTCATTTGTATATACTTTCAATTTATGTATTGTTGGAAGTAAAAGTGGATTAGGAAGTGAATTAGTTTATCAAGGATTACAAGATAATAAAAATATTTTAGCACTTTCTAAAAATAATGATAAAGTTATGATCCCATATCGTGGCGGCGGTTTAGATTTAAAAAGTACTAATGAATTTATCGAAAATGATAATTTACAAACTGATAATTATCAAAATTTTAACAAATATAAATTTGATAATATCATATTTACATTAGGTGGTAAACCTTTTATTGATGATTACTCTGCAATTATTACTGAAAACATATTATCTAATCAAAATAATAATTTGAAAAATATTGTATTAATTAGTGCATTTGGTGCTGGAGAGACACTTCAAAATGCTAATTTAGGCATTAAAGTTATGAATAATTTATATCTCAAAAGTGTTTATGAAGCAAAAAATCAACAAGAAACACTTATTAACGAATACAAAAAAAACAACAATAATGTTAATATTTTTATTTTACGTCCTAAAGTTCTCTCTTATGGTAAAACTAAATCTATTTATAACGCTAAATCTAGACAACAACTTGCTACAGAAATATTACAAACTATTGAAAACTCATAATTCTCTCCCATGAATTAAAATTATTAACTCATTTTCACATACATCTGGCTTATATGAACTTAAATCTTTCAATTTTTCTTTGAAACTTTGTATTGTTGTTTCCTTTAATGGTGGTGCTTCATTTACTAATTTTTCATATTCTTTATATGCCCATTTTACAAATTCTGATGCAGGTGTTCTATCACTTCTTTTTAAAGATAATTGTAATTTTATTGTTCTATAAAAATTTGAATATTGTTTACAAAATAATTTATGTTCTGATGCTTTCTCATCTGCATTATAAAATTGCTTCAATGATTGTAATAATGATGAAAATAATCCTACTCCACCTACTACATACATTACATATTGATAATATGGCGATGATGCTGATGCTAATGAAAGTGATGATGATAATCCTGTTATTACAATACTAGCCATCGAAAATCTATTACTTTTTACACGCCAATATTTTCTCTCATAACTATGCATTAATCCTAAATTTCCACATTTCTCTCCCCAACATTTCAATAAATCTTCTATTTCTTCATACCATTCGGTAATTTGAATATTTAATGTACTATTTGATAAATCTACGCTCGATATATTGTTTTTTGGTAACAATTTATCAGTCAAACTATCTGCATTAGTGTAATTCATTTCCATAATAAATATATTTTTATTTTTTTAAATATATTTATTTTTATAAAAAATTTTAATTATAAAAAAAATTGATTTAAAAATTTATTTTATAATTTACTATAAATTCAAAGATGACGAACTCGCGGATCGAGCAGGAAGTTGTTGCTATTATGGATCGCTCCGGTTCTATGGCCGGAAAGGTTGAAGATGCTGTTGGTGGATTCAATTCCACTCTTGAAGTTCTACGCCAAGAACTAACTGATGATTCTACCATTAATGTTTCTGTTAAGCTCTTTGATAATCAAGAGGAAATGCTTATTCGTTCAATTCCTCTTGCCGATGTTAGGCCTCTAGAAACTCGCCAGTTTATTCCTCGTGGACAAACCGCACTTCTTGACGCCATGGGAAATACTCTTACCTACTTCATGGAAAAGAAGCTAATGAATCCTGAGGCATATGATTGTTGTACCATTTATGTTGTTACTGATGGAATGGAAAATTGTAGTAGGACATTTACTCGTCCCCGTATTAAGGAGATGATTCAATCTGCCGAACAGACTTATAATATTAAGGTTATTTACTTGGCTGCTAATCAGGATGCTATTCTTGAAGCAGGAAATCTTGGAATTAATGCTGGACAGGCTATTAATTATTCCGAGTCTCGCGAAGAAACAGATGCCGCGTATCGCAGTGCAGCTGCTATGGTTGGTCGTCATCGTAGTGGAGCACGTGTTGAATTTCTACAGGCCGAACGTATGGCGTCTCAGTCTACTCCATCTGCACCACCACCTACTCGTGCCGCTACAGTATTTAATCCTGCTACACCTCCATTTAGTGTTGGTGCTTCACCTCCACCAGTTATTCGTCAGGGTTCAGCACGTAGGATGCATTCCAGTCGTTAAATTGAATTGTAAGCTAAATAACTAGCAAATGACAGCCACGCTACTAATGGAATTAATAAATATGATGATTTTTTTTTGAATTTATGCAATATTAAATAAACTGTTAAACCTATTGTTGCTAGTATATTTAAAAAAGCAAACATTCGATTATTTGCATAAAATATTGACCATGTTGACAAAAGTAATGTTAATAATAAATAATAATTTGTTAATCCTGGTCTTAAAGTCCAAGAATATCCTATTAATAATAATAATACCGGCCAAACCACTCCAAATACCCAAGAAGGAGGTCTAAATGGTATATCTTTTCCTGCTTCTTTTCCTATTGGATAAAATACTCCTACTAAATATACACTGAACATAGGTAATAATAAATATAAATAATTCATTATATATATTATTATTTATTAAAAAGCTCACTATAACTTGGTAATTCATCATCATCATTTTCATTTGTATTTTCTTCTATTTTTTCTAATCTATTATTATTGTGATTGTGAATTGGACTATTACTCAGTGATGAATTGTTACTACCTGGATTTATTAATACTCTTTTTTTATATGTTAAACCATAAAAACAACAAAATAAAATTGCGGATGATAATAAAACTATCATTGGTGAATAAAATTCCTCCAAATCTTCAAATTTAGTAATATTTGTTATTATCATTATATATATTATTACATAATTGCTTAAATAATATTTTAAAAATATTTAAAAAAATAATCTTTAGATATATAATAATATGCAGATCTTCGTCAAAACCTTGACAGGAAAAACTATCACTCTCGAAGTTGAACCTAATGACTCTATTGAGAATATTAAAGCCAAAGTTCAGGATAAAGAAGGGATTCCCCCAGACCAGCAGCGCCTCATATTTGCTGGTAAGCAATTAGAGGATGGAAGAACACTAGCAGATTATAACGTACAAAAAGAAAGTACCCTTCATTTGGTCCTAAGGCTAAGAGGTGGTAAAAATTAAATAAAAAAAAATTGAAAGTGGGATTCCTTCTAAATATTATATTATATCTACTTAAAGACATTAATAGTTATAATATAATGAATAAGTGCTCGTGTTGCGGTAAGCAAAAAGAATTAGAAAATTTTATAAAAGGAAATAAAACACTTAAAACTTGTAAAGAATGTAGAGATGCTTGTAAAAAATGGAAGGATGAAAATAAAGAGAGAGTTAAACTAAATAATAAAATGGCATCTGATAATAAAAAAAATATGAGAGAATCAGTTCAAATTGTATGTGCTAGAAAAAAAGGAGAAGAAGAATGGATTGAATATAAAAGTCAAGCAGATGCTGCTGAAAAACTGGGATTACAAAAACCGAATATTAATAAAGTAATCAAACAATTAATGAAAACAACTGGAGGTTATGAATTTAAAGTTATTGAAAAAGAATTTGAAAAAGTTGAAGTAAAAACTTGGGAAGAAATTAAAGAGGAGAATAATTTTCAACACAAACAAAAAGGTGAGCCATCACAACATAGAATTAAACACGAAGAAAGAGATAATATTATGGGTAAATGTTGTTGTAATTGTAAAGAATGGAAACCATTAACTGATTATAATAAAGCAGAAAATCACTGGGATAATTTAAGAAATGAATGTAAAAATTGTTTAACACTTTGGAGAAAAAATAATAGAGAAATTTTAACAAAAAAACAATTAGTTTATGAGAAAAAAAAAAGAGCAAATGACCCAGAATTTAAATTGGTTAGAACTTTAAGAAGTAGATTAAATTGTGCGTTAAAAAGAAAAAATGCTATAAAATCAACAAAAACTTTAGATTTAATTGGTTGTTCTACTTCATTTCTTATGGGATATTTAGACGCCAAATTTACAGAAGGGATGAGTTGGGAAAATCACGGAGAATGGCATATAGACCATATTAAACCTTGTGCCAAATTCAATCTCCTAATTGAAGACGAACAACGCAAATGCTTCCATTATACCAATTTACAACCATTATGGGCTAAAGATAATCTCTCTAAATCCTCTAACTATTAAATCAAAATTTTTTTATATTTAGATATATATAATGGATCCTCCAGAAATAAATTTATATTCAGATGAAAAAGTATATGATGATGATAGAGTTGGACCAGCTACACCACCTCAAAGTCCAAAAAGAAGTAGAAGTCCACCAAAAAGTCCTCCATCAAAAAAAACAAAAGGAACTGGTAAAAAAAAACCCAAAAAAAGAAAAACAAAAAGAAAAGTTAAAAAACCAAAAAGAAAAACTAAAAGAAAAGCTAGAGGTAAAAGTTTAGTAAATGAAGAATTTATGAGGACATTAGACAGGGAACCTACTGACATCGGTCAACCTAGTGTAGAACCAAACATTAATGTTATTGCTGATGAAATACTCTCAAAATTATCCAAAGAAAATATAGATATATTAATAGAAAAATTATCCGAAAAAGATAAAGCAGAATTACTTGAAATATTAGATAAAAAATTATCTAAATAATTATATCAGGAATATTTAATACATATATATCTTCATGTAAATTCCAAACAAAAGGAAGATGAAAATATGTAGTAAAATTATAATCACATTGATATTCTGAATTTTTTGTTAATTTGTATAATAGATGTGAACCTATCATTTTAATATAAATAAACAAATATATTTATATTAAAATATTTATAAATATTAATGAGACGTAGTAGAAAAAAATTCAGCATTTATAGTGCATCTCCTGGACTTGAAAATACCGAAAAATATGGAACCAGAAAATACTCTTCCAAAAAAAAAAAAGAATTAGAAAAATTATATAGTGAATTTACTAAATTACACAATAAAAGAAAATTAAAAAAAAATGGAACTGTTACTATTAAAGGTAAAAAAAGAACTTGGACTGTAAAAAATAAAGCCAAATCTAAATAAAAAAAATCTAGATTTGTGCTGAGTGGGATTCGAACCCACGCGACCGCAGTCATACGAACTTGAGTCGTACCCCTTAGACCACTCGGGCATCAGCACTCAAAAATAATAGCGGGAAGAGGGATCGAACCTCTGACCTCCGGGTTATGAGCCCGGCACGCTAGCCTCTGCGCCATCCCGCTATATCATTATATAATATAATTTATCTTTAAATCAATTTTTTTTAATTATAAATTAAATTTTTATAATTATTATAAACTAACGGAATACTTAATCCTGTTGCTATTGAAATTAAATATAATCTATTATAAATTTTCCAATCATATTTTATATATACATCACCTAAATCCATAGTTCCTTTTGTTACAATATAACACCACAATAATTTTAACATTATTGCTGCTAGTGTATGTTTGTATTCTATTATTACTGCTGGATAATAATACATATAAATACATGGTAATGTATGCAATACAAAATTACCTACATGAAATTCTAAATAACTATATCCATTCTTTATTCTTATTCTTTCAAAACTTGTATTATCTAATAATATAGATGAATTAAATGTTATTAATATTATCCATGATAAACAAGTATTTATTGCATATAAATTATATATATTTACATTGTAAATATTTATAAAAAAAAATGCTAGATTATAATTCGTAAAGCAATTGAATTTAAATGTACGTGAATTTATTTTCATTTAATTATTTATTTTATTTATTTTTAAATTGATTTTTTTTCAATTTTATATTTAACTATATAAAAATGGCACAAACTAAACAACCAATCATCATATCATTTGATGGTAATATTGGTTCTGGTAAGTCATCTATCGTAAAATATTTTCAGAAAAATTTTGAAAAATTTTGTAATCTTAAAACTCATCACTATAAAATCTGTTTTCTTGAAGAACCCGTTCATATTTGGGAATCTATCGTTGACTCAAACGATGGAAAAAATATTATAGAAAAATTTTATGGTGATAATGAAAAATATGGCTTCGCATTTCAAATGATGGCATATATCAGTCGTCTCTCATTATTTAAAGATGCACTTTCCAAAGATTATGATATTATATTTACTGAAAGATCTATCTTAACTGACCGAAACGTTTTCGCTAAAATGTTATATAAAGACCATAAAATTAATGAAATTGAATATCAAATCTATAATAAATGGTTTGATGAATTCTCTGATTGTATTAACAAAATGAAAATTGTTTATATTAGAACCACTCCCCAAATTAGTGATAATAGAGTTAAAAAACGTGCCAGAACCGGAGAATCTATTCCATTATCTTATCTTCAAAAATGTCATTATTTCCATGATATTTGGCTTTATTCATTTGATAATGTTGAAAAAGGTAATGTATTAGTTATTGATGGAAATGAAGAAACTAATACTAGTATATTTATTGAAAACAAATATTATGACAATCTTATGGAAAAGGTTTTCAATTTTATGTCATCAAATTAAAGAACTTACCGACCTTTCACGATTTGGTCTAATTAACCATTCCATTTGGACATACACATTTTTTAATTTATTATACCCTTGTTGTGGCGCCCCCATAGCAATTAAATTCTCTGTTGAATTCACTATTCTAAACAAATTTTTCATTATTTTTATCATCAAAAATCTATATTCTTCACTTAAAATTTTATAATATTTATTATACAAACGACTTACTTCTAACACCTCTTTTTCATTATTTATTACAAAATAACTTAATTTTCTATCATGATAATTATTCATTGCATCATAATATATATTTCCTACTTTTAATTCTATTATGTTTCTTATTTTATTTATATATCTTCTTTGATATGTATCTCTTTTTACAAAATATAATATCTTTATTTGCAACTCTTCTGGCAACCTTTTATATATTACATTCATCATTCTTCGCTGTTTAAATCCTCTCCATAATGATTGAATCTTTGCCGCAAAAACATTTCTATAGTACTGACAGTGATTATTACAATATAATTTTTTTTCTACCATATATAATGTCCTACATTTTTTTAAACATATTTTATTATTTGATATATTTCTACATTGACACCGAACCGGTTTTTCAAAACTTTTAATCATCAATTTACTAACTTTATAATATCTTTAATTAAAATCAATTTTTAAATATTTAGATATATATAATATTATGGTTTCTTGCCACGCTATTATGTGTAAATATAATTTAAATAATAGGTCTGATGCTAGGAAATTTATCTTAAAAAATCACCCCGATAAAGGTGGGACCATCCCCGATAATGAATTTAAAAAAATATTAGAATGTTACCAAGATGAAAAATATTGTTATCCTGGTGAAGATAAAACTTCATTTACACCTCTTAAAGTTACTAAGAAAAATAGAACCAAAATATTTAATTGTATGCGTAAAACAGCCAATTTTGGAAAAATTAATATGAATCACAAATTTGATAAAGCCATCTTTAATCCCACACAACTTAATAAAGATATGGTTGATGCATCTCCTAAAATAATACAATTGTTAAATAATATTAAGAAATTAGATGAACTCGATCAAAAAAATCATGGCAAAAAATTTAAACATTTCATATTCTCTGATGTTAAAGAAGGCGGATATGGTGCTAAAATATTATCATCTGTTTTTGCCGCTAACGGCTTCAATAATGTTGTTAAAGCACGAAAAGTTCCTAAACAACAAAGACTCAAATTATATATTGATGCTCCTAGCAGTGAAAAAAACTTTGGACTATTATGTTCTAATTCTATTTATGGCGCCACCTTTAATGAAAAAATTAAAAAAGAACTACTCAAATTATTTAACGAGAGACCATCTAATATACACGGACAAAAATTAAGATTTATCATATTTGATAGTGGCTTCAAAGAGGGTATAGACTTATTTGACGTAAAATACGTCCACATCTTTGAACCATCTATGACTATTGCTGACCTTAAACAAACTGTCGGCCGTGCTACTAGAACTTGCGGTCAAAAAGGACTTGACTTTCAACCTGGTATTGGTTGGCCTTTATATGTATACAATTATTACTTAACTGTTCCAACAGTCACACAAGATTCTATTAGTTCTGGAAATTTTATTACTAATAATATATCCAAACCAAAACAAGGCGATATCGATTCTGATGTATTAATATTTAAAGATGTTGAAAAATTTAATGACGCAACCATGCTTTATAGTGAATTTGATAAAGCCATGAATAATTTATCAAAACAACTATTTGATCTCGCACCTACATTAGCCGTTGATTATGAATTAACTAAAAATTTACATAATGTTGATGACCTTAATTATGAATTTATGGAAAAAGATTTCTACCTTAAAGGCGGTGCTAAAAATGTTTTTAAAAAAGTTAATAAACAATCTAAATATTACAAAATTGAACTTATTAATTGTAAAGGTAAATGCGGCAAAAAAAATACTAAAGATATTCCTGTTAGCACTGATTTCCTTAAACAAGTTTATTACAAATATAGTCATCCTAGAAAAGATATACCCAAAACTAATCAACGTCAATACTTTTGTGATTATATGAGTAAACATCCTAATGCCAACATTTATTGTGCTCAACTTAATAAAGAATGGGCTGCCAGATACGCTTATGTTCCTGAAATTGTTGAAAAAAAGAAAAAAGTTAATAACATTAAAAAAGAACTTGATGACATTGATTTAGAAGCAGAAGAACAAACACCTGAAGAAATAGCTATTCAAGATGCTGAATATGATATTCTCGAATATTCTGGCAAAAATACATCATCTTCTTCAATGATACCAAAAAACAAATTAAGTTTTGTTAGAATGAGAGATTTTATTAAATCTAATTATAATACTAAAGAATATAAATGGGAACCACTCGTTGTTGAAAATAAATGTATCCCTAAACCCGGAGAGAAACCTAAATCCGCTTCTGATGTTGAACTTAATCCTACACAAAAATTTATTACTACTTACTTTTGCCCTGAATCTCCTTACAAAGGTCTTCTATTATGGCATTCTGTCGGTACTGGTAAAACCTGTTCTGGTGTATCAATTGCTTCTACCACTTTTGAAAAAGCCGGATATAGTATATTATGGGTTACTAGAACTACATTGAAAAGTGATGTATGGAAAAATGTTTTCGATCAAATCTGTCATTCTATTATTTTACACGAAGTTAAAAATGGACTTGTTTTACCTGAAAAAATTAACCAACGCAAAAAATTACTCAGTCAAAGTTGGCTTGAACCTATGTCATATAAACAATTTAGTAATTTATTAGCTGGAAAAAATAAGATTTATGATATGTTGAAAGAGAGAAATGGCACTACTGATTTACTTAAAAAGACATTAATCATTATTGATGAAGGCCATAAATTATATGGAGGTGACCTCAAACATACCGAAAGACCTGATACTGATGTTATGGAAAAATTAATTATGAATAGTTACAAAAAATCTGGAGATGATTCTTGTAAATTATTAATTATGACTGCTACTCCATTTACCAATAGTCCTCTTGAATTATTTAAATTAATGAATCTCTTTATGACTAATGAATCTGAAAAAATCACTACTGATAAAGATGAATTCAAAAAAGAATATATGACATCTGAAAATATTTTAAGTCAAAGTGGTGCTAAAAATTTAGCCAATAAATTATCTGGTTACATTAGTTACTTAAATAGAGAAAAAGACCCTACTCAATTCGCTCAACCTATTATGATTAATGTTCCCGTTTTAATGAGCTTTGTTGATGATAATTTGAGAGATGCTATATTTTTAAAGAAAGAACTTTCAAAACTTGATGAATCTGTTCAACAACAAATTGTTATATTAAAACAAAAAATTTCTACTATGAAAACTGAAGTCAAAAAATCTAAATCTGAATTTACATCATTCAAAAAACACGCTAAAGATGAATGTAGTAACTTATCTGGAAAAGAGAAAAAAGAATGTAATGAGAAATTCAAGAAAGAAATTGATGAAATGAACACCAATTTACAAGACCTTATTAGCAAAATAAATAAATTAGAAGATGAATTATATAAACTTAATGAATCTAAAGATACCAATAAAGCTGATTTAAGCAAACTTAAATTACGACTTAAAGAAATTAAAAAATCTCTAATTCAAGAATATATGCTTTACAAAAAATGCGCTCATCTTAAATACACATCTATTGCTAAACCTAAATCTCACAAAAAAGCTAAAACTCTCTCAATCAAGCGTTCAAAAAATAAATATTCTACCAGAAAAATTAAAAGTATTTAGTTATATATAATATGTCATCGCAAGAAAAATCTAAAAGTAATATTACCAAAATTGAACAAAGTGAGTTACAAATTATAGATGATGAAATTGGAAATTTAGAATTTCGATTAACAGATTTTCCACCAAGCACATCTAAAGAAATTAAAGATATAAAAGATGATATAAAGGATAAAATAAATACAAAAGAAAAATTACAAGCAAAAATAAATAATCGTACTATAAGAGGTTTTCATGTAAAAACTGAAAGTAGTGGTAAACATAGAAAAAGAAAAATTACTAAAAAAAGAAAACATAAAAAAAGAAAAACTAAAAAAAGAAAACCCAAAAATAAACGTAAAACCAAAAAAAGGTAAATTTATGTTAATCTAAAAAAAAATTGATTTACACTATAAATTATATCTTATATTTGCGCTCAAATCCCTTGTTGAAAGATGTCGTACGAGAAACTTCCCATGGAACTGCGTATGATGATTTTTGCCCAGCTTCACAATATTTATGAAGAAAATGCCCGAGTTATTCAAAAGTACTGGCATAAATGCGCTGAAAAAGTTGCTATGAAATTGTGGCTTAACTTTGAACTTGATAATCCTGGAGCATGGGGAGAAGGAACTTTTAATGAAGAGCCATATTTGATTCTTCCTGAGACTGCCAAGCTTTTAAAATTTACTTCAAAAGTCATCTCGGGAAAGGGTGATTATGATACAATTAGGCATTGGAGATATGTACTTCGTTCACTGGCTCGAAGTCTTTGGAATGAAGAATGGGGAACCGGTGGCCCGCATCATGCTGCTATTTACAATGAAATTCAAAAACATGTGCATATAATTGCCCCAAAATTCAATATTAGTATTGATGAATACGGTCATCTCTACTTCTAAAAACAAACACTGAAATAGAAACAAATATTATATTTTTTTAAATTTAAAATATAATATTATTTACATTTTTTTGTATGATTTTTTACAATCAGGATGTTTTAACGCATCAGGAAATTTAATCTTGTGAGATTTAGCAAATGATTTAACATGCGCAATCCATTTACCTGCTTTTCCTTTTTTTTTTGTTCCTTTTCCTTTCTTACCTTTTTTACCTTTTCTTTTTTTACCACCTTCTTGCTGTTCTTCTTCTCCACCTTCTTGCTGTTCTTCTTCACTGTGTTCTAGTTCATGGCCCATACCACCTTTCTGTTTTCTTCTTCTTCTTTTAGTTTTCTTTCCTTTTCTTTTTTTTCCGCCTTGCTGTTTTTTGCTTCTTTTACGTGATTTTTTGCCTCCTTTTAAAAGTTCACTTCCTGATTCATTTGACTCTACTTCTTCAACTTTTTCTTCAACTTCCTCGTGCTCAACCATTTTTATATATATAAATAAATATTTTAAAAATTGATTAATTAAATTTTTATTATTTATAGTTAATAATGGATTTAATTAAAGAATCTTGGATCCCTATTTTTGAAAAATCTAATATTTCTGAAATTTTAAACAAAATAATATCCCTAAAATTAGAATACGCAGAATCCGATATTTCAATATTTCCTAAACAAGAAGACATATTCAAATGTTTTCAATATTTTGAGATTCATGAAACAAAAGTTGTTATTTTAGGTCAAGATCCATATCATGGACCCAATCAAGCCACCGGACTTTGCTTTGGAACTAATTCTAAACCTCCACCTTCTCTTAAAAATATTGGTGCTGAATTAAAATCTGATACTGGAATAGATTTAACAGATTATACTCTTGAATCTTGGGCTAAACAAGGTATTCTTCTTTTAAATTCTTCTCTTAGTGTCATTCAAGGTAAACCTTCCTCTCAAATGAAATTATGGACTCAATTTACTAACCTAATTATAGAAGAATTAAATAAATCACCTAACCCTATTATATTTGTCGCTTGGGGAGCATTTGCTCATGAAAAACTCAAATCTATTGATACCAATAAACATCATCTTATTGTTTCATCTCATCCATCTCCTTTATCTGTATTTAAAAATTATAAAACATTTCCACCTTTCTTTCAATCTAAACCATTTTCCAAAATTAATAATTTATTAACAAATAATAATCAAAAAATTATTTTATGGTAATGGTTTAAAGATTTTAATAATATTTATATAATGGACCCCTTTAAAGATATTAAATTAGATGATTTAAGTGAATTGTTAAATGATAAAAAAAAACCTAGAAGACGAAAATTTAAATTTCCACAATTTTTTAAAGATTTTCTTGCACTTTTTATACCTGTTTCATTAGTTTATGGTTCAATTGCAATTTGTTTATTTTGTATTTAAATTATTTCATCTATTAAACCATAACTTAATGCTTCATTTGCTGATATCCATTTATCTCTTAAAAAAAATTTCTCCAATTGTTCCTCTGTTATATTACTATTTTCTAAATATATATTTTTTATTGTTTCCATAAATAAATTTACATTATCATTCAAATCTTTTACATCTGTTAAAGAATTTGCCTCATAACCATTCAATTTTACTCCATGTATCATCATTAATGAATGATTATACATATATCTTTTTGTACCCATTACTGATAATAGTGTCGCTGCTGATGCTGCATAACCTCTTATATATGTATGAACTGGAATTTCTAATGTTCTTATTTCATCTACTACTGCTAAAGTTGGTAATAATGCACCTCCTGGACTTTGAATATATAAATTTATATTATTAAATCTATTATCATTATGTAACAATTGACTTTTATAACCTAATAATGATTCAGTTAATCCCCAACAGGTTTGCTCAGTTAATGCTCCTGTTAAATAAATACTATTTTTTGTTCTTCCTATTCTTCCTTCACTTTCTTCCTCTTCTAATTTTATATCATTTGATAAATTTAGACTACTTGATGCTAATAAACCACTTCTTAATATTGTTCGTCTATTAAACGCCATATTAAATCCCACGCAAGTGTTAATATGATTTAAACTTAAGAGAACGCATACAATGTGTTTCAAGAAAAACATATACTATTATCTAAATATTATTAATTTCCCATAAATTTTATTTCATATTTATTTTAATTTAGTTATTAGATTTTATCTATATATATATTAATGAAACCAACTAAAAAATATAGAAAAATTAAAAAATATAAATCTAAAAAACATAAAAGAAAATTTATTGGTGGAAGAGATAAAGACCCTACTGAACCAATTAATGGTACTATTTATGCTAGACCAGATATGAAATCATTTAAAAAACTCGACCCTAGTATTATTGACGCAGATAGGAAAGTATCTTGTGACGGAGTTAAAGATCATGTTACATTACTTAATAAATTACAAGGATATGATTACTTCAAACTTAATAAACCTATGACATTAGTATTATTTCCATATTGTAATGAAGAAATCAAACAAAGACAATTAGTTCCATCCTCTATTGCAGATGCTGTTGATTTGGTTAACAGACCTTTACTTGATGCTCTATCTATGAACGCTTTTATTAAAGCTTTTAGCGACGACAAAAATAAATTTCAATTTGAATATAATTCTCTTATACCTCCACTTACTATTGAACTAGATAAAGAATCTAACACTAAATATATAGCTTCACCTCCTACAAATGCTCCTCTATTTATTGAAACTTTAAAAGATTATATAGCAGAAAATTTACACAGAAAAAAAAAAGGAATTTTTATTGTTAGTCATTCAGGATTTATGACTAATTTAATGATGGAATTATTAAAAATGGAACAAGGAGAATTTGGTGCACCTAATTTACATACAGATCAATATCAAGGACAATTAAATATTGCATTTGATAACTTAGATATCATACATATTCAATACGATACAGAAACTCAATTATTTCTTAATGTTACTATTAGAAGACGCGTATATAAATATAATATAAATGCTAACCATCAGCAAACAGATGCAAAAGAACCTACAGAAGATGATGTTATACAACATAAAATTTTAAGTGAAAATAAATGTACGATTTTGAATATTTTTATAATGAGACATTGTTTAGCCTGTCATAATCTATCAAGTAAAATATCTGATAAAGCTATACAATATTTTGCAAATAGAAAAGGATATTTAAATTATTCTTTATGTTTAAGAAAAACATGTGCTGATTTACTACATGCTAAAAATGACTTGTTAAATTTATTCAAAACTTATTGTTTTTTTAATAAGTCTCCTAATTTTTCTGAAATTATATTTGGTTCTTCAGTTATATTTAGGGCTATATTAACTTGTTCACTTGTATTTAATTGTTTAACAAATGAAAGTAAATTAGAGTTAATTGAAGAGGCACACGCATTTGAAGCATTGCAAAAGCAACTTGAGGAATCATCGCCCACATACGAACCACAGCCAATCTCACGTATAACTCCTCCACCTCCTACTCGTAAACCTCCATCTCTACTTTCTAAACTTTTACCTCCTACACGTAAACCTCCATCTCTACCTTCTACACTTCCACCTCCTACTCGTAAACCTCCATCTCTACCTCTACCTTCTACACGTCCAACTCATACACGTAAACCTCCAACTCTACCTCTACCTTCTACACGTCCAACTCATACACGTAAACCTCCAACTCTACCTTCTACACCGCCACCGACTAACTGGCGCGCACCAGCTGGCGTGTTTGGTTTGGCGTCCGATGATGAAGATTTGTTCAAATTAATTCATCCAAAGGGTCGCAGCATCCCACCATCCGCCTCTTCTACACCTCCACCATCCGCCTCTTCTAGACCACTACCGCTAGAGCCAGTTAAAGAAGGAGCTCTTTTCGATGGCGACACAGGCGCTGGAACTGGAAAAAAACCGATAACTCTTTCTAGAGATTTTTCTGATTTATCTCAACGTCTTAACAGTTTAGAACTATCTCCTAATCGTTCTATTCCTCCTAGTCCTACAGGTTCAGAAAGAGATGAATCAGAAGGAGATGAATCAGATGAAGATGATTTAATTGCTAGATTAGAAAAGCTGTCTAAAAAGGATGAAGGTAAATCAAACAGACCTAAAACTAAACAAGAGGAAGATGCAGAACTTTTTGAAAGACTAAGTCAATTAACACGACCTTCTAGTTCTTATTCTGATGAAAAGGTATCAGAAGAACGCTTAGATAATGCAAGAAGAACTGGTGGGAGTAAGCGTCGTAAAAAAAAACCACGCAGACAAACACACAAAAAAAAACAAAAAAAAACAAAAAAATACAAAAAAAAATAATATAATTTATAAAAAATATAAAATTATATTATTCCTCACTTTCCACCTCTCTAGTAAAAATATCGTTTGTTAAACTTTCCATATTTTCTAATTTTAATGTTACATCTGTTAATTTATTTACAATTAATACTAATTTTGCAACAGTTATAGAATCAGAATTGTAAGTTTTTTTTAAATTTTCTATTCCTTTTATCGCTTCATCTATTGCTTTTTTCAATACATTACCCAAGTTATTATGATTTCCATTTTTTACAAAATTACTAAATTTTTCAATTTTTTCAGTTAATTCTTCTAAATAGGTTATTGTATCTCCTCTATTATGGCCATTATACCATCTTGTTATTGAAGATAATCTGCTACTAGAATCAACAAATAATTTTTTTTCACCCGGTAAAATTATTAAACCTAATTTATCATCCTCTTTTACTTGTTTTACTATTTCTAAATCTAATAAGATATAATTTAGCTCCATTATATCTTATATATATGTTATTATTTTAATATATATTTTATACTATCTATATTTTCATATAATCTTCTACCTAAATAAGGTATCATTTCTCTATAAGGACCATAAGGAACATATGTTCCTATTTTTATTCTACCTTCATATTTTCTCATATTTCTCTCATTCATACCCATTAAATGTGCCACTTTAAAAATATTATGTCTTCTATTCATTTTTAATGCACAATCAATAGACTCCATATTATGTGTTGCTAATATATTATATTGATTTCTTTTATTGTAACATTGTAACATACCTTCAAAATAGTTTTGATCCGTTTCTTCTTTATTTGTAAATAAATGACCTTCTTTATATTCACTATTCCAATAAGCTCCGCGCACTAATTTTGGTGCAAAAAATTTTCCATGATTTTTCATCATTTCCATATCATCTCTCAATTCTTCTAAACTATCCTTTCTATACATTTGATATGTCTTTATTATACTATAATTATCATCATTCATAGTCATCATTAAACTATTTGTTAATTTTCTATAATTATTTATATTTTTATTATCTTCTGCATCTATAATTAATGATATATCTTTACTTTTATAATTATTTACCAATCTTCTTATTAATACTTTATCAAAATTAAATGATGATAATTTTAATGCTACTAAATACTCACTATTTATATTTTCTAGTAAATTCGAATATTCATTATAAACTTTTAATTTATTATCTTCATTTGCATTTTCTGATATATAATTGATTATCGGTTGCTTATTATTACCCAGTAAAAATTTACCATATTTTAATGCATGCCACATTTTATTACCAGATACATAGCGCAACATTATATATAGTTTATATTAAATTATTGATTTTCCTTTATATTTCAATATATCAACTATTTTTGATGTTGTTGGAAACTCATCATCTCCATAAATATCCTGCAGTAATAACCATTCAAATAATCCTCCAATATACACATATAAATTCGCAAATCCTAATTTATATAATTGATTATATTTTTCTACTACTTTACTATCTATACTATTCTCTCCATAAATCACTATATTTATATTTTTATCTTCTCTTAAAAATCTTGTTATTTCTTCTATTTCTCTCGATGGTGATAATGTATTTTTTATCAAACAATGTTGATTGTTTGCATCCAACGTATTTATTATTAGAAATTTTCCTCTACTATTATTATTATTTATAATATTTTGCATTCCTTCAAAATTTAATTTATGGATACTTTGATTTAATCCCATTAAAATATTTATTAAATTAATTTTAATACAAAAAAAAATTAATATACACTTTATTTAAACTGTTTTTTCTTTTTTTTTCATTTTAAAATATTCTTCATGTTGTATCCATCCTCGCACCGTTTTAAATCCCCAATCTCTCGTACTTACACTTGGAATGAATAATGTCCAACAATATGGTATATCTTTATCTAATTCTACCCGATGAAATGTATTTGCTGGTGCATATCTATACGTCCCCGGTGACCTCCAAAATTTACCCTCTTCTGTGTATTCCCAATAACCTCCTTTTAAAATAATTGTTCTAAACTCCCAAGGATGGTCATGTAAATCATCTGGGTCTGATTTTAAAAATCTATGAATAAATATATTGAATGGAAAACTCTTCCTATCTTTAAGGAAAATATAATATCTCTCTAAATATGGTTCATTATCTTCTCGATCATTAATTACCCTTCGTCGTCCTAAATATTCCATCACTTTTACAAAATATTCGTAAAACATATCTTCTTTTCTATATTGATTTGAATATAAAATAAATATTTAAATCAATTTTATTTTTTTTTATGAAATTGTTGTAAAAACAAATATATCTCTATACCCTACCTCATTTAAATTATTTAATTCTATATTTGTTACATCATGAAACATTTTTCTATCATTTAAAATCAATATTTCACCTTCATTTAGACTTGTACTATAACATTTTATAGTCTTATCACTATCATATACATTATTTAATCCTCCCCTAATATTTTTTCTATTAATACAACTTATTGCTATAAAATTATAACCATCTTGATGAATACCTTCTGGAACTAAATTCGTTGATAAATTATTTGCATATACTCTTATTTGATGAACTTGAATATATCTCGTTACAACTGGACTTACTTTATCTACTTGTTCTTTGAATGTTTGAACTAAATATTTAAATAATTCATCATCTAAAATATCTTCACTCAAATTACTATATTTTCTTAATACATTTCCATTATAATTATTGTAACTTTCACTTTGATAAAAATTCAAATCTCCTACTATTTCTAATTTATCTAAATCATCCACTTTTACTAGTGAAAATCCTCTACCTCTTTTTATATTGTAATATTTATCAATTGAAAGATTATCAAATGATTTACTTAGTTTATGAGATACTAGATTCTTATATTTGTAATCTAATGTAAATCTAAAACTCGATTCTATTTTTTTAAATAAATTCAATGCAGAAACTATACTTTTACATTCATCTAGGTTATTATAATGCATTAATGAAATTCTTAATACTCCTCTTTGTTTACACACATTTAGATTATCAAATAACCTATCACAATAAAATGTTCCATTTTTACATATAATACCTAATTCATTTAGTATTAAATTTACATTATTTTCATTATAATTCTTAAATCTTAGTGCAAATATTGGAATTTTAATACTTTCTTTGCATTCAATTATTTCAATTTCATCATTATCTTCTATACAATTTTTGAATAGGTCAGTTAAACTCGCTTCATAATTATTAATCTTAGTCATTACAAATTCCACTAATTCCCTATTAAATATTTTGTAATCATATTTATAATTTTTTGCTAGGTCCATAAAATAATCTCTTAATCCTAATATACTACTTGCTGATTCATAATTTGCACCACCAATTTCAATCTTTTTTATACTTTCTTCATTATCAAAGAAATAATGATATTGATTTTTTATGGATAATGGATCTTTTACATATAATGCTGATACTCTTAATGCACAAAATTTATAAAATGATACCACATAATAATCCACACCATAATCATCCACATCTACTATTCCATGTGGTAAATATGCTACTCCATCAACTAATACTTTTGTATCATTATTTATTTCTTTTATAGATTTTGTTAATTCTTTTACGTCAATTACATTACCTAAAATATTACTTACGTGTGGTAATACTACTAATTTTGTATTTTCATTTACTTTTGATAGTAAATCCTTTGAATTTATCTCATACTTATTGGATTTTGAGTTTTTCAAACTCCACCAATGAACTTTTAAATCATTTTTAATTGCTAATCTTTCAAATGGAGAAACACACGCTTCATGACTGAAATCTGTTAAAATTATTTCATTATTTTTTTCAGCAATTAATTCATCACCTATAGCATGTGCTAAATTGTAAACTAATTGGCTACAAGATGAACCATATGCTATTTGTCCTTTTTGATTATTTAAAATTGTGTTTGTAATATAATGAATTTCTTCTAAAGATTTTGTTATTTTTTGTGATAAAATATTATTACCATATGGCTGCACATAATTATTTGTTAAGAATTCTGTAAATGCATTATAAACTTGTTTCGGGACTTGAGAACCGCCTGCATTATCACAAAATATATAATTTTTATACTTCATTAATGCTGGGAAATATTTTCTCATATTATTCTACATTAACTGTTTTAGTTTTATTTATATCAATTTAAATATTATTATAAATAAATATATTTATTTTTGAACTTAAAGAAACCCTAAAAAACCCGATTTTTTGATTTTAGAGCATTAAGGTCACAAAAATATTTTTGAAATTCAAAGTGCAAAATTTTTCAAAATTCCAAAAGTCAAATTTTTTTTAGGTTTTGGACAAAAAAAAATGTCTATATATAGTTTTAATTTTGCCTTTACGGAATTTCAAAAAACTTGCATTTTGAAAAGTGATTTAAACCTTTAAGGTGTGAAAAGCAAAAAAAATATTGTGAAAAAGTCCTTACCATAAATTTTTTGGCGTTTTTTCGTTATTTTCGGTCATCCGTGTTTTGATGACTTTTGATGACTAAAAAACGAATAATAATGACTGAAAACGAAAAAAAACGATTTTTGTGTCAACGATTTTATTTACATTTTTCCCGTTTTGTTTACAAATTTCCCGTTTTTGTTTACATATTTTCCCGCAATTTTATAATAAAATTAAAAAGAATTTAGAGAGTTTTTTAACTTATCATATATATAATGACTACAAAAAACGAAATAACGAAAAAAAAATATTGTTGTGAAATTTGTGACTTTACAACGTTTAAAAAAACAGATTTTGAAAGACATTTATTAACCGATAAACATAAAAAACGAATAAATGATGACTTTATTAAAAACGAAATAACAGAAAACGAATTAAATGAAAATAAAAAATTTGTTTGTAAATGTGGAAAAGAATATAAATATAAACAAGGTTTGTCGGTGCATAAAAAGAAATGCACTTATGAAGAAAAATGTGTAGAAATTATTGATAATAATACAAAACCAATAATATCTCAAGAATTAGTTTTAGACATTATAAATGAAAATAAAGAGCAACGAAATCAAATTCAAGAATTAACAAATACAATAAAAGAATTGGTGCCACAAATTGGAAATAATAATACAAATAATAGTCATAATACAACAAATAATCAGTTTAGTATAAATGTATTTTTAAATGAACAATGTAAAGATGCAATAAATATGAGTGATTTTATAAAATCAATAGAAGTTTCATTAGAGCAATTAGATTTCACAAAAACGAATGGTTTAGAGAAAGGAATAAGTAATGTAATAATGGAAAATATGAGTAAATTAAGTTTATATGAGAGACCAGTTCATTGCACGGATACAAAACGAGAGACTTTATATATAAAAGATAATGATACTTGGGAGAAAGATAAATCAAAAGAGAAGATAAAACAGGTAATAAAGAAGACTTCAAATAAGAATTATACGGCATTAACAAATTGGACAAAAGAGAATCCAGATTTTATGGAAGATGATGATAAACAGATGTTTTATGCAAAAGCGATGTCAAAATTAGGAAAGCCGATAGATGGAATAGATGATAAGATAGTGAAAAAAATATGTAATGAAACATATGTAAAAGATAGATTAAAAGAAATAGAAGATTAAATCTATTTTTTACGAGTAGATTTTCTTTTCTTTTTTTTAGGTTTTCTTCTTTTTTTTTTAGTTTTACCTTGGGCCGTTGTTAAAGATAAGGGTGTTACTGGTGCCTTTCTTGAGGCAGTAAGTCTTCCTATATTAAACATAGTAGGTTTAGGTTTTTTTTTAGGTTTTGTATGTTTTATTTCTTTTTCCATTATTTGAATAATTTTATCAAGTTTCTCTCCATTAAGTCCAGTTTTTTTTGCAATTTTATCTAATCCATTTATTACCATCTGATCGTGTGATGGATGGGGAAGTTCCATAAGATCAAAATAATCATTACTAGATCTATCACTAGATCTTCTGCTTGGCATATATATATACACAAAGAATTAAATATTATTGCGGGCTTGATTTAATTGTTCTTTGGTAACCATTCTAAGAGTAGGTGCCCAATTACAAAAGTAAATTGTATTTAGTGTTTCAAATTTGAATCCACTATCAGAAGGTTGATAAGAAATAAGTCTAGAGGAAATTAATTCAGGAAGATAAACTAAATAATTATTTTGTGTGCCTAAAATATTCCATACTTCAGGCTTAGGATCAAATTGAGTAGTAGGTCTAGCTAATGAAACTCTAGGTTTTTCAACCATTTTTAAGTGTATATAAATTATAATTATAATAATCAATTTATAATTTATAAAAAATATTTATTAATGAAAAAAATAAGTCCAAACCAGGCGTCAATAAATAATACAATCCAAGAATTTGGATTTTTACAAAATGCTAAAAGAGAGAATAATCCAAAGTTAAAGGAATGAAGGATTCTGTAATTTTGCCACCAAACTTTGCTTCCAAAAAATCCTGTTTTAGGAGAATTAAGTATGAATCCTCTAAGAAAACTGAGAGATATAATAGATGTAAATATAGCCATAATAGGAAGATAGTTAACATTTATAATTTTAGCAAGAATTGCTATTAAAATACGTGAAGCGAAGCATCCAAATAAAAATATATAAATGATTTTATTCATTTATATATTAAAATAATAATTAATTTCTTTTACCTGTTTTATATCTTCTTTTAGTTTTTCTTTTTTTTGATTTTTTCTTTTTTTTTGTTATCTTTCTTTTTTTACCACCTCGTTGTCTCTCTATTGGGATGTTTTGTTTCATTAATTCTTCAGATTCAGCCAATTTAGCTGCTATTTGTTCTTCTGATAGTTCTGGTCCTGAGTTTTCTATATACTCTGGTACAGGTTCTCTTGGCTTATCTTTTACTCTTGGATCTTCAGGGTCAACATGTATAGTTTTTCCACCAGCGTCGGCACTTTGTTTAACTATTAGTGGCCTTAAATTTCCGCTCAATTCTTTTTTGGGTTCGGTGATTCTATCTAGAGAACTACTACTATTTAGTAAGGATAATTCGGAATCGTCTCTTCCTAAATGTGTATCACGTTTTTTTAACAATTGTTTTATACTTTCTTGTTTTTCGACTCGCTTTTCCTCAGCTGCTACGGCCTGGTTATCTTGTTCTAGCCACATTATAAATGCTTTTGCAGTAGTAGGTCTATCATCTATAAAATCTGCAGTAAGAAATCGTACTATCTTATCAGCATCTCTAGAAGGAATACCTACTGTAGGATCTTTTATTGCTTCTATCATCTGTATCTTAGGATTTGGAACTTCTATTTGTGGTGCTATTTCTTGTATAATTTTTTCAGATTCTTTTTTTTTTAATGCTAGTTGTGGATCTGGTGTTAATAATAATTCATCTGTTTCTTCTTTTTCTTCTAAAGCAAGTTCAGGTGTAAGATTTTTTTTAGGATTTAATACAAAATCATCTACAGCAGCCAGGCGGCTCCATTTTTTACCTAATTCAACTATATCGGAGTTAGCAGTTGTTTCAATTTTGCCAATCTCAAGTATTTTTTCTTTTTCTTTTTTTTCTTCTTCCATTAATGAATTTAATATTCTTTTCTGGATTATCAGAAGTTCTTCGCGAGAATGGTTTTTTTCTCTAAGTTCCTTTTCTAATTCGACTATAATTTTTTCAAGTTTTGCTTTAAAAGATTCATCTGCCATTATATATATATATTTATAATAATTTCTAAATTAAAATGAAATAATAACTTCAACAGTTTCTTTTTTAACTCCTTTAGATGCGTTAAATGATAATTCTTCTCTCTTCTTACGAGTTTTATTAAAATTATTAGATGAATTAGAACCATAACTAGATGTAGATGAAGTAGTATCTGTTGAACTATTAGAATTAATAGAAAAGTTTTTGGATTTAGTAGAACTATTTCTTTGGTTCATATCATTATCAATAATGTCGTAATTATCTTCTATAAACTGAATAACATTATTTTCAAGAGCCCATTTAAAAAAATTAAGTTGTCCTAATGTGGTTTGAATATGTGTATTTTCTTGATAAGGAATAGTGATTCTCTCCCAGCGACAGAAAGGGTCGAATCTTTTTTTGGAATAAGCTTTTAAATTTAATTTATAATCGTTATAAACTTTAAATCTTTCAATTGTATTATTTTTATCGATAGGATAAACGGTGTAATTTTTTTTAGAGAAATTAGTAGCGAACCAATCAACAATTCGGAGAGATATTTTGGATTTTCCATTAATAATATTAAGCATTGTATCAAGATTATTATCTTTGTTGTAAAATATCATGAGCTTATTTAATAACAGGTCATTTTGAGTGGCTAGATTCATAGATTTTTAATATAAAGCATTTAAATGTATTTAAATTAAAATATTTAAAAAGTATTTAATAATTAATAAAATGATTGTGAATATAAAAGATTTGGAATTAACAGAAAAGAATTATAATGAAATAATAAATTTATATAATGCGTTTTCATTAATAGATCCGCTATTATTAACATTTTCAAAATTGAAAAAAATAATATCACAATTACCAATAAAACATAATATATATTTTTACATGACAGAAGATGATAAAATAGTAGGTGGAATAACATTAATAATAGAGCAAAAATTAATTCATAATGGAAAATGTTGTGGACACATAGAAGATTTTGTAGTATTAGAAGAATATAGGTCACAGGGAATAGGTGGATTATTAATAAATTATGCAATAAATATTTCAAAACAAAATAATTGTTATAAATGTATATTAGATTGTAATGAAAATTTAGAAAATTATTATAAAAAAAAAGGATTTGTTAAAAAAGGTATTTACATGGGTAATTATTTTAAATCTGATGTAATATAAATGGTAAAATCAAGGACAATAAAGAAATCACAATCAAAATTTTCAAAATTGATAATAGAAGATGGTGATGATGAACTAAATAAGATATTAATGAAATATAATTTTAGTTTAAATAAAGTAATGAAATTAGATGATGCGATGAATGATGCGAATGTAAAATTATCAAATACTCGAGGTAAAAGTTTATTTAATAAGTATAGAGAATACAAAGATTTAAGAGGAATGCATTTAGAATTAGTAAAGTTAAAAAAAAGAAAGAAAAATAAAAAAGTAAATATGTTATTAGAATATTTAGAAGATTTTTTACAGAAATCTCAAACGGGAGATGTATTATCACAAAAAATAACAACATACACAGAACATGGAAATTTAGTAGAGAAAATTTTAAAACAAAGTAGAGGTCAAGGAAAAAAAACGAAAAAAAAAAGAAAACTAAAAAAAAATTGAATATGATATAATAATTTATATAATATTCAACTAGCAGGATGGCGGAGGTTTCGGGTTCGCAGTCGATGACTTTGGCTGAGTTGACCGAGTATAAGAAGTATATTATTGAGATTATTGGTCGTCTACATGATGAGAACTCGTTGTCTTTAAGGCAGACGACTACACCGGAAGGTAATATGGCTTTTGCCTTGGAGTTTCGTGCGCCGGAATGGTTTCGTGAGTTAAGTGAGGATTTGCAGGAGGTAGCATTTGATAATTTGCAGAGGATTATGATGGAGAGGGTATCAAATGTAGCAAGTGATATGGGAAGTGGAAGTGTACATGAGGAGTGTGATTGTTGTGAGCATACTCCAAAGCGTTCTAGGTGTTAAGGTGCTTTTGTGATTTTGATGGTACTATTTTGAAGTTGTTTAGTAAATTTAAATTTTTCACTATTTTTTCTTCGTCGTTCGAGGTTGCATTTTAAACAGGCGATGATGGTATTTTGAGAGGTGTGTTCATCGAGATTATTAAGTCTGTCTAAAGTCCATTGATCGGAATCACGTACTTTATCAAAGAATATGAAAGTATTTTTATTGCAATAGTAGCATTTAAGTTTGCAAGAAACGAGTTTTTCGACAATATTATCGAGAGAAATAAGATTTTGTTGTTCATGAATGGTTTTTTTAATGTCTTGTTGTTTGTAAGATGATATTTTAGATTTGAGTTCACTAACAAGAAATTTTTGTTCGGGGAAAGGTTGTTGAAGATAGAGTTGATTAATAAGATTAAGTTGGTAAGGATGATTATTAATGTTTTGGATAATATTTTGAGAGATATCATTAGGTAGGTTGTTAATTTTTTCTCGTGTTTTAGGAGGATGTTTAATAGTAGATGGTTTGTTATTTAAATTAATAGATTTCATATAATATATATATAATGATTTTAATTTAAAAAGATTAACACAAATAATAGTTAAAAAGTATAAAAAAAAAGAGTATAAACTTAAAGTTACATATTAATATAATATGAATATTATAACAAATGATTTAAGCAATAGTACAATAAGCGATAAAGAAGATAAAAAATCAAAAAAGAGTGATAATTGTCAGGAATTGAAGAATATAGCATATAAGACGATGTTATTAAATGGAACTGATATAAATCCAAAATATAATAATGAAAGTAATAATAATTTGAAGATATCAAATTTTTTAGAAAGTGAGTCAAGTGCAAATAAAAAAGAAACATGGTCGAAATTAGATAAGACTCAAAAGATAAAACATTTAAATATGTATGCGGAATCATTAAAAGAAATTGATAATTTGGATGAAGATGAGATATTAATTTTAAAGAAATATTTTGTACGTTGTTTGGATAGAAAATGTTTATTAAAAACAAAAGAAGTAATATATGATAAAGATAATAATAAAATATTAAATGTGCCGTTTTTATTTTTTAATGAAGAAACAAGAAGTTATATTTTAAGAAAAGATGATAAGCATGTATCGACAATAAAATCATTACCAGGAGCAAAAAGTGGAAAGGCGAAAACAATAAAAATTCATGAATAAATGATAGGATTAGGTAAAACTTTAGGTCTTTTATATATAAATGTATTGCTAAAGCAGTAAATAATTATGCAAATAATAGTAACCCAAAAGATGAAATTAAATATATTGTATGATTGATCGTAGTGAAAATTAGTTATATTCATAATTGATAAAAGGTGTTAATTATTTAAATAAAAATTTATGAATAATATTTTTTAAATTGATAAAATAATATAATTTAAAATTATGTTATCAATTAGAGTATATGGATATAGCAAAATATAGTGGTTATTTAAATTATCTATTAAATAAGTATGAGGTGAAAGGTCTAGATGTAGAATTTTTATTGAAAGTGGTTTCAACGATGATAGAATATATAGATGATAATATTTTGCAATTGATGTATACAGATTTGTATGAAAGTGTATATGATTATAGTTTGGAATTAATGGAAAGTGAATATATTGATAGTAATATATTAGAAAATATTTATGGTTTATCGAAAGAAGAGAGTATAAAAATGTTAGAAAGTTATTTAAAGATGGGTTTATCATTTGTATTTAAATATGTAATGCCGAAGAGGTCATATAATAAGAGTTATATAAGAAGTAATAAAATAAATTATGTAAAAATAGATAATCAATTGGAAAAATTAAAATCAATAATTCAACCAGAACAAAGAAGTGACGAATGGTATATATTTAGAAATTCAACATTAACGGCATCAAATATATGGAAAGTATTTGTGAGTGATTATAGTCAAACCCAATTAATTTTGGAGAAATGTGAGCCATTAGATATAAATAAATTCAAAGTAACAAATACAAATAGTCCTTTACATTGGGGTCAAAAATATGAGCCAGTTTCGATATTATATTATGAATATATTCATAATACGAAGGTATCAGAATTTGGTTGTATACCACATAAAGATTATAGTTTTATAGCAGCGTCGCCAGATGGTATAATATGTGATGGTAGTTCAAAATTATTTGGGAGGATGTTAGAAATAAAGAATGTAGTAAGTCGAGAGATAACAGGTATTCCAAAGATGGAATATTGGATTCAGATGCAATTACAGATGGAAGTATGTAATTTAAATGAATGTGATTTTTTAGAAACAAAATTTATACAATATGATACAGAAGAAGAATATAGAGAAGATAAAGAAACGGAATATAAAGGTGTAATATTACAATATTTAAAAGGTGAATCACCATATTATATTTATGCTCCATTTATGTTGAGTGATTTAGATTCAGAAGAATATAAAAGATGGGAAGATGAAGAAAAAGAGAAGAATAAAGATTTAGAGTTAATAGCAAGATTATATTGGAAGTTAGTAAAAATAAGTTGTGTATTGGTTTTAAGAAATAAGTTATGGTTCAAAAAGGTGCAACCGATGATAGAGATTTTTTGGAATAATTTAGTAAAAGAACGAGAGAGTGGTGAATACAAAGAAAGAATAAAGAAGAAGCGTAAATTGGCGTTAGAAGATGCAAAAAGTAAAAGTGATTTTCCGATGGGTGGATGTTTAATAAATCCGGCTTTATTTAATAAGGAAGAGAAAGCAGAAAATGTGATAATAAGTGTAAATACAGAGGTAATAAGATAAATATATTTTAAAATGATTTAAAATTATATTACTAATAAAATTAGGTAATATTTATGACAAATAATAAATCTAATGTTATAGATATGCACGTATTAAAACGTTCAGGTAAAAAAGAGGCAATTTCTTTTGATAAAATTTTGAAACGTATTAAGACAATTGGTAAGGATTTGGAATTAAAAAATGTGATTTATGGTCAGCTAGCTATGAAAGTGATAGATCAATTAAAAGATAATATTAGGACGACAGATATAGATGAACTAACAGCAGAACAATGTGCATCGATGGGTTCAGTTCATCCGGATTATACAAAATTAGCGAGTGCGATAACAATATCAAATCTTCACAAAAATACAGTTGATAGTTTTTATGAAACAATAAAAAAATTGTATGAATTTGTGGATGTAAATAATAATAATTATAAATTAATTCATGAAGATGTAATGAATGTAGTAGAAAAAAATAAAGAAGAATTGGATGCTATGGTAGATTATAAACGTGATTTTTTGTTTGATTATTTTGGTTTTAAGACATTAGAAAGGGCATATTTATTGAAAGTAAATGGTGTGATAGTTGAACGTCCACAGCATATGTGGATGCGAGTTTCAGTATGTATTCATGGTGGAAATATAGAAAAGGTAAAAGAAACATATCATTATATGTCGAATAAGTTTTTTATTCATGCAACACCTACACTATTTAATGCGGGAACTCCAAGACCACAATTAAGTTCGTGTTATTTATTATCAATGGAAGATGATTCTATAGATGGTATTTTTAACACAGTAAAAGAATGTGCACAAATTTCAAAATGGTCAGGTGGAATAGGGTTGCATATTCATAATGTTCGTTCTTCGGGTTCTCATATAAGAGGAACAAATGGTACATCAAATGGTATAATTCCTATGTTAGGTGTATTTAATAAAACGGCACGTTATGTAGACCAGGGAGGTAAAAGAAATGGTAGTTTTGCGATTTATTTAGAACCGCATCATCCAGATATAGAAGAATTTTTAGAGTTGCGTAAGAATCATGGGGACGAGGAATCAAAAGCGAGGGATTTATTTTATGCGATATGGGCGAGTGATTTATTTATGGAAAGAGTGATGGGTAATAAAATTTGGTCATTATTTTGTCCAGATAAATGTCCAGGTTTGAGTGATGCTTATGGTGATAAATATAGAGAATTATATATGAAATACGAAGAAGAAGGAAAATATAATAAGCAATTAAATGCGCGTGATTTATGGTTAAAGATTTTAGATGCACAAATGGAGACGGGAACACCATATATTTTATATAAAGATGCTTGTAATGAAAAATCGAATCAAAAGAATTTGGGTACAATAAAATCAAGTAATTTATGTTGTGAAATTGTAGAATATAGTGATGATAGTGAAACGGCAGTATGTAATTTGGCGTCAATTGGTTTATCAATGTTTGTAAAAGAAGACAAAACATTTGATTATGATAAATTATATGAAGTAACAAAAGTATTAGTAACAAATTTAAATAATATTATTGATATAAATTTTTATCCAAATGAAAAAACAAGAAAAAGTAATTATAGTCATCGTCCAATAGGAATAGGAGTGCAAGGATTAGCAGATACTTTTTTTAAGATGGATTTAGCATTTACATCAGATGAGGCAAAGGAAGTGAATAAATTAATTTTTGAAACTATTTATTATGCGGCATTAGAAAGAAGTTATGAAATTAGTTATGAAAGAATGGAAGGAATGAACTATTTGGCGAGTGAATATGGTTATGAAAATTGGAATTTTACTAGTGATGAACCACATTGTAGAAATTATGAAATTTATAATGTAACGGAGGCTTCAATTGGTGCAGCAATTGCTACAGATAATAGAATAGCAGAATATTTAAATAAATATAAACCAATAAAGGCAGAAATAGATAATTTGAAAGATGATTTAGTAGGAGCATATAGTTCATTTATGGGGTCTCCAATTAGTGAGGGTTTATTTCAATTTGATTTATGGAATGAGAGGGCATATTCAGATAGATATGATTGGGCTGGTTTAAAAGAAAAAATAATAAAATATGGAATAAGAAATAGTTTACTATGTGCGCCTATGCCAACAGCAAGCACGAGTCAAATTTTAGGGAATAATGAATGTTTTGAGCCAATTACAAGTAATATTTATAGTAGAAAGACATTAGCGGGTGAATTTGTGATGATAAATAAGTATTTGGTGGAAGAACTATTAGAATTAAAATTATGGAATGAAGAAATAAAAAATAATATAATAGCAAATAAAGGTAGTATTCAATATATAGATGGTTTACCAGAACATTTGAAAGAAAAATATAAGATAGTTTGGGAGATGCCGATGAAAAATTTGATAGATATGGCACATGATCGTGGGTTATTTATTTGTCAGTCACAAAGTATGAATTTATGGATGGAAGATCCGGAGCCAAAATCATTAACAAACATGCATTTTTATAGTTGGAGAGCAGGTTTAAAAACAGGAATTTATTATTTACGTAGAAAACCAAAACATCAAGCACAACAATTTACTATTGAGCCAGAAAAAAGAAAAGATAATGATGAAGGTTGCTTAATGTGTAGTGGATAAATGATTTAAAAATTATTTAATATTAATTATAATGCAATTAATATTAAAAGAAAAATTAGAAAAAATACTTGAAAAAATGAAAAGTGATTACAAAATAAAAAGATTAATAGCAGAAACTTATAATGATGAACGTTATGAAAATAGTATTTTAAATTTATTAAATGAATTAAAAGAAGAAAAATTAATAAATAGAAATAATTTGGAATGTAGTTATGAATTAGATGAATTTAATCCAGTAATAGTAAATAATGTTTTTCATAATAATGTATTTGATTTACTAAAGAATTATTATAATGAAATTTTAAGTTATAATATATTACCATTAAGTATAAATAGAGATATAGAAAGTAAAAGATATGTAGCACATAATGAATTTATATCAAGAATAATTCATTTTGAGATGTTAGAATTAGTAGAAAAAATAACAAATAAAAAATTGAGACCTACTTATACGTATATATCTTTTTATACAAAAGGAGGTAGATTACGTCCACATACTGATAAACCAGAATGTGATTATACGTGTTCATTAATCTTAGGAAAGCCAAAAGATAGTGTATGGTATTTATATTTGGAAAAAAAACTAACAAATATAGTAGGATTTGCAGATTATACACCATTAAAAGATGAATGTTGTGCTTTAGATTGTAATGAAAATGGATTTATGATACTAAAAGGTAAAAAAAATGTACATTACAGAGAAAATTTAGAACATGATTATTATAACATTTTGTTATTACATTATAATGAAATAGTAAATACTTTTAGTTATAACTAAGTACAATCATATTGAATACATAACTGATTAATTTTATCATTAATGTCTGCAATATTAAAATTATAATTAAATTTAATGTAACATTTAAGAGTTATAAGTATATCAACGAGAGAATTATGTAATTCAGTAGGTAAAGTAGATTCAGGAAATAGATGTAAATATAATTCAGAGAGAGAAGGCGTTTTTAAATAAGGTCTATTAGTTTTTTTGCTAATTCTAATAAAATTACAGTGTTTGGTAGTTTTTCTCATAGTACAAAATTCAGTTTTTTTAATTCTCTCTTTTCCTTTAAAACAGGTGAAATATTGTGGAATATTATGTCGTAAACATTCAACAAAAACAAGTCGTTTATCAAAAGAAATATTATGGCCGACAATAACATCAGATATTTTAAGTAATTGATTAAATTCTCTCAATGCAGGAATAATATTAATACCATTTGCATTAAGAAATTCGTGTGTAAGTTTATGTTTTTCAAAACTTCCAGGAGGGATTACAATAGAGTTGTCTATTTTGATGTAATTATTTTTGATTATGGTGTCGTTAGTAGAGAGATCATAAAGTATATAACTAATTTGAATAATAAATGGCCATTTGTCGAAGTCATAAATAGAAGGTTCTTTATTAAATTCGTCTTTAAGAGGAAGACCAGTAGTTTCAGTATCAAACACAAGAATTTTCATAGTTATTTGAATATATAATTACAAAAAAATTTATCAGTTTTTTTTTATTTATTAAAAAAAAAATTGATTTATAATTAAAATTATAAAAATAAGTAGTATCAAAAATGATGGGTGGTATGCAGTCAACCCAAAAGGAGGAGATGTATCAGAGGATGGTGCTTACTATTCCTGATCTTGTCCTACCACAGGATATTCCAAGTATTATTAATTGGTTTGATTATTATGGAATTGCTGATGTAAAGAATGTAGATGTTCGTGAGCATCCTGAACAAGAATATTATGTAGAAGACAGGCCATTTTATGGATATGCAGTAATTGAGATTCGTGAATGGTATAAGAATAATGGCAGTCTAAGTTTTTATGAAAATCTAATTGGAGGTAGTGCAAAGATGGTATATGAAGATCATGAATATTGGGATGTTGAGTTTTATGAGCCGAGGACCCAGGAAGAGGAAAATGCTATTACACAAAATCTACAAGAAAAATTTGATGAAGTAGAAGACGATGAAGATGAGGAATATTATAGCGAGGAAGAGTATTGGGCAGCAGAGGCACAGGAAGCAAAAGAGCGAATGGAGTCAGATGAGCAGGAAGATGAGGATGATGGTGAGGATGAGGATGATGGTGAGGATGAAGATGATCCAAAGGATGAGGATTATGAATTTGAAGAAACGGATGAAGAGGAAGATTCGAAGTATGAATATGTAGCACGAAAGCGTCATAAGATGGACACTCGTTCAAAGACCAAGCGTAAGGAAGATAAGAGTAAAGTAAATAGTCTAAATACAGAGAATGTTACACTGGAGGAACTAATTGTAAAGAAAAATAAGAATTATGTGAAGAGGGATAAGCGAAAGTCATTTAAGAATGAGTGGAGTCGGCGTCTTCGCCAGAAACTGGAAGTTTAAAGATAAAAATCTTCTAAATTAAATTTAGCTTGTTTGCAACAGCCATAAGTTTTACGATGCCATGGACTAATACCAATATTTTTTATTCCATTTAAGTGTTGTGATGTTCCATAACCTTTATTTTTTGATAAATTGTAATATTCATCAAGTTTTTTGTAACAATCACATAGTTCTTTTATATATTTATCTCTCTCAACTTTAGCCAATATTGAAGCGGCAGCAATTGAGCAAAATTTATTATCACCTCCTTCAATAGTAATATGATTAACTTGTTCAATAATATTAGATTTATTATTTAAGTAAGTGTATGGTTTGAAATCATTTCCATCAACTAATAAATAAAATTCATTACAAATTTGTTCATTTTGTTTTAAATTAGTAATAATATTTTGAATAGATTTATGCATAGCATTATGTGTGGCATTTCTAATATTAATAGAATCAATAACTTTTTCATCTTCATAAGATACACACCAAGCTATAGCATTATTTTTAATATAGTCAGCTACTTCATTAATTTTTTTTTCAGAAGTAAATTTTTTACTATCTTTTAATAATTCATATTTGAATTCATCATTTTTAGGTAAAACTACGGCACCACTATAAACTCTTCCAAACATAGGTCCTCTACCGGCTTCATCAATTCCAATTTCAAATAATTTAGATTCTGGGTTGTAATTTGGCTGGAGGGTATTTTTTTTCATTATTAATTAATATAAATAAGTTTTTTTTATTATCTACTTTATATAATAAGAAATGTTTTTCAATTTTAAAAATAAAAATATGTTAATTATTTTACTATTGTTAGTAGTATTAGCTTCAATATTTTGTTATTCTTTTATGATGAAATCAGTAGAAGGTAATACAAATTTAGGTACAACTGTTTTTTCTGATAATTTCAAAATTGTTAAAAAAGATCATGTAACAAATACAGAATACTATACAATAGATCCCAATACTACAACAAATGAAATATCTTTTGTTTCAGATACACCTATAACTGCTTTAACTCCTGTTATAGTTCCTGTTACTCAAGTTACTGGTAATATAAATGAATATATGTATGCAAATTCATATGATATGTATAGAAAAGTTTCTAAAACAGAAACACCCCCAGCAACTGAAGCAAATCCTACACCAGTTGCAGTAGTAAAAGAAGAATATGAATTTTATAAAATTAGTGTTCCATATTCTCTAAGTGTTGTAAGTTCGACAACTACACCAGTAGTAGATACAACAACACCAGTAGTAGATACAACAACACCAGTAGTAGATACAACAACACCAGTAGTAGATACAACAACACCTGTAGTGGATACAACAACACCAGTAGTAGATACAACAACACCAGTAGTAGATACAACAACACCAGTAGTAGATACAACAACACCAGTAGTAGATACAACAACACCAGTAGTAGATAGTACAGTAGCAGCAGATCCAGTGGCACAATCAGATGAAACACAAGCAGCAGCATTATTGCAACAAGCGGCTACTACACCAGAAACAGCAAGTCCAATGTCTACTTTAACAACAACATTTAGTATGCAAGGTTCAGGATTAAGTGCAGCAACAATAACAAGTTTACAAATGATTATTTCTCAGCAAGCATCAATAGTTGATCCAAATGGTACAAATTCGGTGCCTATAGCTCCAAGTCAGGTAACTATAACAGAGGTTTCTCAAGGTGAAGCTGCAAATTCATTACTAAAAATAGATATAAGTGTTCCATCAGCAAATAAAGATACTATAATTGCACAATTAACTATTTTTAGTTCAGTTCAAAGTTTTAATACTGCATTAACAACAGGAGGAATAGTTGCAGAAGATTTAACTATTGTAAATAAAATGGTAGATTTGGCTGTACAGGAATCATTTATGAATTTAGAAGGATTTGGAAATATGGGAAATATGGGAAATTTCTTTTCTAAATTATTTGGTAAAAAAGTAAAAGAAGGAAATACAAATTTAGGAACTACAACAAATAATTTAGGTAATGTATTAATTGGTATAAGAAATAATGATTATACAAAAGTTTATTCAAAATCAGGAAATATATTAAATATTACAATAAATACAACAGATAGTACTGGACAAAAAACGGTATTAATTCAAGATGGAACATTAAAGGTTCAGCCTCAAAGTCAGGTCTCAACACCTCCAACAACAACCACAGCAGATCCAAATTTGAATTTAACAGCAGCGAGTGCGATATCAGGTGGTGGTAGTGTAAATATAGGTGATATAAATGTTCCAGGAGGGGTTCCAGGTGGATATTATCCACAATATCCATCATATGTAAAAGATGCTTGTGGAAATTATGTTCCATCATATAATCAACAAATGAATCCATATATGTTACCAGGTTCGGATCCAATATTAATGAATCAATACAATACTCCATTTTATGGACAATATAGTTCATTTGAAAGTGCAATGAACAATCCCTCAAATCCACTAGTAAATCCAGTAAATTCAATGAATCCTGTGGAATATTCACAAACATTATTTGGTCCTTGGACAACACCAATGATGAGTAAAACAGCTTGTTTAAATTGTGATGAAACTAAAGAAAAAGTAAATGGTAAAAATGGTTCAAAAGGGACAAATGGTTCAAATGGTTCAGATGGTTCAAATGGTTCAGATGGTTCAAATGGTTCAAATAATGTTTTTAATAATCTAAATAGTCAAGCAAATACGATGATGGCTCAAAATGGAGAAGTGGATGAAAATGAGGGAAGTAATGTAAGAATGAATAAAAAATCAGGAAATTCAAATAATAATTTTAGTGAATATGGTAGTAATAGTAATAATAGTGGTGGTGTAAATAATAATAATCAAGCTCCTTGTCCTCCATGCGGAAGATGTCCTGATGCCTCAAATTTTGAATGTAAAAAAGTACCAAATTATGAAATGGGATTAGATAATACAGCGTTACCGAGACCAATTTTATCAGATTTTTCAACATTTGGAACATAAAATGTAAACTAAATAATATTATTTACTAAATATTATTTAGTATTATATACTTTTTTCTCAGATTTAAAGGATATATAATTTACCTTTAATTCTTCATTTAAGTATTATTATATTTTGAAGACTAGATTTGGTCTAGTTTGTGCCTCATCCTCCACCCATTTGGTAGGGATTTTTTTTAGGCATAGATGCGGATCATGAACCACCTTTTTGTTTTCTTTTTTTGGTTTTATTAAGAAATCCAAAGATATTAGGGAAAGAAAATGAGTATCCACAGGATTTTTTTTTATTTTTGCGAGATGTTTTTCTTCTAAAACGTCTACGAGTTTTAACCATGTTTATAATATATAAAATTATTTTTTATCAAAATAGATTTTTTTTTTCAAACATTTTCTATCAATTTTCATAGTTTTACATTTTTTATTAGCGGGAACAAAACTTAGCACACATTTTGCTTTATTACCATAAAGAGGTGTAGTACAGCCTTTTTCTTTAATTTTTTTATTAAAGTCAAATATTTTAGGTTTTTCAATTGTGCATCGAGATCTAAAATTTTCATATCTATCACGAACTTGGCAGTAAGTTAAATTAGATTTTTTTCCTAACATTTTGTTGATTAATTCATGTAAATTGTAAATATAACGCGAAAATGATTCTCTATTAATAAATATTTCATCTTTTAAGGGGAATTTTTTGTAATTATTAGTTAAATTAATTCTACAATATTTACATGGTAAAGTATATTGTAGATTATTAAGGAATTGTTTATATTTATTTTTTTGTAATTTAGTAGGATTGGTAGGATAATTAAAACTAATAGTATGTAAATAATGCCACATAGCGGGTCCCCAAGTACTAGTAACCATACCATCTCCACTGAGATAATCTTTTTTGGAATAAGTTTTATTTTTTTTATTTTTTAATGTTTTTTTCATATTATATTAAGTATAGATAATAAAAAATAAATATTTTTTAATATATATATTATGAATTACATAGATAAAATTTTAAGACAAATGCAGGAAACTTTCTATAACTTAACAAATAATAGATTATTATTGGTTTTTGGTGTATTATGGTTATTTTTAACATTAATAATAGCATATTTTTCCTATACTTCGTATATAAAACCAATGATTAGTGAGCATAAATTAAATAAAGAATTTGTAAATAAAAATATAGATAATAGTGAGGATATTTTAGTTATGTATTTTTATACAGAGTGGTGTCCATATTGTAAAAAGGCTAAACCAGAATGGGATAAATTTCAAAGCTATGTAGATAATAAAAATAAAAGTATTGATTATACTATAAATTTAGTAAGTGTAAATTGTGATGAAAGTAAAAGTATAGCAGATAAATACGAAGTAGATGGTTATCCAACTATAAAATTAATTTATAAAAACAAAGTATATGATTTTGATGCTAAAGTTACAAAAGATAGTTTAGTGGACTTTTTAGATTCAATAAAATAAATTTTATTATTCAGTAAGTTTTTTTATTATGATATTTTCAAATGAAATATTATTTAAATTGAATGAAATATCATCATTAATTTGTATATTGTTATATGAATAATCATAATGATTATGATTAGTATTATTAATATAATTTGTTGCTTGTAATTCTCCAAGATTAATTAGTCTTTCTCTTTCTTCTTTAGTAGAAAAAACATAAGTCCAATAATTGATATCTACAGTATATGGAGTGAGACAAACATTAATATTATTTTCAATAACTAAAGAATTTTCATTTTCAATTATCATTACTTTTTTGAATACAGTTTTAATAATATAAATAAGAAATGAAAAAATATTTGTATTTTCATTCAAGTTATTATTAGATATATCATTATTATGATAATCATTTTCAATATTAGTAAAATAATTATTAGATAAATCAATAGGAAATCTTTTATCGTTAATAAAAGCAATCATTTCATGTTTGCTGCATTTTTCATTATTAAAACAATCATAGGCAGGGCAGTTACAAAATATACCTCCATCGAGATAATATTCATTATTATAAAATGGAGGTTTAATTAATACAGGTATGGATGCGCTCATAGTCATTGCTTCAATAACTGTTAAATTAGGATGAGTTTTATAATTAAGATCAATTTTAGAAAATTTGTTTAAATTAGAGGTAAAAATATGCCAGTCAACTTTATTAATTTGATAAAATTCTTTTAGTGTTATAGTAATAGGAATTTCAGCAGCTAAAAATAATGGTTTAAAAACAGTAATAAAGAAGTTTTCATCACATAATCCTTTTGTAAAAAATAAGCTAAAATAATCAGTAGATGAAAAATTTATTAAATTTTCCCATGGTCTTTTAATAATAAAATCATCTATCCATTCAAAATTTAAATTTAATAAAAAAATAAATGAAATAAAACAACCAACTGATGTAGAATAAATAGATTTAATATTTTCATAAATTATAATTTTATCATTGATAAGTTTTTTAATTGCTCCATAAGATACTAATCCTACAGGTCCGCCTCCACATAATACTATATGTTTAATAGTCATTAATTATAATTATTTGTAAAATTTTAATATAATATTATATTTAATATTATATTATGAACGATTCATTATATAATTTTAATGAAAAATCAGATGATGTAGAACAATCAATAAAATTGAATATGGATGAATTATATACAAAAAAACAACAACAAGATATGAATATTTTGAATAATTATAATAAAATTTTAGTACGAATACATAATAAAATTAAGTATATATCTAAACAATTAGTAAATGATCAATGTTGTTGGTATGTTATGCCTGAAATGATGATAGGAATACCAAAATATGACGTGAAAGATTGTACTGCATATGTGATAGAAAAATTGAGAGATAATGGTTTTGTGATAAGATATACTCATCCAAATTTATTATTTATAAGTTGGAAACATTGGGTTCCAAGTTATGTTAGAAGTGAAATAAAGAAAAAGACAGGTCAGCAAGTGGATGAATATGGTAATTTAGTAAAAAAAGATGAAGAAAATCAGGGTAGAGAAGATGGTAATTATAATAATTTAATTTTAAATAATAATAATAGAAGTAAAAGTGAAAAATCAAAAAATGATTACAAGGATATTAAATCTTATAATCCATCAGGTAATTTGATTTATAGTAATAATTTATTAAAAAAATTAGATATAAATAATTAATAAAATTTTTTAGTTCTATTTTTTCTTTTTTTATTTTTTTTAGTTTTTTTTTTATATTTTTTACGTTTACCTCCTTTACGAATTTCTGGTGATTCTGATTCTAATTTTGGTTCAGCATCGAGTGAAGCAGATTGTTCTTGTAAATCTATTGATTCATCAGGTAGAGGTTCAAGTTCAGATTCAAATTCAGATTCAAGTTGAGCTTTAGGTTCTGATTCATCAATTATAGAAGGTGTTGGAATATCTAAAGGGTTTGAATCATCAGGAGAAGGTGTTGGAGTTTCTAAAGGATTAGAATTATCAAGAGAAGGTTCTGGTTCAAATTGTGTTTGTATTTCTTCTTGAGATTCAGGTTGAGATTCTGGTTCTGGTTGTGATTCAGATTCTGGTTTTGGTTGAGATTCAGATTCTGGTTGAGATTCTGGTTGAGATTCGTATTCAGATTCTGAATCATTTTCAGATGATTCTTCTTGAGTGGTTTCAGGTAGTGATTCTTCTTCAGTTTGTGGTTGATATGAAACAGAGCCTTTATTAATTACATTTTTTTCATTTAAAAGTTCAAAAATTTCGGCAAGACTATTAAAAAAGTTAATGTGTAAATCATAAATAATAACTTTAGCATTTGATGAAAATTTAATAACTTCTTTATAAGTAATATTATCTTTAATTCTGATAATATTGTTTTTTACTTCTTTAATGGAGCCACTATCATCTTTAATAATTTTTTCTTTGAATTCAAAAATTTTTAGTATAATTTCAGTAAATAATTTGTTACGATATTTAGTATAATCAGAAAATATTTTTTTAACAATTTTAATAATTCTTTCATAAATGCGAGTTTCATCTTTAGTAGTAAAATCAGTTTGAAGTTTAGCACATAATTTATTATATTTTTGTAAATTTTGAAATGTGGATTGAAGTTGTTTATCTTTTTCCTCTAATGTAGAGGTATATTGTGATAAAAGTTCATTTTCTATTTTTTTAATTTTTTGTAATATAATAGGTGAGCTTTCATATACTTTATTCATACTATTTTTATTAAATAGTATATTTTTTTTAAGAGCATTATAAATATAGTCGGTATCACATAATATATCGAACATACCAGAATCTTTAAGATTTTTAGTAAAGTCTTCTAAACTAGCTGGTAATTCCATGGTTAGCTTAGATTCAGTATCTTTAACATCTTGTGCAAATATAGAATTAATAAATGCGAAAAATACATTATTATATTTAATTTTTTTTGTTTTTTTTTTAGGTTGTGTAGGTTCATCTTCTTTGTCATCATCATCATCATCATCATCATCATCATCATCATCATCGTCATCATCATCATCATCATTAACATCTTTATTTAGTTCTTTATCATAAAAATCTTCTTCGTTTTCATTATCGGATTCATTATCTTCATCAGAATTTCCTGTAAAAAAATTACGAATATTATCAAATATTCCTCCTCCAACTTGCTGTGTAGCAGATTCGGGTAGTTCAGCAGATTCGGGTAGTTCAGCAGATTCGGGTAATTCAGTAGATTCAGGTGTTTCAGTAGATTCAGGTAGTTCGGTAGATTCGGGTAGTTCGGTAGATTCGGGTAGTTCGGTAGATTCAGTTAAAGATTTAGATTTTCTTTTTGAAGAAACAAATTCTTGATAAGTTAAGTTATGATTAAATGTGCTATAAATGCCTTTAATTAATATGTAAAGTTTAACAAATATTAAAGCGATAATTTTGCAAAGATATTTTTGTTTTTTGGGTCTAAATACTCTTCCATCACTGCTATCTTTAAAAATGAAGTCATCATTATGAATATCATTTAAATTAAAGATATATAAATTATTAGATTTATTAAATTTGACATCAAATGGAAGTTTAATTTTTTGAATAGCATTTAAATAAAGTTGTTCGGAGAGAATATATAAATCAGCACATTCATTAGTAAAACTACTATCTTGATCATATACTTTTGCATATTTTTTAAAGATAGCAGATTTATATAAATAAGTAGCAAATGATTCTTTTATAAATTCATCAAATTTTTTGTTGACTTGATTTTTAGAAAGTTTATTGGAATTAGCTGAATCAGAAAATAAGAAATCAAAATTAAATAAGTTATCCATAATTATAATAAGTAAATAAAATTATTTATTATAAAATTGATAAAAATATATAATAAATTGGTTTAAATATAATTTTATAAATATAAGAGACAATTAAATGGAAACAAAGATAGAAGGAAACAAAGAACTAAATAACAGTGAAAATAATATAACAAAAAAAAACAGAGAGAAAAAGTCAAAAGATATAAAAAAATTATGGAGTTTATTTGATGAAACAATAGATGAAGATTCAAGTAGTGAAATGAAAAAATCAAAACTGGAATGTGTATATAGAACAAATGAAACAAAAACAGTAATTGAAAATGAAATATGTAGTTCTTGTAAAACACATTTATTTGTTGGAGATGAGGGATTTTTAAGTTGTCCTAATAAGAAATGTGGAATAATATATAAAGATAATTTAGATCAAAGTGCTGAATGGAGATTTTATGGTGCAGATGATAATCAAAGTAGTGATCCTACCAGATGTGGTATGCCGATAAATCCATTATTGCAAGAGTCTTCTTATAGTTGTAAGGTTTTATGTCCAGGAAAATCAAGTTATGAAATGCATAAAATAAAAAGGTATACAGACTGGCAGTCGATGCCTTATAAAGAGAAATCACAATATGATGAATTTCAATTAATAACAATAATATCACAAAATGCAGGAATTCCAAAAATGATTATAGATGATGCAACAAGATTTCATAAACAAATATCAGAAGCAAAAACATTTAGAGGCTTAAATAGAGATGGTATAATTGCGGCATCAATTTATATATCTTGCCGTGTGAATAATTTTCCACGAACGGCAAAAGAAATAGCAGATATATTTAATTTAGATAATACAAGCGCAACAAAAGGTTGTAAAAATGCGTTATCAATAATAAATGATATAGAACATAGTAGTAATAATAATGATGATATTTTAACATTAAATAAAACAACACCACTATCATTTATTGAGAGATATTGTAGTAAATTAAATATAAATAATGAATTAACAAGTTTATGTAAATTTATAGCACATAAAATAGATAAACTAAATTTAATACCAGAAAATACACCACATTCAATTGCGGGAGGTATAATATACTTTGTATCTCAAATATGTAATTTAAATATTCCAAAAAGTACAATAAATAATATATCAAAAATAAGTGAAGTAACAATAAATAAATGTTATAAAAAATTAGAGCAACATAAAGGAGAATTAATTCCGGCAGTAATACTAAAAAAATATGGATAAAAATGTCGTATATATAATAATATATTAAATATAAATTATTATATAATGACTATTCCAAAAATAGTATTTATTGTTCCATATAAAAATAGACGAGAAGAGAAATTACATTTTTCTATTTATATGAAATATATTTTAGAAGATTATAATGAAAATGATTATGAAATATATTATAGTCATCAAATAGAAGATAAACCTTTTAGTAGAGGTGGAACAAAAAATATAGGTTTTTTAGTAGTAAAAAATAAATATCCAAATGATTATAAAAATATAACATTTGTTTTCAATGATGTAGATACAGTTCCTAATGAAAAAAATATATTAAATTATATAACAAGTAAAGGACTAGTGAAACATTTTTTTGGTTTTAATTTTACATTAGGAGGTATTTTTTCAATAATAGGAGAAGATTTTGAGAAATGCAATGGGTTTCCAAATTTATATGGATGGGGTATGGAAGATAATGCTATAAATGATAGAGTAATTGCTAATAATATAAAAATAGATAGAAGTGTTTTTTATCCAATAGGATCAAAAAAAATAATAAATTTTACAAATGATGGAAGAAGATTAATAGATAATAAAGATCCACGTGATTATAAGAAAGGAAGATTTATAGATAATTTATATAATATAAATGACTTGGATTATACTATAGTATCTAACAAAGAAAATGTTTCAAAAAATAGTTCAAATGAATTTGTGATAAATATAAATAAATTTACAAGTTTAAAAAATCCTTTAGATCAACAATATTATATTCAAGATATGACTAAAACAGGTAAAGTATATCCAGATGTATTAGAAAAACAAAAAAGACGAGAACAATGGTCAATGAATAGATTCATGGGAAAATAATCATTCAACTGTTACTACTTTAGCGAGGTTACGAGGTTTATCAGGATTTATTCCTTTTGTAATAGATATATTATATGCTAAATATTGTAATGCAATAGTAAATATTATTTCATTATAATAATCTAATTTTGGAACAATTATATAATTACTACTATTTACATTTAATTCTTCTACTACCTGTTTTGAATTAGTAATAGTAATAATATTAGTTTCTCTCCCCATAATTTCATAATAAGTTGATTTTAAATTATTATAATTATTCTGATCGTTATAATCAATTAATAATATTGTTAAATTAGTATTATCTAATAATGCAAATGGGCCATGTTTGAGAGACCCAGCAGAAAAACTTTCACAATGAATATATGTTACTTCTTTAATTTTGAGAGAACCTTCACAAGCAACTGGATATAATTTATTTTTTCCTAATATAAAGATACTATTAATAGAATTATTACAAATAAAGTTTTGAATATTTTCTAATGATTTTAAAAACTTAAAATCATATAAAAAAGAAGTTAATGTGCCAGAGAGACTACGCAAACAATTGATTTTTTTATTATTATTAAAATAATCATTATTAAACCACATTTCTATGAGAGATAATACAATTAACATAGAAGTAAAAGACTTAGTAGAAGCAACACTAATTTCAGAACCAGCATTTAGATATACACCACAATCAACTTCTCTCGCAATTAAAGAGTCAACTTTATTAACTACTCCTAAAGTAATACATCCATCAGATTTACAAATATTAAGACAATGATAAACATCAATAGTCTCTCCAGATTGAGTTAAAAAAATACATAAAATTTTTTTCTTATTTCTAATTTTTGGAATAGTTTTAAGAGAGAATTCTGAAGCATTAATACATTTAACGCAAATAAATTTATTATTTGAATTTAAATATAATTCTCCAATTAATCCTGCATTAAAACTCGTTCCACAACCAATTAATAAAATATATTCAATATATTCAGAAATTTGAGATAATTGTTCCAATCCACCCAGTTTAATTTTATTATCTAAAATTCTAGCTCCATAATTATATGCTTTTTGTATAGTTTCAGGTTGTTCCATTATTTCTTTTAACATCCAATGTTCATATTGATTATTAAGATCAACAATAGAATCATAAGATACTTTTTTGATTGTATATTCTTTTTCAGTATTAATAGATTTATAGTCATTATTTGTCACTTTAATAATATCATGATTATCTAAAACAATATAATCATAAATTAAACCTACAAAACCATTAGATTCTGAAGTGCATATTGTATAATTTTCATTACTTCCTAGTAATAAAGGTGATCCGTGACGTGTAACATAATACGTATCAAGTTGTTTTGTATATATAATAATTAATGCCCAAGTTCCTTCTAACTGATTAATAGTATTTTGAATTGCTTCTTCAATATTATTGGACATATATAAAAGATAATATTCTATTAAATTAGCAATTACTTCGGTATCTGTTTCACTAGAAAATATAAAATTATTTTTAATTAACATATTTTTAATTTCTAAAAAATTATGAATAATACCATTATGTACTAAAATTATATTTCCTTTTTGAGAAATATGAGGGTGTGCATTAGTATCAGTTTTTCCACCATGTGTTGCCCATCTACTATGACCTAGAGCAACATTTGAAGTAGTAGATTCTGATAAAAATAAATCTTTTAAAATAAGAAAACAATCACTTGTATTTTTAGAAGCAAATTTTTCAATAATATATTTTTGTTTGTTTTTATCTAAATAACATATTCCCATAGAATCATATCCTCTATTTTGAATTAATTCTAGACCATTTAGAATATGATTTATAATATTTTTATTATGTTTGGATAAAACAAAAATGATACCACACATATTAAAAATATATAGAATAATATTTTTAATATAATTTATAATAACTAGATATATATAATGTCTGAAAGTTTAAAAGAAGTAGCCCAAAGTTTAAAAGAAGTAATAGAATGGGTAATAAAAAAAAAATTTTTAGCTGGAGAAATGTATGATTTAACAGCATCTTCATTTAAAGGATTAGAAGGATTTGAAACAGGAAAAATAAAAAATGATTATGGCTTACTAGATGGTATTTCAGAAAGTCTATATAAATATAAAAAAGAGTTAGCAATTATTTTAAAAGATGAAACAGATGATAAATTTGCAAAAAGAAGAGAAATAAATTACATGATTGATCATTGCCTCACATGTGATGAAAATATTACAAAAATGATAACTGAAGAAATTTTTGATAAACAATGGGGTGATGATTGGAAACTAATAAAAGAAAAACCAGCCAGTTTTGATGAATTATTTAAATTTACTACAAATTATTTAAATGGAAAAAATGGTACTGATCAATTTAATAACCAATGTTTGATAGTTACAGTTGCAGGAGGAAATCCAATAAAAATATTTTTTCAAATATTAGCATATTTATATAATAAAGGACAATCAGTAAATATAGATGATTTAATAACAAAATTTTATAAAGGTATTAATCATGATGAAGATGCTTCTGAAAAAGCTACATTAATAAAAATTTTAACAAATTTAAAAAATTTTTTTAACCTAACCTTAAGTGAAGAACATATAAAAAGTATTAAAGACAAACGTTTAAATACTCTAGCTACTGAAGTAGATTTAAGTCTCTTTTCTTTAAAAATGGATTTAAAAGACAGAATTACTGGAGATTTAAAATTTAGTGACATGGATTTTGCAATACTTCCAAATAAAGAGACTATAATAGATAGTTATATTTCAAAACAAGAAGAAGAACAACTTGGAGGTGTTGGTAGACAAACTGCAAAAGTAGCACCTGAGGTTCCGCCTCCTGTTAGAGCAAAAAGAGATCGTGGAAAATCAATAACCGACCAGCGAAAAGAAGAGGCAGCAATAGAAACAGCAAAAGTACAAAAAAAAGAAGAAGAATCAAAAAAAAGAAAACAAGATAAAAAAGAAGCAGAAAAACAAGCAGCAAAAGAAGCAAAAGAAGCAGAAAAACAAGCAACAAAAGAAGCAAAAGTAGTAGAAAAGGAAGCAAAAAGAATAAAAACAGAAGAAAAACAAGATAAACCACCACCCAAAGGCCCAGGAAGTGCCTCATCACAAGCAGGACCTTCAGGGGAACATAAAGAAGAAAAAAGTCATGGATTTTTATTAGTAAGATTAAAAAGTTCTAATCAATTTTTAGAATCTTATGAAGGATTAACACCTACTATTAAACGTATTTTAATAGAAATGAATAGATTATCAAAAATGATCCATCATTTTCCACCTAGTAAAAAAGAACAAGCTTGCGCTAAAAGAGAGGATCTAAAAAAATTAGGGCAATCATTATTATTTTTGGCTCAACCACAATTATTTAGACAAAGTTATTTAAAAGTAGATGGATTAAGTGATGATTGTAGAACTTTTTTACAATATAAAAAAGAAGAAAAAAATTTAATAGGAAAATTAACTTCTATGAATATTACTACATTTGTAGATTATATAAGTAAAGATAGTCAGGCGCCTGAAGATAGATTAGAAGCCTTTATGGATTTTTTACATGAAAATGGTAAACTACAAAATGTTTTGATAGAGAAACTAAGTGAAAATCAAAAATATTCAAGTAAAAAAGAAGTATTAGATAATTTTCAATCAATAGAAGCAATTTGTGATACAGAAAAATATCCTTTATATGAAATAATGAGTGAATTAGTCTTAGAATTTTCTCAAAGACCAGTGGTAAATGCTGTTATGGAAAAAATAACACAAAATTTAAATCAAGATGTAAATTCCAAAAATATTGATCCAACAAAGAATACAAGTTTTAAATCAAAAACTTGTTTTTATAGTCCTGTTTATTTAGCACAACATTTAGCACATAAATTAGATATAAAAAATAAATTACATACTATAAATGATGCACCACCCGGTTTATATAAATTACCAAACAATTCAAAAATTACTACAAATCCAACATATAAACCAACAAATTTAGAATCAAGAAGAATACAGACACCAGAAGAAGAAAAAGAATTAAAAGCATTAGAAGATGAAATAGATAATTATATAGCAGCAGGAATAATAGACGACGAATTAGAAGAAGAAATAGAAAAGGAATTAATTCCAGGATTATCAAAATTGTCTATAGGAGAAGGTAGAAAAAGACATAAAACAAGAAAAAAAAGAAATAAGAAATCAAAGAAAAAAACAAGAAAAAAAAGAAAAAAGAAAAATAAAATTTCAAGAAGAAAGAGATACACCAAAAAGAATAAAAAAGGCTGAAATAATCTTTTTAAAAGTGATAATCTCTCTAAAAAATAATTTATCAAATATATTTGTTAAAATAATTCCTCCTCCACACCAAATAGTATATGCGACGCTGAGAGAATATTTATTTAAAGATTTAGGAAAAGTATAAAATGAAATACCATAACCACAATAAACTGGTAAAAACCAAATTTTATTATTTAATGTATTTTTAAGACAACAGGTGGAGAGAGTTTCTAATAATATAGAACTAACTAAGTAAATGTCAGGTCTATCAATCATAGAGATTTGCATATTTCTCTCCGGATAAATTGTAAAAGTAGGATTTTTTAAAATAAGTGGATGTATCATTAAAATATTAGTAAATAAGTTTTTAATATTTTAATGTATATTTAATAATGAGAGTCGGTGGTTGTTTAATAACTTCAAGAGGAATAACTTGTTTAGAGAGAAATATAATAAATGATTATATATTTGGTTATATTTCGATTAGATTTATAGAAATTTTAGCGAGAGATATAATAATAAAACTAAATTCTACTGAGAATTTAAATTATCTCTCTGGTGAAATTGATTTTTCATAATTAAGGTGGGTTTTGGTCTTAAAATGTCTAGACTGACCCTGATATTGATATGAACCACCACATTTACATTCAATAACCTGACATAATTTATCTTTATTTTCTTCTTTCCATATTCTTAATTTTTTATTTTTAGAATCTTTATTTTTTTCCGCCCATTTTTTTTCTGCAACTTTTTGAAATTCTTTTTTTATATTCCATTTATCACTTGTATCAATTTGTTCTTTTTTATGAAATTCTTTGTATTCTTCAAATTGTTTTTGACGAAATTTTTTATCATATTCTAATTTTTCTTCTTTTGTTCTAAATGCTTTTTTAGAATTTAATGTAGAATTTAATTTAATTCTCCATTCTTCTTCTTTTGCTTCTGCTTGTCTTTTAGTTATAATAGTTTCATCGCATTCTTCAATACAAATCATTTTCCAATTATCCCATCCACCATTCTCTCTAATAATTTTATAAATTCTAATATTATATTTTTTATTTGCTTCACTATTATTATTACAATTTGTTTTATGTTGGGATTTTCTTGCTCTAAATGCTTTTGTAGAACCAATATAAAATTCTTCACAATCTTCACAATAAATTTTGTAGATGGAATAATTTGACATTTATTTACATTATTTGATAAATAATCTTTAAGTCAATTTTAATAAAATAATTAAAAATCATCACCAAATGTAAAAGCATCATCAGGATTATCTACTTTTGTTGCTAAACTATACTCTGCTGTGCGCCCCTCGAAGAAATTATTCTTCCGCTCTAATGAAATATTTTCCATCCACTCGAACGGCATAGCCGACCCATAAATTTTATCACCTCCAAGTTGAACGGATAAGCGATCAGCAACAAATTCAATATATTGCTGCATCAACATACCATTCATACCAATTAAACGACATGGTAAAGCATTATTAATAAAATCAATTTCAATATCAACGGCTTCTCTAATAATTTCTTCAATTTTCTGTTTTTTAAGAGGTCTCTCCAATTTACTATGTAATAATACAGCAAATTCAGTATGAAGTGCTTCATCTCTCGAAATTAATTCATTAGAGAAACATAATCCAGGCATAATTCCACGTTTTTTAAACCAAAAGATAGAGCAAAATGCACCACTAAAGAATATACCTTCAACAACAGCAAAAGCAACTAATCGTGTTGCGAAACTAGAACGTTTATCTTGGATCCATTTAATAGCCCAATCAGCTTTCTTTTTAATACACGGATATTCACTTAAAGCATTAAATAATTTATGTTTTTCAGTTTTATCTTTAATATAAGTATCAATAAGAGTGGAATAGGTAATAGAATGGATATTTTCCATAGCAATTTGTAGACCATAAAAGGCGCGGGCTTCAGCAAGTTGTATTTCAGACATGAAACGCATTCCAAGATTTTCTAAAACAATTCCATCACTGGCTGCAAAAAATGCTAAAATCATAGAAATGAAATGTTTTTCATCAGGATTAAGGTTATCCCAATGTTTCATATCTTTTGATAAATCAATTTCTTCAGCTCGCCAAAATAAATCTTCTTGTTTTTTATACATTTGCCATATGTCTTTATCCTTAATAGGAAACATTACATATCTATTATCGTTATCTTTTAATAGTGGTTCGACAAAAGTCTTGCTCATCCTAAATAATATATGTTATTATTTTTATATTTTTTTAAAAAAGGTTTTATAAATTTAACAAAAATTTTAACATATAACGATTATTATTTTATAAAATAATAATATAAATGTCTGCAAGTCTTAAAAGTGTATCTCGAAGTTTTAAGAATGTAGGAAATGTTTTTAGAAATGATAATTTAACAAATTTTGTTTTATTTTTGACTATAGCATTATCAGTAGGTTATTTAGTAAATAAAACATATCATGCATTAGTAGTGCTATATGTAATAGCAGCATTAATGTTTTTATTATGTAAAAATGTAGCTTGTGCTTTAGGAATTTCAATAATATTAACGAATTTATTTTTATCATTAAAAATAATTGATGTAAAAGAAAATTTTGAACATAAAAAGAAAGAATCAAAAAAATCAGATAAAAAAGAAGAAAAAGAGGAAAAAAAAGAAAAGAAAGGTAAAAAAGAAAAGAAAGAATGATTATAAATTAATTATTAAATATAAATAATTTATAATTATAAAGATGAATAGTTGTTTAGGAGAAGAAGTTGCATATGAAGATGAAGTAATAAAAAGAACTTTAAGAAATATAAAAGAAAAAGAAAAGAAATTAATTTATGAATATGATAATTTAAATAAATTTAAACAAAATAATTTTGAAGATTTTTTACCTTTTATTCATGATGAATTAGAACAACGAAAAAGTTTTGTATTATATAAGAAACTTTGTAAAGAACATCAACATATAGCTTTATTAAAAGTTTTAGAATATTTAAATTTAATAGAATCAAAAAATAAAGAATTAGAAACAAAAAAAATATTATTAAAATTAGGTTTATTAGAAAAAGAATTAATTCCTTATAAACAAATATTCATGTAAATATTTTATATTTATTATATATAAAATGAATTTTAATTTGAAAGGTATAACAGTAAACAATTTACTAAAAAATAAATACGTGTTATATGTTGTAGCATTAATAGCATTAATTGATATTTTAGGATTTATAATGAGACAAGAATTTAGTGCTGTATTATTTTTCTACTTAGTTGGAATGATTGCGTATTTTTACACTAAAAATATGACATTAGTTTTACTAACAAGTTTAGTAGCAACAACATTAGCTCATTTATTAAAAAATATGATGGGTTTAAAAGAAGGAATGGAAAATGAAGAAGAAGAAGAAGAAGTTGAATTAGAAGAAGAAGAGGAAGAGGAAACAACAAATACAGAAAAAAAAAAAGTAGTAAATAGAATAAAATTAAAAGATGATGAAGCATCAGATGCACTAGAAAATTTTGAACATAAAAAAGGAAAAAGTAAAGAAGAAAAAATAAAAAATGCTTTTGAAAAAAAAGATATATTACCAAGTAAAATAGAAAAAGAGAAATTAGAAAATGTTAGTCAAGATGCATCAAAAATATTAAAACAATTAGAAAAAAAAGGAGTTAAATCAGGTTACACAAATCAACAAAAATTAACTCCAGGTTTATATAATATTCCAAACAAAGCTCAATTAGAAAAACAATTAGGTGAAGCAGATAAAATTGAATCAGCATATGATAATTTAGAACAAGTAATTGGTGAAAATGGAATAAAATCTATGTCTGATTCTACAAAAGAATTAGTAAGACAACAAAATGAATTATTAAAAGGATTAAAAGATATAACTCCAGCATTACATGAAGCAATGGGAGCAATTGGAAAAATAGATTTAGGGGGATTAAAAACTATGTTTAATTCTACAAGTTCAGCATTATCAAAAGAATAAAGAAGCAAAATATAATATATTTGAATATATAAAATATATTATGTATAATTTAAAAGATAAATCTTCATTAATACTTTTATCAGGAGTGGTTTCTTATTTATATTTATTTTCATCATTATTAAATAAAAAATATAATATAATATTTATTTATTTTACGATTTTATTTGCTGGATACTTTATAATTGGAAGTAAAATTTTTCTATACAATTTATTAATAATTATATTTGATATTTTAAATAAAAAATTTATAATTAGAGAAGGAAATTATGATCAAAAATTTGAAGCAGGAAAACAAAAAGCAAAAAATAATAAAAAATTTAATAAAGATGGAGGTTCTATGGAATTAGATGGTATGAGTGAAGATGATGGTGATGAATTAGCAGATAAAATGGATGCAAAAGATCAAGATAATCAGAGAAAAAAAGAAGCAGGACAAGTAGATTTAGAAGATGATGGAAGTAAAAATAATGCAACAAGTGGTGAACTAATAAAAAAAGATCTAAGAATGTAATAATAAATTCTATTATATATTTTTATAATATATATATAATAGAATATGGCAAAAAAGTGTCCCCCAGGAATAATATGTGTTGAAAATTTTACTTTTTTATTTTTTGGTTTATTAATTTTAATAATATTATTTTTCTTATATATAAATTCAAATAAGAGTAGTAATATTTTAAATAACTCATCTTGCGATTGTGACATTCAAGGAGAATGTAAAAAAAAAGATAAAAAAGGATTGTTTCCAAGACCAAGTTATTCTTTTTCAAATGTAAATAATGATATATTATTGAATCCATATAGTGCACCAACGAGAGATGACCGAATATTTAATAATGATAATTATAATGGGCCAAAAATTCCAATAAATCAACCAACCCAATCAGTAGATACAAATTATAGACAAATAGGAATTTTAACACGCGTTCATGGTGGAGAAACAATATTACCATTAATGGGTCGTCCATTATTTAGTAATAGAGATAAATGGAATTTTTATACAATGAATGATAAAAATAATATGATTAAATTACCAATTACATTTAAAAATAAAAGTTGTACGAGTGATAGAGGTTGTGATAATGTTTATAATGGGGATACAGTATATGTAGAAGGTTATAATGATTTATTTAGAGTTACAGTATATGATAATAATGTAATGCAATATATACCTTATTTATAATAAAATAAAATATTTTAATATATACAGTATAATAATACATTAATTGAATAAATAATAAACAACACGAAATTCCGTCTGTTTAAATTTGGTTATGAAACTAATAATGTTTATTCTTGAATATTCTATGGTTTAAATTCAACAAATTATTCCATACTTCATTTTGATTATCTTTCACATTACTTAATAATTCACCTTTCTTAATTTTATTACCTTCTTTATCCTTTTCAGGACAAAATAAATTAATAATACAAGCAGTATCTAAAATAATATGCTTTGGAATAATGTTATTTCGTAATGGTAAGGGTTGAAATAATTTACTTTCTTGTTTTTCTAATATACCATTCATATACAACATTCCTTTCAAATATTCAAATGGTCTAACTTTCACATCATAATAAACTGATTTTTTTACATTTTCAGAAATAATATTTTGTAAATGCATTTCTTTCCATAAACTAAATAATTTATTTGTATCTGTCAATTCCATAATGTTCTTTTTGAATTGAAATAATATTTGTTTATCTTCTGTAATATCATCCGTAGTTTTATTTATAAATCGTAAAAGATGTTGAATGAAATGTTCTTGAATATTATTAGATAAAGATGTATGAATTTGCGTTGCTAAATAAGGTAATAAAAATGTGGTATTCTTCAAATTTGTTTTTTCGTGATTGAGTAATGGTTGATATTCAGTTTAGTAAAAATTTTCTAATGTGTCTAAAAGTTCAACATCTTTACATTTCTTTCCTCTATTATCACGAGTTCCTAATGTCTTAATACAATAAGAAATAAATGTATCATTTAATTCAGGTAAAGGATAATTATTAGTAAAACAATAAAGAATATATAACCTTATAAATTGATAAGTATGTAACTAAATCATTCATTTCAAAAACCAAATTATTAATAATAGGTTATATTGTATCACAATTAAGTAAAATTGTTTTGAGTGGAATTTTCAGGGTTTTATAAGCAGATTTTTCATTATTCCTAAATTCTTGGAATTCTTGCTTTTTCTTTTTTCCCATTTATATATTTACTAAATATTTTATTTTTAAATATTTTTACGAAAATAATATTTGAAAATAATATGTAATAAAAAATTGAATAATTTTGATTTTACTAAATATATTTAAATATTAAATATATATATAAAATAATATGGAAAGCAAATTTTATTGTGAAAAGTGTAATTATAGAACTGATATTGCTTCTTGTTATAAACAACATTTAGAAACTACATTACATAAAACAGGCAAAAGAAAAGAAAGATGTGATAAGACACTTTATAAGTGTAATAAGTGCAGTTTTGAGAATTATAATAAGAACAATTATTTAAATCATATTCTTAACAATCATTCAACAAAGGAAGAACGAAAAGAAAAATTTAAATATTATTGTGATTGTTGTGATTTTGGTGTATTTGTAAAGTCTATGATGGATACTCATTTGAATACAAACAAACATCAATTAAAATTTAATGATAGTCAAAATATAAATATTTAATTTGTTAATTAATTTAAAAATAAAATATTTAGTAAATATATAAATGAGTTTTTTATTGGATAATAAAAAAATTGAATTAAATACTATGACTGATATTAGTAGTATTATAACTTGTAATATTGAAGTAATGGACTTAACCAAATTATCAAAAACAGAACTTTTAGTAAAGTGTAAAGAACTTGGAATTACAAAGTGTAAGTCCAAAAATAAATCAGAATTAATTATTTTGATTAATAAAAATAATTCTGAAAGTAAAACTATTCAAGAAATACTAATTAAAGAAAATGTACTTAATAATATTTCACCATTACGATATCCTGGCGGAAAAACTCGTGCGTGTAAAATAATAGACAATATAATTACTGAGAATTTTGATGTAACACAATTTGATACATTATGTTCGCCATTCTTTGGTGGAGGTTCATTTGAATTTTATTTTCAAAATAAATATAATCACAAATTAATAGTAAATGATAAATTTACACCTTTATATAATTTTTGGAAACAAATAAAAACAAATAAAGATATATTATGTGATGAATTAAATAAAATAACATCTGTTTCAAAAGAACAATTTACAAATTATAGAAATACGATAATGGAATTAAATGATAATATGCTACAACAATCATTACAATATTTTATTATAAATAGATGTTCTTTCAGTGGAGCAACATTATCTGGTGGGTTTTCGGAAGAGGCAAGTTTAAAGCGTTATACGCCTTCATCTATAAATAAAATTAAAATGTTAGACTTTTCAAATATAGATGTATATAATTATGATTTTGAATATTTTATTAATAATTTTACAAATGAAAAAACAATAATATTTTTAGACCCACCATATTATTTAGAAAAACAATCAAAACTTTATGGTAATAATGGCGATATGCACGAAAATTTTAATCATCAAATGTTATTTGATTTAATAAAAACCAAAAAAAATTGGATTATAACATACAATAATTGTGAATATATAAAAAATTTATACAAAGATTATTTAATAATAGATGTAAATTGGAGTTATGGAATGAATAAAACAAAGTCTTCATCAGAAATTATTATATTATCAAAATAAGTTCAAAATTAATCACTATACAATAAATTAATGGGTAATTTTGAACTATCATCTAAACTATAATTGCTTTTAACTAAATTTTTTATATTTTTTGGTTGACAAGAAATTGTTACCGATAATTTACAAAATCCCTTTGTATTTTTAGTGGTATGTATTTTAGTTCTTATTCTTAATTGCTGTTCACATATAAATTCAGGAACATCAAAATTACATATATCATTTCCTAAATGATATAGTCCTTTATCAGAAATTTGTATATAAAAACAACCTTTTTCGCTATATAATTTTTTAATTGTATCATTTGGACATTCTAAATATGTATCGTTATAATCAGTTGTTTCTTTTTTAACTTGTAACCATTCTTTGTGTGTTATATCTTTTAGCATAAATGGTGGTATTTTTCCATTAAATAATATAGAATTTGATATCAATTCTTCAAATATATTTTTAGATTTTTCTGGTATTTTATTTTTACAACTACCTACCCATTTTTCACTTTCGCAATCATATTTTATTGAACATTGCATCCAATCAGGAGTTTTTGATTTTTTTATTTCAGTTGGAACAACAACATTATTATCCATAATACATTCAATATCATTTTTTGAATTACAACCACCAAGTTCATCTTCTTTTTGTGTGTTAAAATCGTTATTATTTAATTTACATTTTTTAACAACATTATAAACTTCCAATTCATATTTTTTTCCGCTAACCGAACAACCAGCCCCTTTTGAAGTCATTTCTTATTGTATTATGATAAGTATTTTATTGTATTATGATAAGTATTTTATTTATAAAAAGCAATTCAATTTTTTTATAAATAACGTGATTAAATGTATAATTAAATATCTCTTTATTTTCAGAATTACTTGATATATTGTTAAATTTTAATTTAAGTTCATAATATATCTCATTAATTTTTAAGGGTATATTATCATTAAACCAATTTTTATCAAACAAATCAAAAACATAATATCTTAAATAAAATATTATTACATTATCATTTACATTAAATGTATTTTTAATTATTTCATTAATTTTTACAATTAATTCATCATAAGTAAAACCTTCTTCTATTATTATTTTATCTATATAACTTATTATCTTATCTTTTACATTCTTTATATGCTTTAACTATTTTTGTATCGTCTTTTTCTAAATTAATGATAGAATTGTAAATTTCTTCGCTTAATAATTTTTTATTTTTCCAACTACTTAAAAAATAATCAAAAGTGTCATTATTCTTTGATACAATAAAATATATATTTTTTACTTTTGATTGTAAATTATTTTCATTTTTTATTGTTTTGAATAAATCACTATTTGAACGATTAAAACGCATTTGTCCTGTATGATATTTAATTTGATAAGTAATATATTCATTATTATTATTTTTAATAGTAATATCTTCATAAGTTGAACCATCTAAATTTCCTTCTTCAATAATTTCAATTATATTGCTATTTATTGAATTAAAAAATAAATATATACCATATTGTCTTTGATAACTAAAACCTCTTGCCTTTTTAGTAGCATCACGATTTGACATATAATTTTATAACTAATTATATTTAATATAATTTAATATAATTATATGGTCGGCGTTTTAAATGTCCAAAGGTGTAAAAAATCACGAACTTGTTTTCCAAATTCTTTTTCTTTTAAATTTTTTGTTCGTAATTCAGGTGTATCAATATTTATAAGTCTACAATTCTATTTATACAATCTCTCTGGTTCTTTATCGGTTAAAGGAAAAACAATATGTACAGTATCACCATCATAAACTTTAACAACTTTACCTTCACATTTTCTACCTTCATATGAAAAAACTTTGACTTTGCCGTCTACTTGATCCCAATTAATCATTTATAATTATAATATAGAAAATATATTTAAATTATAATTTTAAGATTTAAGCGCTAGAGTTGAGAGATTGTGTGTAAGGATTATTTTTAAATGCGGATAATAAATTAGGATCCATTCTATTAGAATTAAACTGCATATCATAACCAGCGGGTCCATTTATTTCACCTAAAAATTGTGCAGATGGAACAAGATTAGGACCACTGGTAGGTAATTGTTGTCTATTATTTTTAAACATGTTTTCATCTCTATTCATTGAAATATTGTTTTGATTATTAAATAAGCTCATTGAACCTTGATTAGGTCGACTTTCATAAGTTTTGTTAACATTATTATTTTGAGCATATGCAGCATTGTATGGTCTTAATCCACTTCCTTGTTTAGAACCAGAACCAATATATTCTTGATTAGTAGAATCACGTTGATTTTGGACTGGTTGGTATTGTTCAACTTGGTATCCTGTGCGATGATTTTGTCCTTGAACATTAACATAATTCATATCAATTTTACCGGTGGTCATTTCTCTATTAGTGGTTTTAGTTTTATCATATTCATTATACATATGACCTGTTCTTGCTCCTCCATTAACATTACCAGATTCTCTCAAGTTACCAATTGCATTTTCTTTTCTTGTTGGTTGTAAAATGTCTAAAAGTGGTGCAATAACTGCCTTAGCCATTCCATAAACTCCTCCCATTTCAGGCATATGTTGATCGGTTGTTCTATTATTTGGTAATAATTTATAACTTTGTGCAGCATAATCATTAGGATTAGCAAAGTTTTGACCAGTAGCGGATGCATTTGATACAGGTAGTCCACCTAAATTTTGTTTTTTAGATTCTTCATAATTTACATCAGTATATGTAGCATTTCCAGATAATGCGTGGGTACCTCCACCATAATATTCTCTAGTTGTATCAATTCTATTTTCCATAGGAATAACTTGAGTGCTTCTAATAGGAGGAGCTGTTTCTGCACCAGTTGTAGTAAACCATCTAGTTGGTCCAGCTTCGTAATATTTTTCAGGATTATGTTTTTCTACTTTACCAATTTTATTATTATCTCCTTGCATTTTAATTATGGAATTTGCAGGACCTTGATGTCCATTTAAATCAAAAGTTTGTTTGGGATTTGTTTGAACTCTTAAATCATCTACACTTTTAGGCATCCAAGTCTCTCTAGAAACCATACCAGCATTAAAACCTCCACTTCCTTCAGTACCTCCATTATTGAATCCATTTTTATCTTGTGAACCATATCCTAAATTTAATCCAGGTCCAACTCTTTGTGGTTCCCATAAAGTTACATTATTCATTTTCATTGATTCATTAATTCTAGATTGAATAAAATTTGTATTATTAGCAGTTCCATGTGCTAAATTAACATTTTCATCGGGTTTGAAAAGAGGAGCTTGCTCACTTTTACTAAATACTTGACTACCATATCCTTGTTTTAAATCTAAAACAGATTCTGTATTATTAAAATCAGAAGTAGCACCTCTAATTTTTCCACCAAAATAAGGTTGCATATTATTATGTTTAAATGTATCAGCATTAACAACTTGTCCATTCATAAGAGTAATTTGATTGTCTGATTTACTAGATGGTGGAACAAAAAATTTATCTGTGTGTTGATTAGAATTATTATAACTATTAACAGAGTGTGTCATTGATTTTTCAAAATTGTCAAGTTTATGTATTTGATAATTAGAGAACCCTTCTTTTTTTTTACCACTTAAAAATTCTTCTTTTTGATGTTCTTCTTGGACTTCTTCTTGAAAATTCTCTTTTTTCTTCTCTTGTTCAGATAATATATATAGACTTCCTAATACTACTATTGGAATAGCAATTGCGGCCATTATATAATAATAAATAATATATTTATTATAATTTTTCTAATAAATATATGATTTATTTATCTAAAAATTAATTTTTATAATTAGTGTTAATAGAATAATAATCTTTTTCTACAATTCTTGAAGAAATATTATTATGAAAAGGTATACATACATGCTGTTGTGGATCTAATAATAAATATTTAAAATTATTAGGTATATTAGGTGTATTAATTGAATCAATTTCCCTTACTTCCCATGCTGGATTAGTTGCTCTAGGTTGATGTGTAATTTCATTACTTTGAACTGGATAAATATTTTGATTATATAAATTATTATTATAATTATAGTCTAGATAGTTATTTTGTTGAATCGAATCTCTATTTAATTTTCTTGTAATTCCCATTAAATCACTTTCTAATTCGGTTTTATTTTCAGATAAATTAGCACCCCATTTTTGCATACGTAAGTAAGGGTCATTAATAAATGAAGGTTTATCACTATTTCCAGGAACATTAATCTCATAATTACCAACATATGTAGATTCCTCTAAATATTTTTGTATTCTACAAGGGTCATCGTGAAATCTTGTAAATGCCATTATTATATATATAATATTATATTTAATTACTTAAAAAAAAAATAAGATATTAACTAAATGAATAGAGAATTATTAAATGAATATATAAATAAATATAAAATTAGCGAATTATTAGAATATATTTCAAATGAATATAATTTACAAGAAGAAAAATTATCAATTAAACTTATTGATACATTTCAAAATAAACAATTAACAATAGATATAGTTAGTCAATTTATTGTATTATTAAATAATTCAATACATGATACTATAAGTATTAATAATACTAATTTTGAGGAAATTTTAATGATAGATGATAATTCAAATATAGAAATTAATAGTGATGTAACTTATAGTGATATAAAATATATATTAATAGAAAATAATTCTAGTAAAAATTCTATAGAAAATAAAAATAAATATAGTAAAGGTGATAATATATTTCTAATTAATAGTTTAAATATAATAAATGATGATGATTGTAAATTAATTAAGAAATTTATTGATAATTATGTTGAAAATAAATTAGTTGATACAACATATTGGACTTCTAATGGTAATACACAATCATTATGTTTTAAAATTTCAGAAAATCATCCAAATAAAATTTTAAATAAAAAAGCTGATAATTTAGTATTTAATATTATAAAAAAATTAATCGATTATTTAAAAGAAGAAAATCAAATAACAAGATTAAATACTATGGTAGGTGATACTGCTTATCAATTTCGTAAAATTTTTGGTGAAACACGTTTACATTATGATGGAATTAAAGGAAGTTATGAAGATACTAATGAAAGATTTTTAAGTGTTATAATTTGTTTAAATGATGATTATGAAGGTGGAGAAATATGTTTTCCAGTTCAAGATAGAATAATAAAAATGAAGAAAGGAGATATATTAGCTTTTCCTCCATATTGGACTCATCCTCATTATTCTAATGATTTATTAAACAAAACATATAGATATACTATTAATACTTGGTTATATTAAATAGTATTAATAACTTAAAAATAAATTTATATTTTAAGTTAAATAATGATTACATTTGATAGAGAAAAAATAAATAATTTAATTGATGATGATAATTTAAAAGATATAATTAATTATGTTTCAGAAAAAATTAATGTTCATAATGAAAGATTGAAAATTATAACAATAGATGAATTTCAAACAAATAAGTTGACTATTGATAAGAATAGACAATTTGCAATTATTTTAAATAATTCTAATAAAGAAACAATTACCATTAATGGAGCTACATTTGAAGAAGTTTTATGTATTGATAATGTAGAAAATATAATAATTGATTCTAAACTAAATGATACTAAAACAATTAAATTTTTAGTATTTGAAGATATTTGTAAACAATTTAAACATAATGAAACTCTAATTAATAGATTTAAACGTGATACAAGTAATAATATTTTTGTAATCGAAGATAAAAATATTTTAAATTATGATGATTGTGATTTTTATAGAGAAATTATTGATAATTTTATTACTAATAATACTTATAGTAATAAGATTTGGGAATCTGGAAATAATGTTAATTGTAATACATTTGTAATATCACAAAGTAGGTTAAATGAATTTTTAAATAAATCTTTAGTTAATGAAATAATGAATAAAACAACAAGAATATTTAATAATATTAGAGCATATTTGAAAGAAAATTATGATTTAGATATTAAAGGAGATTCTGGATTTCAATTTCGTAAAATATTTGGAGCAACAAGAATTCATAAAGATGGTGTTTATGATGCGGCAAATCCTGCTACTTTAGATGTAACAAGAATAGCAAGTATAGTTATTTGTTTAAATGATGATTATGAAGGTGGAGAATTTTGTTTTCCAATTCAAGATATAAAAGTTAAATTAAAAAAAGGGCAAATTATAGTTTTCCCTCCATATTGGACTCATCCGCATTATACTATGGATTTAAAAAATAGAACATATAGATATACAATAAATAGTTGGTTACACGAAAATCCAACAAATTTTATGCTTAAAAACTAAATATATATTTTATAATTTTTAAGAAATATATATTTTTATAATTTCATAATATACCATAAACTGTAATATTCTGGTCTATTATCAAAAGTTTGTCCACCACCTGTTTGTTGTGTTTGAATTACATGATTATGATCTATTGTTGTTTGTCCTGTATTTGTAGTAATTGGATGATTATGATTTATTGATGTTTGTCCTGTATTTGTAGTTATTCCGTGATTATGACTTCCTCCAGCAGGTGAAGTATTTGTATTTGTGTTTGTAGTTGTATTTGTAGTTGTATTCACACTTGAATTTCTATGTGTATGATTACTAGTTGCTTGTCCAGATGAATAATTTGCTGCAGGATTTCCTGTTCCACCTCCTGCTGATTGTCCTGTACCACCTCCTGCTGCATTTCCTGTATTTCCACCAGCTTGTCCTGTATTTCCTGAATGAGCACCCGCCTGTTGCATTTGAAGACTTCCTCCTACAATTCCAAGATTTAAAGTACCTCCATCTTGATCATCTGTTAAAATAGATTGAGTACCATCTTTACTTTCACTTGTTGAAAAACGGAAATTTATATTACCTGGATGCGTATGGTTTCCTGTTGAAAATTGATGAGTATGTTGAGCACCCGAATGGGCGTGTGAACCTTCTGTATGGCTGTGTTGACCTTCTGGATGGTAGTGTTGACCTCCCGGATGAGCATGTTCTTGGCCATCTTCACCTACAACAAGTGTACTATTTGAAGTACTATTACTAGTTGATGAAGAAGCTGCAGTATGATTATGATCTCCACTTGCATTAGCAGAATTTGAAGTTGCAGGGTGATTATGATTTACATCTGTTTGTGCTGAATTTGAAGTTGCAGGATGATTATGATTAACATCTGTGTTTTGAGAACTAGCTCCATGATTATGAGCTGGTATTTGTTGTTCAGTTAAGGTTGGAAAATTTTGTCCTCCAGTACCTCCTTCACTATATGAGTTTTGTGATGAACCAGAACAAACAACAAATTTTCCTGATAAATTTGGAGTTCCACTTCCTCCATTACAAATAGCCCATCCAGTAGGTACATTACCACTATTTCCATACCATAAAATAATTGCACCAGTAGGAACATGAGCGTTTACAACACCATTTACAGTAAGAACACCAGTTCCTAAATCAAGGTTAGTATTTTGAGTGAATATATCTCCTCCAGCGGCAGTAAGATTTAAATCTAAACTTCCTGTAGTAGATATAGTATTAGAACTAAAAGTAACTTGTTCTACAACAACTTGTCCTGATTGTGATTGAATTTGTGTATCTTGAGCTGAAGTGAGAGCTGTATTTCCTGCAGTGGAAGTAATGGTTGTTTGTTGGCCTGAAGTAATAATAGTTTGTGTACCAGAATTAATAGTAGTTTGGCCTGCTTGTGAAGCAATAGTAGTTTGTTGTCCTGATGTAACTGATGTATTTCCTGAAGTAGAAGTAATAGTTGTTTGTTGGGCTGCAGTAAATGTAGAACTTCCTTGATTAGCAGTAATAGCCATATTTTGTAAAGCTGTAACTTGTACTTGTCCTGTATCAGATTTTAATACTAAATCACCACTATCAACATCTATTGTATTTCCATTAATATTAACATTATCAATATTCATAAAACCAGATGTAACAACTCCACCATTAGGTCCAAGATTAATGTTTGTATCATTAGTAGTCCAATAATCTCCTGGATTATTATAAGTAAATAATTTATCTACATTAGAAGAATTTTTAACTGCAATACCACCATCAGTAACAGCATTATGATTTGCGTTCATTCTAATAATATTATCACTAATATCAACATTAGTTGATTGAATAAAGGTAGAAGTTCCTTTAACATCTAAATTTCCCATAATAACAACTTCACCTTGTTCTGCAACACTACCAGGAACACCATCACCAGATGGATCAATAATTAAACGTGTAGTAGGGTTTCCAGCAGAATTATTTTCATAAATAGTATAAATTTTAGTTCCAGTTGTAACTAATCCATCAGCAGTTAGTGATTGTTTTATGTGTAGAACACCACTTACATCAACATGTGCGTTAAAAGAAGAATCATCAATTACTACAAATTTACTCATAAAAGAAACATCACTTAAAGCTGTTAATTGTTCTTTAATATCGACATGATTATTAAAAGATGTGTCATCTTCAACATAAAATTTACTCATAAAAGATACATCACTTAAAACGGTTAATTGTTCTTTTATATCAACATGATTATTTATAGAAACATCACCTTCAATATTAACGTGTCTAATATCAGATATATCTAAATGTTTACCAGAGTTATCAAATATAAGTGCTGAAATATCATGGCCGGCTGCACCATTATGGCGTGTATAATCTCCCATTCTAATAATTCGTGTTTTATCCATATATATTGTACCTGAACCAACAAATAGGTCATTCCAGCGATAATCGATACTTCCTATATTGTAAGATAAATCATCACGAGGTATTAAATCACTAGAAAAATTATTAACACTTAAATCTCCTAAAACAATTAAATCTTGCGTTTTAATAGTTCCTCCACTAACATGAATATTTTCGTCAGGAGTGATTGTATTAATTCCTATTCTATTTTCAGAGGTATCAATTACGATTGTATTATTTAGGTCTGGAATAAATTGATAATCGGGAGTAATTGAATTAACTGTTGTAATAATTTTATTATAATCAGTCATTTATATATTATTTATGATAATATTTAGATAATTTTTAGGCAAAATAATTAATTTAATTAAAAATAATTATTTTCTCTCATTAATTTATAAAAGATGAAAAAACATATGAAATCAGCAGATGGTTTTTACCATGTTAAAGGAAAAAAATATCCATTTTTAAGAGGAGCTAGACGTCAAGTATGGGCTGGAACAGCATATATGACTGAAGGTGGTTTAACAAGAGACAAATTACACTATAACAAACGTGGTCGTATTGTATCAAAAAAAAAGTTCAACACAGCAAAAAAAGAAAAGCGTCTTCAAAAACATGGATATTTTACTAAAAAAGGTAAATTTGGATATGTTAAAAAAGGAACTAAATCAAAATCAAAATCTAAATCATCAAAAACAAAAAAAAGAAGATAAAAATTTTGTAAAATAAATAATATATTTATTAATTATAAATATATTGTATGCCTCTACTTAAACGCGCGTCGTCTAAAAAAGCTCCTGAATTAGTTATAACAGAAGAATTACCAAAAAATTCTATGGTAATTAATTCAAGTTTAAAAAGTACTATATTTGTTTATGATACTCTAAAAAGTATGATATTACCAGCATCAAAAGGTTTAGATTATTTATTAGTAGGATTTACATCTGTATTAGTGTATAATGTTATTGTTAGTTTTTTTTAAAACAAAATAATATAGATGAAGATCTATATTAGTTTATAAATTTTATGAATTATAATTTAAAAATAATATAAAGATTTAATTTAATATAAATTATACAGAATTCTGTATCTTGTGTAGGGTAATAATATCTCTCTATAGCTCAGTTGGCAGAGCGTGTGACTGTAAATGGTTTTCAGCAGAAATCACAATGTCCTCCGTTCGAGTCGGAGTAGGGAGAGATTAATATCTATGTTATAATATAGATATTAATTAAAAAATTGATATTAAATTATGTTTTTAATATAGATTAATGAGGAGAGTTAAGTCTTCCCCATCTGATTTAGCAAAAATGTCACATAATAAACGTCAAATAAAAAGAACTCCATATATGTGTTCTGCAAGTATTCCTGTTGTGATTGAAACTAAAACTGATAATAATTATAAATTGATCAAATCGTTAAAAAAAAATGTTAAAACATTTGGAAATTTAGTATCAGATGCTTTAGTTGAAATAAATTATGATCATTATAGTTTAGAAGAAACAACATTATTTGCTGCAATAGTAGGTTATTTTTCAAATAATATTTTAAAAAAAGACAAATTAAAAGAAATTTATAATTTTCTGGCAAAAGCATTAGCACGATATTTAATAATGTTATTTATTCATACACAAGTCTTACATGATAAAATAGATTATGGAATTTTAAATGCATTACCACTTCCACCACATATTTAAAAAAAAATTGATTACAATATTAAAGATATATTACTAATAATATTATAATCATTATTATGGATATTTTCAGCTGGAATGTTGCTGGACTACGTGCCAGGCTTAAGCCAGATGAAACTAATAATAGCAGTTTAATGAGAGCATTATTCAGCCAAGTTAGCAAAAATGGTTTAGGTTACAAATATTTTGATATAGTTTGTTTACAAGAAACTAAATGCACTGAAAATGAAGTAACTTTACCTTGTGAAATTGAAATTAGATATCCTTATCGTTTTTGGAATTCAACAGATGGAACAAGTCAAAGAAAAGGTTTAAGTGGAACTACTATTTGGTGTAAGAGTCCACCCATAAGAGCTTTGCCTACACCTGATTTTGATGTTGAAGGAAGGATTGTTGCTGTAGAATTTGAGAAATTTATTTTGGTAAATGTGTATGTTCCAAATTCTCAAAAACTAGATTCTGATAGATTTAAATTTAGAGAACAATGGAATGCTAAATTTATGGTGTATATTTCAGACTTTCAAAAAGATGGAAAACAAGTAATTGTATGTGGTGATATGAATGTTGCGCATTTGGATATTGATATTAGTAATCCAAAATCAAAAAAAAATAAAGTTGCTGGATTCTTTGATTTTGAGAGACTTGATTTTGCATTTATGACTGAAAGTTTGAATTTAATTGATGTATTTAGAACTTTAAATCCAACAAAACAAAGGTCAACTTATTGGTCAAATTTTATGAAAGGAAGGCGAAGGCGTGATAATGGTTGGGGTATTGATTATTTCTTAGTATCAAAAGAATTATTTGAAAGTGATGAAAATATCAGTCAAACAATTGAAAATGAAATTTTAGGTTCGGATCATTGTCCAATAATTTTAAATATTAATGTATAATATGTTTGGAAAATATAAAAAATCATATGTAAGAAGGGACAACTTATATATAATTTTTTTTGGTGTTAAATCAAATAGAAATCCTGTAACTATAGAGATGATGAATGTTATATTTTATTAATTTATTCTGCTACTGGAGGAAGTTGTTTTGTTTGTTCTTCAACTTTTAATTCTTTTTTTAAAAATTCAACTAATTCACCTACTACTTGAAATTCATCAGGATTAATTGCACCACGTTTAGCAACAACATTAAGAATATTAAACATTAATACACAATGTTTGGTGGGAACATTCAGAGTTTCTGGTAACATAATAGTATTTTCCATTTTTATATATTATTATTTATTCTTTCTTTAAATTATTTAAAATCAAAAGTAATATTTAAAGATAAACTTATATTCATAAAAAATACCACAGGTTTTGTGATATATTTTATTCTATTATATTTTGAAATAAATGGGTTATCATTACCTTGAATAGATTTTATTATTTTATTTCTTTCAATTTCTAATTGTGTTGGTGGATATAATACATTCCATTTTAGTATTAATTCTAAATCTAATACATTCTCAATATTTAATTCAGGATAAGTGTATTTCATATAAGCTATGGAACGTGCTATAGCACCTCTAGTATTAATACAAGGTATATAAAATTTGTATTTATTATTTTTATAATTGTTACTACTAACAGGGGTTAATTTTTTATTATTATAATGTTTATTATAAATATTTTCATCAATATATTTGTAATTACTTCTATGTGAATTTGTTTTAGAACACGTTAAATAAATATTATGCATATCTAGATTAGCATTTTTGTATTCTTTTATAAATGATTGAGGGAAAATATGTTCTGCTGTTAAACTTGAATATTTTTCATAATTTTTTAAATTATTTAAAAATAATATACATTCATCTTCTTTATTACAATTCATAGATGAAGTGCAAAAATCATTATATAAATCATAATAAATATTTTCATCTAAAAATGATTGTTTAATATTTCTTATTGAATATAAACGAGCGGGTTTTTCAATTCTTCCAATTAATAAACTATTAAAGGCGAAATATTTTATTAATTTTTTAGGCAATAATTTCATAATAAGAATTATACCTTACATTATTTTTTTAAAATTAAATTTACAAAAATTTTATAATTATAAATTTATATAACTATTTAAAGCTTATTAATAAATATTCTATTATAAATGTCATTAGAAAATAAATTAGGTAATCTATCGTTAGATAATAATGAAACAAATATAAATAATGTATTAACAATTAAAACAGTTCAAATTGCTCCATTTAGAATTTTAATGACTGCTTTAAAAGATATATTATTGGATACAAATATTGTATTTACAAAAGAAGGTATAAGAATTATTAATATGGATAAAACTCATACAATATTAGTTCATTTAGCTTTAAAAGCTTCAAATTTTGAATTTTATGAGTGCAAACATGATAAAATTATTGTTGGTGTAAATATGTTTCATTTATTTAAACTTATTACATCTATTGATAATGATGATACTTTAACTATTTATATTGAAAATGATGATTATATTGATGGTGTTGTTACTGAATTAGGACTTAAATTTGAAAATGGAGATATTAAACAATCTAAAATTCAAAAATTACGTTTAATAGAGCCTGATCAAGATGAACTTGAAATACCAGATGTGAAATTTTCATCAATTATAAATATGCCTTCGTCAGATTTTCAGAAGATTGTGAGAGATTTGGCTAATATTTCAGAAAAGTTAGAAATTAAATCTGTTGGAGATGAATTAATTTTTAAATGTGCTGGTCAATATGCAAAAGCAGAAATTAGACGAACAGAAACACAAGGTTCTATGCAGTTTGTTCAAAAATTAACAAGTGATTCAATTGTTCAGGGAGAGTTTTCTCTAAAAAATTTAGTATATTTTATTAAATGTACCAATTTATGCAATCAAATTGAGATATTTTTGGAAAATAATCGTCCATTAATAGTTAAATATAATGTTGCATCATTAGGAGAGATTAGATTATGTTTAGCACCATTACCACCTAGTTCCTCTAATTAATTTACCATTTATATTTAATTTTAATATATAAATGGAATATTTTAAAATAGAAATTTAGGAAATTAAAATAAAATTTTAAAAATAAAATATTTTGTTTTTAAAATGAGCTGTTCTTGTGAGAGAACCTACGAAAGTCCTTTGATTATTCAGAGTGAAAAATTCAGTAAAGTTGTAAAAAAATTACGTGAATTCTTTCTTGAAAAAAATTTCATCGAAGTACATGCCCAAAATCGCCTTTCTATTTTAGCCGCATGTGAAGACCCCTTTAATGTTGCGACTTTTGAATATGCCGGCAAAGTTTGGCCGCTCGTACAAACCGGACAAATGTGGCTCGAATATGAAATTCTAAAAAGACCTGAAGCGGCGGGTTATTTCTGTCTTACAACATCATACAGACAAGAGCCAAATGCTGTCCCAGGAAGACATGATATTATTTTCCCGATGTTTGAATTTGAATTTAAAGGAACTATGGAAGATTTAATTGTTTTACAAAAAGAATTATTAACCCATTTAGGTTATGGAAAATATGATTATTATGTAAATGATTATAAAGCTATTGCGGAAGAATTTGGTACAGTCGAATTAGAACATGAACACGAAGAGAGATTATATAAAGAAAAATCACCTGTATCATTTATTAGTAAT